ATGATCGTCACGAAAGCATTTAAATACCGCATATATCCAACCGAAGAACAAGCAATACTGCTTGCTAAACACTTCGGAGCGAAGCGATTTGTATTCAATCACTTCCTTGACGAACGTAAAACATTATACCTCGAAAGTAAGAAAACTCTTAACTATTACGACAACGCAAAGTCCCTCACAGACCTTAAAAAAGAAGAACAATATGCTTGGATGAAAGAGATTAATTCTCAAACTCTTCAAGCAGCTCTAAGGGACTTAGATGTAGCATACAATAAGTTCTTTCATAAGCAAGCTAAGTTCCCACGATTTAAGTCCAGAAAAAACAAACAATCTTTCAGGGCTCCACAATTCGTTAAATATGAACAAGGTAAACTGTTTCTTCCTAAGTTCAAAGAACCTATAAAGGTCAAAGAAGATCGTCCATTAACTGGAAAAATCCTGTTCGCTACAATTTCCAGAAAACCATCTGGTAAATATTTTGTTGCCATCACTGTTGAAACAGAACATACTCCATATGCCAAAACTGATAAACAGGTCGGTGTTGACTTAGGAGTTAAGGATTTAGCCATTTGTTCTGATGGCACTGTCTATCCTAATATCAAAACTACTCGTAAATACGAAAAACAATTGGCGTATGAGCAACGTCAGTTGGCTAAGAAAGCCAAAGGCTCTAATAATAGGTGGAAGCAACGAGTCAGGGTTGCCAAGATTCATGAAATGATCTACAATATTCGTCATAATCATTTACACCAGATTTCATCCAGCATAGTTCGTGAAAACCAAACGATATGCATGGAAAGTTTGGCTGTAGCTAATATGATGAAGAACCACAAGTTGGCGAAAGCTATTGCAGATGTATCTTGGAGCGAGTTTGTTCGCCAACTGCAATACAAGTCAGAGTGGAATGGAAGGACTTTTGTCCAGATTGACAGGTTCTTTCCTTCTTCGAAGACTTGTAATAACTGTAAGTTCATTAACAGTGATTTAACTTTGTCTGATCGGACATGGGTTTGTCCGAAGTGTTCGGAGGAGTTGGATCGTGATGTTAATGCTGCGTTAAACATATTAGAGCAAGGATTAGTAATATATTCTGGATGCGGATCGCAGTCGGAATCAAAACAAAAACGTGAGGAGGCGTCCATTAGTAATCTGGAGTCTATGAATCACGAAACCGCAGGGTCTTCAGCCCTGCGGTAGTTCATTCAAAAATACTTGCATCTATAGTCTTACATCTGGATATTGAATCTTAAACCAGTCTATAGTCTCGTTTAAACCATCTTCGTATGAAGTGAATTGGAAATCAGGAAAATGAGTTCTAAATACAGTGTTATTTGATCTTCTTACCTTTTGCCCAACCAGTTGAGTAGTGTCATACTTAACGTCTCTGTCATAGGGCATTCGCTTAATTATAATGTCAACAATATCTTTTATGGAAATATCATTACCAGAAGATACAATCATTGTTTTTACATCAATATCTTTTTCAACCAATTGCTCTACAATTCTAGCCACATCTTTTGAGTATACAAACTCTCTTCTAGCCGTACCATCTCCCCAAACAACAAAGTCTTGATTTGGGTATTTTTTCGCCAGAAACGCCTTATGAATTAGTGCAGGAATAACATGACTGTCACCACCAAAGTTGTCGTTAATTCCATACATGTTGGAAAGTATGAGATTAATGAATTTAGTGTCAGATTTGGCATAAGCCCTAAATTGTACATCTATCATTCTTTTTGCATAAGCATAAGCAAAATTAGTGTAATGAGGTATGCCATCCTGTTGCTTGCTTTCTTCGTAAAGAGTTTCATTACCATCAAATGCACAGACAGAGGAAAAAGCTATAAACTTATCAACATGATACTTGGCAGCACAATGTATCATGTGAGTATTCATTAGTATGTTTTCGTAGAAGAATTCTGCACTTTTATCGAAATTAGCTTTAATGCCACCAACCTTCGCAGCAGCATGTATAACAATATTAGGACAATGAGTCTGATAAATTTTTTCTACGGCATTTCTGTCAGTAAGATCGCCATGAGTCCTTTTAAGAAAAACCAAGTCATAATTCTCAAAAGGAATCTTTACTAAAGCACTACCAAGTAGACCATTTATTCCGGTGATAAGAATTTTTTGTTTAGGCATTAATATCTCTTTTTCCGTTTACGGGGCATATCATCTTCTGCTGGCCAACCCATAAATCTCCAGCCGGAGGGTCGCCTTGTCCAGTGTACACAACTTTGAGGTATAAACTGTACAACTTCTGACTTGCAATCGTGTTCAACTTGACGCCAGACCCTCCAAAGGGTAATTACATCGTGTTTTAAATGCCATCCAGCTTCTTCAAACTTTTTCGCCAGAGTAACACCATCTACAAAGCCAGATGTAGTTTTCATTATTTCTATAAACTTTTTAGCGTAATCACGAATAGTTCTATCTTCTGGAGGAACTTCCTTGACCTTAATCGCAGGTCTCTCCCGAGTAACAGTCTTCGTAAATCTCCTGTTTGTACGCATTAGAATAGTCCTTGAAAAATAATAACTGCTTATAGTTTGGTAGTGGCTCTGTCATAACTTCACCTTCTTCTAAATTGTCGTATTCAAAGTTTCTCACGTAGCCTTCCATAAACGGAAAATAACGCTGTCCATTTCTGTCAATTAGCATCTTGATTCCTTTCGATTTTTGACATTATTTTTCTCAACTCACAGTAAGCAATTCCGCCTTTGTATATCATTGGATCTGACTGAAACGCCACTGTACCGTCATCTCTAACAACCTGAACAACAGGTGTAGTGTCAATCTTCATTTCATCTAAAGCTTTTTCGTGCAATGGATCATCTGCGTCCCAATATTCAAATTTTACTTTTTGAGCCGTGTAACTATTAACAAGGCTCCTACATCTGCTACAACCTTTTACGCCAATTATTCTAATCTTCACTAGTTTTATCCATTAACTTTGAATTAATTGATAACTTTTCATAATCAGATAACACATTTTCTATTGGTGGTGGCCTTATATTGGTCCAAGTAATCTGTTTTTTGGCCAACAATATTTTAGCCAACTGCACCATATAGACATCTGGAATACTCTCTTTGAATCCCATAGATTCACGAGAAATTTCAAACTCTATTACCTTTTTGGTCTCTGCGTTAGTGCCACACACTTTTACGACTCTTTTAACAGGGTCATAAGAAGTAGATTCTATGTTAACAACTTTTGTTGACATATAGCATCCAAAATTGGTTCAAGCGTTTTAATGAACTCATCAACTTTTTGAATGGAATCACACTCAAGTTTAATCTGACTGAGATTCGTCAAAAAGCTCATATCAAACAATTCCATTAAAACATGATCGTGCATTGTGCGATAACTTCCACCAGGAAGATCGTGCCTTTGAATAACTTGTTGCTTAACTCCTAGATAACTTTCAATTTGCTGCGTCCGCTTAAACCATCTTTTTTCATTTTTATGAGTGATTTCCTTTTTGCCATCCGTGGTAGAAACAAGATTGCACTGGTTTAAAATTGGAAGCAAATCATCTTTTCTTGGATCGTTCTTGTATCTATTCTGAAGAGACTTTGATCTTCTTTCCCAATTGTCTTTTGGAACTATGCCATATTGACGACAGGCCAAAGGTCTCTGTTCATGCACATTGCACTGCAATGTAACAGGGTTATGAAAAATACACCCCTTAATCACTTCATTAGACAAATGGTTTCTGATTGCCCTAAGAATTAACTTCTTTAATTCTGCCTTATGCCAAGTATTCATTACTTGGTCCCAAATATATAAAAACTCCGTATAAAACATGCTAGGAGTGTTCTTGGTGCAACACCATGCACCACAACCACCTGGCTGAGTGGCTTTTTCACAACCAACAGTCTGAGGAAGTTGGTTGTAAAGTTGAGTAAGATACTTTATGCAATTCTGTATTTTTTCTTCTCGTGCGTTCATCTGCGTTCCTTATATGGTTAATTCGTCCAGATTTTCCACGTCAACCTTTGCTTTTCCTATTTTGTTTGGTTTTTCAGGCATTTCATCATCATCGCCGTCATCACTGGCTTTGTAGTTTTTGTCATAAGTAATTGTGACCCCTTCTTCTCCTGGCACCAGTGATGCACCAGGAATGCTGTCTACACTCTTTGAAACTTTATCCAGCACCTTTTCAAGCTCTCTCTTGTCAAGGCTTTGTTTAATCACAATTACGCTTTCTTCCAAACCTTTGTCCTTCAAGAATTTTATTAATTCCTGATCGTCCGTCACTTCCCACGATGACCTATTTTTCTTACGAGTGATTTTGCCGATTGGTGAAAAATCAATCGTCTTTTCATCAGGAGCTAAACGTTTCATTCCCTCCAAGATGATCTTTCTTAATCTGGTTATCTTCTCTGTGTTTTCAGAAACCTTTTCCTTGGTTACTTTCATACGGTATTGATTTAGCTCACTAAGACGTTCATTCTTTTTATTTAACTTTTGAATCACTTCCAGAAGTTCTTCCATCTTATAAATGTTGTCAATTACAAAATCATCAGGAAGCGATTGAGTGGCCAACAAATATTCAATATCACTTGACATGTTTACTCCTACTTTGGCAAGGTATCCAGTCTTGACTTTATATCAAGAAGATCGCAATATGCTCTGTCTATAGAATTAAGTTCTTCAACCAAAAAATGTTCAGATTCACGGATCACAAACAGTAGATCCACTATTTTTTCAATGTTTGAATACGCTTGCTTTGATGTCAAAGTCGTAACGGTTTTGCGTTTCATTTGCTTTCTTCAGCCTCGCGTTTAAACGCCTTCATTTGCACAGCAGTAAAGTCTTTGACGTAAAATTTAACCGCAGTGACATCTTGTACATGGCCATCACTCTGAAGATCGCCAAGATTACCATTGTCAAAAGCTGCATTCCAGTACAGTTCTGTCCCTTGTTGTGCAAGAGTCCCGTTAACTCGAATTAAGGAACAAACTGCGTTATAACAGGCATCGCGGCCAATTGCACGCATTTCAGCGTAACCATGATTTGAAATGCACTGATACAGGGCGGAAGAAAGCTTCTTTACATATAGCTTTCTCTGCTCTGAAGTGTCAAATCGACCTTTCACCTTTAGAAACCCTGGATGAATTTTGTCAGTTGCGTTACTCATATTACTGCCTTTCGTAAAAGTGTTCTAATGATATGATATAGTTTTCCGAAATGCAAATCACATATTAATTAGTGCGTTCTTTAAATTTACATTTTCTTTTAGGCTCGTGATCCTATTCTGAAGGTCACGACGAGATATGTTTAGTTCCTCACAGACATCCTGCATGCTATATCCAGTGGTTAAGCACATCATTATGTATTTATCTATTTTGTCAGAGCTGTATTTTTCTATCACTTTCATAGCACTTTCATATTCGGTAGTGTTTTCAATCATGTCTATCTCGCAAGTATAGTTTGAGTACTCTGAATTTGCTGTGCGTAAATTAACGCTGACATCTGAACGTTTTCGACCATCACATTCTATGCTGTTAGTATCAATTCTGTGTATTTCTGAATGCACAATAGCAGTAGGAAACTCCTCTTGAAACTCAAACCAGCTATAAGGCACCGCATAATGCTTGTACTTTTTTGGTAGAGTGTTAATATATTCTGAGTCTATCTTTGGAACAATGTTCATTGTAAACGGGCAAACAACTCCTTTTGTCCCGTCCTTTAAAAACCATTCCCATTTAACTTTTTGCCAGTGCCCCTTCACCAGCTTTAATGCTTTCTGATAAGGCTTGGAAAAGGTCTTATATGTATCACAGTTCCATATAAATGTTTTGGGCAAATCTTTTGTGCTTATAATGTGTTTAAGGTGCTGTTCTTCTATTTTTGGTACTTGTCTTAAACAAATCGGGCATATAACAGATGGTTGTTTGTTTCCTCTGAAAGCTCCCGACTTTATATTAGAAATCATGTTTCTAAGGGAACTATAAAACCACCTGTTGAATTTTGAATTGATTGGCCAATTTTTTAACTGACACAAAGCTTTTGCTCTATCATCGTCATATGTTTCTACGGCATGTAGAAGCTTCTCATCCCACTCTAAATAAAACTCTTCTTCCTCTATAAGATCGCTTACTTTGTTGAACCAAAATTTTCTATAACTTATGTAGTATTTACGTATAAGGTCAAAATCTTCACTTTTATGATGCAACTGGAATTGCATCACTTTTTCATCAACCAGCGTACCATCTGTACAAACAGGCAGTTTCATTATCCCAACCTTGTATAAAATACAGTACCAGCACCTTTGGAATGCAGTTTTAAATTGCACTCATCTGCCAAATCTGCTTCACTTACAAGTGTAAGCTCTTTATATTCTTCCAAAGTTTGATCTAGACGATTTTTTCCTTCTACTACAAAAGAATAGAAATTCTCTTCACGATCATTAGTTTCATCAAATAAAACTACCAAATATCGTTCTTTCATTTTTTGTCCTTTTTGTAGCAGTTATTCTTAAAACGACAATTTATGCACTCATAATGCTTTGGAGTGTATTTAACAAGATATGGAGAATCATCTGTTTCTGGAAAAGTGCTGTTTGACCTTGGAGCAAGCTTTCGTTGCCCGTTGGGGCCTTCATACGTAACAATATCTTTTAAGTGTTCAGCATAAATAAGCAAACGGTCAATATACTTTTGATCTCTTATTACTAGAAACTCTTTTATTCGCTGATCGTTTTTGTCTTCATACAAAAATTTGCCAGCTTCTTCTCCTGACAAAAATAGATACAACTGCATTTGTGTATAGTGTTTATCTTCTGGTTGTGCAAAAAGTCTATCAAAGCCTCGATATCCAATCGACTTAAAGTCAATTATGATATGCTGTCCATTGGGAAGAAAAAGGATTACGTCTACGTGTCCCCCAATGTTGTACACTTCGGACAAAAATCCAACCTCGACGTATTCGTATTCAGTAGATCCGCATTCACAAGGAGTTTCAGGGCGAAAAACTCCAAACTTTTCTTCTAGACCCACAATTTTTGGTTCATTGTGTGCCCACTTGTTTTTGCATTTCCATCTGCCCTTCAGGAGTCCGGGGGCACAACGTGGATCACTTAAATACTCCTTGTAACGATCATGGACTTTATGACCGTTATCAAATATTCTACAAAGTCTAGTATTAACGCTGTATTGGTCTAGAACCACATTAATAAAACCAGTTGCTTCATGGTATTGATATGAAATCTTTCTTTTGCAACCATGAAACTCACTTGGATGGAATATTAAATTGTCACGATCATTATCTTCTAATGATTTCTTGATTAAAAAATCATCTATCAACTCTGACACCGATATGTCGCAAACTTCTAATTCTGACATGGTTTTAACTTATTTAAAGCCTTTTGCACTAAAATTTTAAAACTTCTAATTCCGTTTTCTCGAATGTATTCATCTGGATCTGTTTTAGTCTTCAATTCCGGCCACTCTACTCCGGTCAAACTGAAAACTGGCGGTACAACACTGGTAAATTCTTTCATTTCGATACTGGTTTTTTCTTGCCCAGATTTCCCAGCATTGTCACCATCAAAACCCAAAACAATTTTATCTGTATATCGTATCAATAAAGCAATCTGGTGAAGAGACAAAGCCTTTCCAAACATGGCTACCGAATTTGTTAAGTCGTTATTATGACACTGAAGCAGATCAAAATTGCCTTCTACAACCAAAACAAATCCCCTTTCTCTTATTCTGTGCTTTGCTGAATTTAACCCGTATAAATAAAAAGACTTTCTAAACTTTTCATGCCAGTATTTCGGTAAGCCCTTCGATTCATCAGAAATAGAGTAAGTGTGTAAAGCTATTAAATTATCAGAAGAATCATAAATCGGGAATATGATTCTGTTTGCTAGTTGGTGTTCAACATACGAAGGGACATACCCTAGTTTAAAGTCCTTTATGACACTTTCTTTTAATTTTCTTTGTTCTACTAAATAATCTAGGCCCGGCTTACCATCTTTTTCCCACAAAGTTGAGACCGACAATTCTACCAGTTTCTCCCTTTCTACCGCCGTAAACTGATCTTTAAACATGTCTGTTTTCTAATTCTTCAACCAGTTTCTTTGCTTCTTCTACAGTATCAAACACAGCATACATTGGCAAGCCACAAGCGTTAAATTTTGCATTGCCACAAACTATTTCGCCATCACAATCTAAATAGGCATTATCATTTTCTCTATACAGAGCATACTTTTTCATGGGTGGGAAATCTATTCTTCTCTGTATATCGTGTATAAGATATACATTTTCTCCATAAGTGGCAGTTATACCAGTTTCTGTATTCTTCCAAATATCACAGTTCTTCTTCATCATCATCTGTTTCTTCTTCAGTGCCTTTTTCGTTGGTTTTGGGATCATAGCCCTTAGCAATTTCTGCTAAAGAAGCAGGAATGACCACTGGAGACTTCTTTTTCTGATTTTTTTCTCCAGCAGCAGCAGCAATACACTCGAAAGAAAGACGAGGCTCTAACTTCCTTGACCTAATTAATTCCATTACCTCTGAAGGAGATGAATTTCTTAAGATTACCTCTTTGCCATACTTCCAGGTTAAATCTTCACCCCTCTTGGAAATGACCTGTAAATCACGAGCAAGTTGATATAGACGTTCTGCTTCATCAGGAAAATGGTGTTTATAATAAATTGGTATTTCTACAGGTTCTTCAAGCGGAGGTGCACATCTATTCTTGTCTATCTTTGCTTTGGCCCAGTGCCCTATTAAATCCTTTACTCCATCTTCTCTGGTTGTGTAAATAAGAGCCTCTGACCCACTCTTCTTCCATACCCTGATTCTTTGAGATGCATAATATTTGATTGCTTTTCCACCCGGAGTTACAAGTTGTGTATGTCCGGTTTGTACGTCAGGCTTATCTCTTTCTTGATTTACAAAAATAACACAAATATCATTCATTGCAGAAAATGCGTTTATCTTCTTAACTGCTTTACTGATTAATCGAGCCGTATCCATCATCTGGTTTTTGTTAAAACTTTCCGCATTCATTTCGTTTTCTGAAACTAAACCAGCAACAGAATCTAAAACTACAGGATTAAATTGTGCAGTCTTAATAACCATCAACATTAAGTCAAGCACTTTGCCAGCATCAAAAGGAGCACCGCTTTCCTCATCGTCAAGGTTCATATCTTCGAGTTTTGGAATCCACATTTTGTCCATGTCAACTCCATTGATCTCTGCGATACCACCTCTCACTAAAGCACGCTCAAGATCAATCCAGTAAGGAGTATAGCCTTCCTTCTGTGCATAACTGCAACAGCGAAGGGCTAAGGATGATTTGCCGGATTTCTCTGGTCCGTACAATTCAATGATTTTCCCGCGAGCAAATCCGCCACCACCCTCAACAAGTCCAGCATCTAAATCGTCATGACCAGTTCTGAAAAAATTAACCTTTTCCAGTTCCGACCCTAGTCTTGTAGCACCAGATCCAAAATTCTTCTCTATGGTTGCTAATGCTGTTTCAAGTCCTTTATTTTTTGATGCTTTTGACACAATTACTCCTATATATAAAAAGCTAACCAACCTCGTCTATCTTGCATCATTCTATCTGTGTGCCCACAGAGAAAATGTTTATAGCCAGGATTTCACTAACTGTTCCAAGGTCAGGTTAGTGCCAGCAGAAACGCTGGGCAATCTTAGAAATCTAAATCAACATCTTCCATCTCTTCTACTTTTGCAGCGGAAACAGCCTTTGCGGGCTTTTTGCTAAAGCTGTCTTCTTCACTGTCCAATTTTTTATACGACTTTGGAGCAGGAGAATCGGAGCCTGACCCAAATTTCTCAATAAGCTGCTTCACACTTTCTGGATCGTCTTCTTTGTAAATGTCATCAAGAATATACCATTCATTCTTTGAAGGGTCTTCATTCTCGATTCTAGCCAATTCCTCTTCGGTAAACGGCTCTTTCCCTAAGAAGTTTGCAGTGTAACGACGGCTCTGACCACCACCCTTGCGTTTGACTGGCTTTGTAGATACCTTCCAGTCGCCGCCGTTTTTGCCACCAGCCTTTGTCTTGTTAACGGAGCAAACGTCAACCATCTGCTCGTATACCGTCATAGGAGCTTCCATGATTTTAATCACGTTATCGCTTCTATCAATTACGTTAATAGCAAACTTTTGCGAAGGTTCACAATTAAGGACTTCTGCAAGCTGCTTTGCAACCGCTGCATTACCCAAATCACAACGGAATGAGCGGCGTAATGAAGGAGAGAAAAAACTAAAGAAACCAACTGGTGGGCCTACAGGACGAACGATATGCGAGCAGTCATCTGTAAACTTGATTCGCAAAATCTCTCGACGATCAGGGTTGTTGCCACCACCAGACTTAAACCCTGACTTTGGAACCGTGTTCCAATCCAATTTCGTAGCCATTAACATTCTCCTTGAAAAATTATCCTAAGAAATCATCATCATCGGCATCATCGACACCGAAATTAGCGTCAAAGACTTTTTTATCCTGACTATTAGTCCCTTTTACGACTTCACCAGAAGATACAGAGTCTAAATTGCTATACTTATTAGTATCTGATTTACTTTTATTAGTGTCAAATCTTTGTTCTTGACTAAATTCTTTAGTGTCTTTAAAAGTCTGAAGACAAGCTATTTGTCTACTTATGCTGTCATAATTGGCTGACAACAAATCTTCCACACGTTTCGCTGCTTCGTTGAGTCCTTCCATTTCCGATACATAATGAACAACATCCGCCATATATTCCAATACAAGACCACCACGTTTTTGCTGGCCTTTTATTTCTTTCTCAAGAAATAGCTTTCCCTCCAACATTTCTTGGCACCGCTGCCACAACTTTAATTGGCTACTAATATGGAAGAGTATCTGTGTTAGTCTTGTTCTGGCCCTGATAACCTGATTAAGTTTATTGGCTAACGTAAGTGGGTCTGGAACACCTGGAACAGAAAAGTCTAAATTAACATTCTTGATTTCTTCAATATAAGAAGAAATGTTCATTAGCGGGAATTTATTAAGCACATATCCAAGTTCTTTGACTTTGAATTTATAGAACAACCTCATTGAGGCATGATTATCATAAAATTGAAACTGTGGATATTTCTCCGTCACAAAGTTGTATACATCTAAGTCTTTGCCAAATAAATTAAGAGGATTATCTGATTTTGGTTTTTCTTCTTCATCACTTATATTTATGGTTTTTATCTTTGTTTTTGGCTGAATTTCGGAATCTGGTTCTTCTACAACCACGATCTCCGGCTTGGGCTTCTCTTGCGTTATTCTTTCTGCACTCTTTATTACTTGTTCGTGTTCAACAACTTCAAGCACTGGCTCTGGAACAGGAATCTGAGGCGGTTCAACCTTTACAGGTTCTGGTTCTTTTACCAACTCTATTTCCTCTGACTCAGCTTCCATCATTGCTTGAACATCTTGAGCTTTTTGTTCAAATGTTTGAACAACCTTATTTTGCCCTGTTATGTGGCTTTCGTCACTCTCGTCTGCTTTCCCGCCACTTGCAGGGACTTCAAATATTTCTGCAATCTGTTTATCTATGTCTTTTACTGTCACTTTAAATCATCCATATCTTCAAGTTTAGGATTGTTGAGCTTCTTTTCTGCAACTTCATCCACATAATAAGCATTCACTTCTTGAAGCTTTAATTCAGCCAAGACATCATCAAAAACTTTTTTGTAGTCTACAATTGCAAGCTTTGTAGCGTTTTCCATCTTGGTTTTACGCTCTTGCATTGTAGACCACCGAATCTCATCTTCTGTCTCTCTTGTTATTGTCAAAGACTGAAAACGAGATGTTTGTATTTTCCGAGATAAACCAGTCACACATTTTGTAATTCGTTCTTCGCTCATGATAGAATTTTATGATATAAATCACTGTTTGCCAAATAAATTTCCACCTATTTGTCTGCCCCTGTTTCTTTTTCCGTACTCCTTCGCCTTTTCAAAAGTTTCCACAACCTTTTCCCTTGTTCCGTACCCCTGCCACATTCCAGCAGAATACATTCCGTCAATCTCTCTCTTGGTTACGTGCAATGCATTTTTCAATCCAATTTTCTTAGAAAAATCAACAAGAAGATTGTTTGGGTCATAAGGTCTACACTTAATAATTTCTTGTGCCGCTACAACCCCAATACCTTTTACTATCAATGGCTCTAAAAGCGTTTTCTGATCCACTATCTGCCAATCAATTCCAGACTTATTCAAATCAGGTTTAAGTATCTTAAACCCCATTCTTTGTGCTTCTTGTCTATATATCTCCATGCTTTTAGATTTGCGTATATATTCAACCGTCAACCGTGCCTCAATAAACTCTGCAGGAAAATGTGCTTTTAAATAACTACATGTAGCACTCTTCTTAGCATATCCTGTAGCATGACTTAAGTTGAAGCTGTATCCAGCGAATTGGTGTAAGTCGTCAGCAATTTTCTTTGCTATTTTAGGAGATATGTTGTTAACAGCACAACCAGCAATAAACTTCTCTAACATTGCCTCAACTATTTTTGGATTCTTTTTGGCACAACCCTTAATAAATTTGTATCCATCGTTTTCACTTAGTTGGGCTAAGTCAACGAAAATTCGCATGATCTGTTCTTGATAAATCAAGATAGCATATGTCGAAGATGCAATTTTTTCATACAAAGGATGCAAATAAGATACTTCGTCTTTCCCGTGTTTACGATCAGCATACTGGTCAATATACTGCATCGGACCTGGACGAAAAATAGAAACACAAGCGATAATATCTTCAAAACTATCTATGCCGATTTGCCGCATGACATTTTGCATCGGTCTTGTTTCGGCCTGAAATACGCCAACCCCTTCTCCTCTGTTTAACAGCTCAAGAGTTTGTGTATCAATGGGTATGTTATCACGATCTAGTTCAATGTTATATGATTTTTTAACCGTCTCAAAACAACGAGCAATGGACGTTTCGGTTGAAATTCCTAAGAAGTCCATCTTGGGCAAGCCAATTGCTTCAACATCGGTCATGGTGAATTGAGTACACCACTCATACTTCTCAGAAGCATCGGCATCGTTGCGAGCATCTTCTTTTTTCTTTTTCGAAAGATGAAGGGGGCATATCTGTTCCAGCGGAATTGGAGAGAGAATTACACCCGCAGCATGAGTGCCATACGAAGCAATCGTACCCTCAAGCTTAAGAGCAAGCTTGTAAATTTTTGGATACTTATCCATATATCTCTTAAACTCTGGATAAGTATCGTAAGCCTCTTTGATTTTCCTTATACGTGTCCCATCCTCCTTTTTCATAATATTTGGAAGGGAATCACATATTTCTTGCTTAAGTTGGAAATTAGGATCTCTTTCTAGTTGCTTCCTGCCAAATCCGTTTTCTTTGTTATAAGACTTGGTGGGATCAAGAACTAGAATTGCTTTGTGAATAGCCGATTTAATTTCTAGTTTACCAACAGTACCAATGGTCGCAACGTTGCCTTCACCATATTTTGATTTCGCATAAGCAATTAAAGTACTTCTATGCAGGTAACAAACATCTATATCAACGTCAGGCCAGCCATCTCGGACATAAGCTCTGCGTTTGGGTACATCGAATTTGTCAACTGGCTTGCAGGAAGTGATACGTATCAAATAAAAAACAAAAGAATTTAAAACATTCTTACTTCCTGGTTGACCTTTGGCAAGGGCGGCTTCACAAACATCCAAGAAGTCTTTTTGAAGGTCGTTATTTTTTATGTATTCTAGCTCACTAGAAACACGTTGCTCATCATACTCTGGATGAAGCTTGGCTATATCAACAACTTGTTCTAGAGTTAATGCCATTATAACCCAATATCATCTAAACAGATATATTTGACCGAATCAAATCCTAAGAATCGGGGCCAACTCAAACCGTACAATACACTATCAATGTTAGTTATTCCCAAACACCAAAGCAACAGAGAGCCGTTACCAGAACCTCTAACGTCATATGGAATTTTCTCTTTCTTCATGAAATTGCAGAAATCCCACACTATAAGAAAGTAAGCCTTGAAATCTAGCTTTTTGGTTATCCACACCAACTTGGTGTCGCTCAACTCAAGAGTTAACCGCTCTACATATCTTGGATCTTTATCTTTTCCCTTTTTCTTAAGTCCGTCCCAAGCAAGATGTGCTAAATAATTATAATCACTTTCAAACCCTATGGGAACATCAAACTTGGGCAGAAGCATGCCGCCAAACTTAAGATCATCCAAATCACATTTGTCTACTATCTCTTGGGTGTTCTTGATCGTTTGCGGTAAGTGACCAAATACCTTACACACCTCTTCTGTAGACTTGATATAAAATTCCTGATAAGGAAAATGATATCGGTCTGGATCTTTGTAACATCTCTTCTGAGAAATACATTCCACTATTTCTTGATATTTGGCGTCTTCCTTGTTTGTGTAATGACTGTCAAATGTCGGAATGGTTTTTATATCCAACTCTACTGACAGCTTTTTGATTAATGGAAGTATCTTGCTTTGTGTATCCATTCCATGATACATCATTTCAAGATAAAAATCTTTCTTAAAAATATCCTTGAGAATAGTGGCTGCTTTTTTTGCAAGGTCATATCTGTCTATCGACAGGTTCCAGTTGATTACATTGCTGAGGCACGCACTTGAGCAAATCAATCCTTTACTAAATTCTTGCAATAACTCAAAGTCTATTCTTGGTGAATAATAGTATCCCTCAAGATAAGAACGCTGAGAAAGCGTACAAAGATTTTTATAGCCCGTAAGGTTTTTGGCAAACAAATTTAAGTGTCTATTGCCCCGTTTGCCCTCTGGTTGTTCCTTTTTTGATTTTGCTCTGCGATTACGACTGCAATAAAATTCTGATCCTAAAATTGGCTTTATATTTTCTTCTCTGCATGCCTTTATAAACTGTATTGCTCCACCAAGTGTACCATGATCTGTCAACGCTATAGCCCGCTGGCCATGCAACTTGGCAGTTCTAGGAAGATCTTTTATCTGGGAAAAGCCATCAAATGCTGAAAAAACTAGTGTTAGCTCTACCCCGCCACTAAGACGGGGCAGAGCTAAACACTATGACAATGCAAATGAGCGAAATCAGATTTTTTTATTGTCATAGTATTAAAACCCCCTTTCTATTTGGAACTTTCCCACCCATTAATTACTCCCTTATATTTGACAATAAGATCTTTCATTTTGTGAAAATCAATAATTGTCAACCGCTTATATATATCAGGATACTGCTTCTTTAGCAACTTTAATTTGAGTTTACTTTTTTTGTCCCACCAACCTTTAACCTCGATCAGTCCGTTAGATATATGTTTTTGTGTATCAATAAAATCAATAATCCATGTAAGACTATTTTTGCCGTGTTGTAACTTCACAACATATTTTTCATATTCATAAGGCTTATTGTAATATATAAAAATACGACAAATGTCCGCTTCCCACCCGCTCCTGACATAGTGTCCTATATCCTCTCTTACACCTCCGCGAGCACGACTATAACCACCTCTCTTGGGAATTCCGGTTGTTGCTCTACTGACTTTTCTAGAAAACTCTTTTAGTAATTCATCATGCTCTTGAATGTGCAACATGCGACACTTGTTCGAGCAAAATTTTCTTTTCTTTGCTGTCGAACGGCATTCTGCATACTTTTTAATTCCACATCTAATACAAACATACTCAAAATCGCGTCTGTCTTTAATTTTGTATTGGTCGTGTATTTTTCTAGCCAATCCTTTAATATCTCTAAATGGAACAAAATGAATTCCTTTAAGGATTCGGTCATTTGTCAACTTGGAACGTAATTCACAAATTTCTTTAGAAATTACCTCTGCTTCAGGAAACAACTTTTTGTATTCACCAATATCTATATTGTGTTTTCGTAGATGACCACTACTAGTTATCTGTTTAAATTCAAAACCACACAACATACACTTGACCACAATTCTTTACTCTATAAACCAAACTGCTTGCGGCGTGGGGGGATTGGATTGTGTGTCATATGTTATACAAACAACATTTTGTGCCGGAATATTCCTATTTTTTAGTCCCTCGTTTATTCTTTGTGCGGCCTCTGTCAAATTGCCACACATAACCCAAAAAAAGTTTAACTTCTGCACCTTATTCTCTGTGTTTACACCTTTTATTACTTTAAGCACATCTGCCCTTCTTAAGTATAAATCCAAACCACAGCCAGACATATGCAATGGTTCTATCTTCATAATTTCTTCTATTATTTTTGCTCTTTCTTGTTCTGTTATTTGATCATGGTCCATTGTGTTAATCTCCTTTGAATTCGCCAACATCTCGAATATAGCCTATAATTGATTCAGCTTTTCCTATATCTTCCTTCATGCTGTATATCTTTTGTTTTAATTGGTCACGTTCTTTTCTGAGTTTGCTATTTTCTGACAGTAACTTTTTCAGCTCTTTTTTAACTGCCTCATCTATAACGTTTTGTGGTATTTCTACTGTTATTTTAGCCATTAATATACTCTCTTAATTTCTTTTGCCAAATCGTGATACCCATATTGCTCTAAAAAATTTACAAAAATCATTGCAAATTCTGGCTCTGACAAATTGCTGGCATTGTCACAAGATATCTTCTTCGAGTCATTGTCGTCATCATCTACAACCATATAACATGTATCTTTTTTGCAACTCACATAAAATTGCTTACCCGATGGCAACCAGCCGTACATCCTTATTGGGTTTCTACCGCCACAGTGAATAATGTTGAAGTTTAAATACTCTAAATATTTATGAAGCTCATCAAAAGACCTTCTCCTTGAGTTTTCTTCGGACTGATACTTCTGCTGATTAACACGATGACATTTAACCTTTGTAAATAACCAGTTCTCTATTTTGCTGGTTATTACAAGCAGTATTAAAGCAATAATAGCAATTAAAATTAACATTAATTCAAATCTAACAAGGACCAGCGATCATCTTGTGGTTCATCAACAGATGTGACTTCTTTCATAACCTCTGATTCTACTTTAAGCTCTCTTAAGCTCTCATACTTGCAAGAATCTTTTACACTAATGTTGCCCCTGAAAGAGGCATACTTAAAACCGTCACTCAGGACATCTAAAATTCTTACCTTATCTAAAACACAGTATTGACTCTTTCCTTCTACTATCATTGAACAATATAAATTGCGGGCCATGATTTGAGTAAGAATTTCTTTGACTGCAGGCTGTTCATTGACAATAGTGTCACACAGCTTTTGAGTTATCTTTTTAACTCTGATATATCTCATTACTAAAGTATGTAATACGATTCAGGAAAATACAAATCAGTTCTTTTTTTGCCGACAACGACGTGCAAGATCTCTACGACTTTGTTCGTAATCTCTCTTTTTGCGAGCAGCAATTTGTTCTGGTGAAGCCGTAACCCTTCTGGAAACCGTTGGGGATTTATGATCACCATCAGCAGGAGTTACTTTGTGCCTAACACCGTTTCTGTCTCTCCAATATTTATGATATTTAACATCAGGGTATTGATTGGCTTCTCGAAAACCCATATTCATAGAACATAAACTAGGTATTCGTTCTACAGGGTTTCCACACTTGTCACACACCTGTAATGGCGGATCTGACATTCTTTGAACTACTTCAAAAACATCAGAGCATTGTTTGCACCCACCATTAACAGACTTGTATTCGTATATTGCCATAACTTATGAAAAATCTAAATTACTAAACCTGCTTTCGTCATCATCAATCAATGTTGTATTGTAATACTGATTTCTTCCATACTTTTTATACATTTTTATTAATGATTTTCCTTTATCTATTGCCCTGTTCACTACCTCTGTAACATATTCGTTAGCAAACATCTCTAATGATGCACGACGTTCTTTGCCTGTTAAATAAGATGCGTATATTGCTTTACTAGAAAATATTGAGTCTTCTATTTCCTTATTGTCCTTTTCCAGCACATCCGAAATTAAAAATGGCAAAAAATTCTTTGATATTATTTGTTCGTCATTTAACCCTTTATCGTAAAACCAGTCAAGCGTATTACTGTAAGCAAACTCTTCTTCTAATACTTTGTTCTTTCTGGTTTGTCTGTCATATTCATGTGAAACTGCGTGTATCAATTCGTGGACAAATACATCATCCATAGCAACGTTTATAGAAAACAAATCAAATAATCGGTCAATCTCACTAGATGAACCACCCCAAGTATTGCCCGCTTTTATCAAAATGAGCTTTAACTTAGGAATATAACAACCTGCACAGTGACGAACCTCCAGAATGTTCATGTGCTCTGAAGGCACTAAAAAAGCCGATATAGAACTTAAATCAGCATCTGGAAATTTATTTACAACATAATCGAAACCCGGATTAAAAGATGGATCAACATATATCCTGCTTCCAAAATGCACTTTTGATAAATTCTTTAGCTCTAGTCTAGTTGCTTCGTCGTGGGCATAACTCCACAACTTAGACAAACTACTCATTACAACTTTAGAACCGGGATAAGTTGTAATCTTGGTGATATAAGAATAGAAATCATCATTCATTAATGTAGCCTTCGCAGCCAACTATTTGATAAGCTTTGGTTCCTTCCATGAACAGGTGCCACTCTTTGTTGACACCTAAAATAGAAACCGTTTTCTTCCGTATGGGATTAGTACAATCAATTTGAGTACACGAATTGCACAATGGTTCTATAATCCCGTTTGGACCAAGCATTTGCTTAGCCAATACCAGTTTTACACAAGGATAATCCATTACTGAAACCTGATTGTTTTACCCATAGAAGGATGAGTTTTTATGGCGTTATCAATAGTGTTTATTAGCTTTGCTTCCAAATATTCGTAACACTCAGATGAAACCCTTGTCATCTCTATACCACGAAGTTTGCACCAACGTTCCAGAATAGCGGTTTTTACGGCCTGTTTGTTAAGTAGCACATTGATCTCCTTTTAAAGATTTATTACTTCGTCATCTTCGTTTGGTTCAGACTCTGCAATTTTCTTGATTTTCTTAGCACCGGGCTTTTTCGGTTGTGTCTTTTTCCTTTCTTCGGCAATCTTTTTTAACTCTTCTTCTGGAGTTTGATTTGCAACAACTACATTATGTCCGCCCGATTTTGTGGTTTTTATAGTGGTTTCTTCGTCATCGTCTAAGGAGATTTCCTCGTCCAGATCTTCTATGTTTATTTCTTCTTGTTCTCCTACAACCTCTAGTCCATTAAGCCCCTTCATGATTCCAGGTGATTCAAACTCTGGAGATGAAGGATCAAAATTAGACATTATTTCACTAACGTGTTTTTGAGTCCTGTCAACTTCTGACTCTGTAGAAAAATCCTGAACAGTAGGAGAAGGAATATTCAGGTTGCTCTGCGTTTTTTTGGTTGCTCTAATTAAGTCAACAATTTCACAAAGCATTGAAAAATCAAAGTTTACCTCTGTACCTTCTTCATCTGTTATAGATATTTCTTCGCCTTCCGAAGACCCAACATACACTAAATTGTACGTTGTCTTAGACGATTCTGACTCATACTCAAACTCGAAACGTGTTAATTTGTTACAACTCTTTACTGGCATTTTTTGTTTCCTTTGGTTTTATTCTTTCCATAAAATCACTTTCTCTCTGGTCGAGTTCTTCAGAATTTACAAGACCAGATTGATACTGCCTTTGCCAAAAATCAAATTGGCGTGGATTTTCTAACAACCTTGGTGATGGCTCTGGCTTGTTCCAGCCGTGTTCCTCGCACCAATTTGATAGTTCTGACAAATCAGATGCTGGAGAATTCACCATTAATGAACGCATTACTTCATCTATGATAACTCTCTTGGTATTCCAAAAATTAATTACATAACCAAACTGACCATCTGCAGTAGTAATATACACATTTGACCTTAACATCCACTTTGGAACTTCCATGAGTTCCTGAACGATATCAAAAAACCCTTGCGATTCTATTAATGTTGTGTCTTCAAATTCTACCATGTTGGATACTGCGTAAAAAAGTTTTCACTAACACTATAAGTGTCTTTATTGTTGGAAGTATAATAAGTTTCATCCTTGACAACATAGCTGTTGTTAGTTTTCTTTTTGGCAAAATACACTTTTTGTGTGTTATCTTTTTTATTGGTTATATAACTATTATAATCAAAAGCTTTTTCCAAATCGTCTATAAACTCTTTTTCTATAGAAGCCTTGGCTGGATCGTTTTTGCACCTTAATACATAAGAAGGGTGCCATGTAGAAATGCACCATCTTGATCCATTGATAAACTCAAATATCCCACGATACTTACCAAGTACAAGTGTTTTGTCGTGAAATTCTCTGACTATTTCTGCTGCCTTGGAGCCACAAGTTATTATGAGCTTGGGCTGAACCATTTTTATTTCTTGTAGCAACCATTTTTTAGCACAGTTACGCGATATTTTGGCATCAAATGGAAACCTGTTGTCTTTAGGACGACATGGCAAAACATTGCTTATCAAAGTGTTAGACTTGTTAAACCCAATTCTCCGCAAATGCTTTCGAAGCTCCTGCCCAGATTTTCCTATAAACGGTCTTTTATGTTCTACTTCGTCGGCACCTGGAGCTTCACCAATTATCATAAAAGTAGGATTCTTTACGTTTCCTTCAGATTGAACAACTTGTTTATATATGTCACAAAGATAACAGGATTTGCACTTGTCTTTGCTCTGTGCAAACTTTTTATACTGTGGAGTTAAAGAATAAAAATTGCTGTCTTGCATTATTTGAACAACTCTGTATTAGTGTTCTCGTTAAACCTTTGCACAGCTATTTCATAGTATTCAGGACTCAACTCGTACCCATAAAATGTACGATTTAATTTCTTGCAAGCAACCCCTGTCCCGCCAGAACCCATAAAGGGATCTAATACTATCACATCTTCACAAACTACTGTAGGATTAGGAGTTACAAGCTTAATCAGTCGTTCCATTAAGTGAACAGGCTTAACAGAAGGATGATCATTATAGTCTCTCTTCTCGTGCTTTGAAGGCTTAGGGACCATAAAAATATGGTCGTATTCTGGAAAAATTTCATCTAACCACATCATATTTGCTGGCCATCTTCCGTCTGGATGCACATTGACCTGCTTTTTCCCATTACCATTAAAAGACCTATACTTAGAATTTCCGTGATCTTTTCCAGCAAAATTAAGAAATGTTTCCAGCGACTTTTTGTCTTCTTCTGAAGCATACGGAATGCGACATTCATCAATATTGATGCCGCCAATATTATATTTCTTTACATTTTCTATGTAAGTTCCTTCTAGTGGTTTCTGAAAAAGCAGAATAGGCTCCCAAGCAGTTTTTAGTGCTGTACCCCAACCATTCCACTTTTTTGCTTCATCTGATGCAGGTGCAGTAATGTCCCATGACTCTGCAGTTTCATCGCTTTTAAGACTCTCAACATGGTATCTGCTCGATTTAACTTTTGGTTTGTTCTTTAACGTCGGATGAACACGTGTTGCTATAACTTCACGTTCCATTCCTAGTTTTTTATCAAAAGCTTTTGACAAATCCAGACTGTACGGAGTACCAGTAGCATATCCCCAACAAAAACAATCTTTCAAAACAAACCCTGCATCTTCTATGTTGCAGGCAAGCCTGTGAAATGTTTTTACATGTCCAAACGCCACACAAAAACCACCAGGCTTTAGAACACGAAAACATTGCCGCCATATTTCTGTAGAAGGAAGTGACTGATCCCACTCCTCTTGAAGTAAAGATAGCCCATATGGTGGATCTGTTATGACAGCAGATACACTGTTGTTCTGTAAGTCCTGCTGCATTAAGTACAAAGAGTTTCCTAACTTAATCGTATTCACTGATCACCTGGCCATTCAACTGCATCACATTTTCCAATAAAAACTGAATAAGCAATTCTTATCCTGCTCCAAATAGAATAAAATCCACATGGACGAGCAGGAAACCACTTATCTCCTTTTGAAGCTTTAGGTCCACTTAAGCAGTGTTCGTATAAGTCATCAAGCTTCCAATGAGATGGTGCTCTCATGTTTAAACTCCTTTTTTCTTTCCAAGAATTTATTGTGCTTATATATGTCTTTTCTTTGGCACAATATTTTGGGCAAGACAAACAGATATCTTTCAAGGTTATCTATATTTAAATCTATAATATCTTTATCAAGCTGACAATAGAATCTGTCTAAAATTGCCACCTCTTTAGGATCGTTATTGGTTTTATGAGAGTAAGTTAAACACATCCTAGATATGTTCATAAGTAGCGTGCCTATATCTGCATCTGGCGTTATATCATCCTTGAACTTCTCTATTTGTGATAAGATTGCCTTAATTTCATCATCACTAGTAAATTGAGAATCAGGGATAATCTTTTTCAGGGCTTGTGGATAGGTCAACCCCTCCAAGCCCATCATGAGTTGCACAAGAGAAATGCCGCGACTACATCCAAAACACCAAAACTTTTCTATCTCTTCATTTTTAAAAACAACAAAACTTGGTTTGGTCTCTTGATGATCTGGAAAAGGACAAAGATATTTCCATCTCACTCCCGTAGTTGTTTCAGGACTAAAACCACGAGCAGCAAGATAATCAGTGATACTCTTGTTTTGCAATGCCAACTCAATCTGTGTCTTGCTTATCATGATTAATCCAAATTAAACGTGTCTTCTTCATCATCATCGTTGTTTAAGTTTACAGCAGAAAAATCTGAAGTTTGGTCATCTATTAACATGCTCTTGTCAGGTAATTTAAATTTGCTGTCACCTATACCAGCAATCTCATAATTGCCTATTTTGCATATACTTCCGTCGAAGTAAAGATTGAATTTGTTAAACGATCTTCCATAACGTGACTTAATGGTTTGTCCTCGAAGCTTATTATCTCCATCTTCACTTTGAAATAATCCAAATATGAAATCGCAATCCGCAGCCACTTCTTGAGAATCTTTAACGTCATCTGTACCCATCATTTGGTCTTTGTCTTTTCTGATTCTGCGGATTGCATCACGTCCCAACTGTGCAGCAGACAAAACTCCTAAGTCATATCTTGCCCCGATAGCCCGCAAACCTTTGGCAATTTCACCCAATTTAAGGTCATGCCTGCTGTCTTGATCATCAGGTTTTACAATACTCAGATAGTCAACCACAAGAATATCTGGTTTGAAATTGATCAAGCGATCTTCTATCTCTCTTTGTAACATAGAGATAGTAATTTCACCGCCAGTATCCAACATGCAAAAGTTTCCAGCATAGTTTTTATGCCAATCAGTCATTGCTTTTTCAATCGCGGCAAACTCTTCTTCACTTAACAATCCAGGTTGACTAACTTTCGAAAAGTCTATCCCCGTTATATTAGAGGCTATTCGGTCAATAAGTCTGTTAGCTGGCATTTCGATTGTTACAAATAACACATTGTGCTTTGCTTTAGTAACATTAATGCCAATATTTAACATTATTGTGGTTTTACCACAACCAGGTGGTGATATAAATAACGTCAAAGTACCTTTGGCCGGTCCAATAGGCATAACTTTGTCAATTTCGTCTATTCCGGTCTTTATTAATTTTGCTGGATTTGTACGTTGTTCTTTCTTTTCGTTCAGATACTCTTTGATGGAATCTGGATCTCTAAGAGAGACAAGCTTTGATGTTTTATTGGATACGCTAAAAGAAGTGAAATCAAGATTCTTTCTAAGATTTACTGCAGCCTCGTAATGCCCTTTTTTCTCAAGAGTTTCTTTATACTGTGCTAAAACAACTGCGGTCCTGCGAGATGCAAAACCGTTAATCAGGTCTTTAACTAAATATTCAACATCACCCAATTCTGCATCTTCAAAGGAGCAACTGTCATAAACCGTAAGTTTAGATGCCATGTCTCCCATGTTGACGCCAATAAGGTTGGCTCTATACGTATCTCTGCTTAATAGTCTGGTGACTGAAGTCTTGGAGGTGGTCATGTATTGCTTAAAAATAGACCTTACCAAAAACTCGTGTTCTTCAGAAAACATGTTTTCTGTAATATTACGAGAAACAAGGTCTTGAATAACCCGATCATCTTTAAGCATTAAATTTATTAATTTTTGTTCCGATATTAATAATTTGTTAGTCATGTGATTCCTGTGTTAAAAACACTCGCAAAGTTTTTGGACTGTTTACCAACTTGAGTATTTCATTGCCAAGCATTTTTAAACTGGTGCCTGTACGTATAGTTAATATAGTTGCCTTATCGTTAGATGAGCGGGTTCCAATAATGTTGTCTAAGCTGACAGGATTATAGGTTTTAGATGTGTTATGAACGTCATCTATAATCAAAAAGTCACAAAAATAAGATAAGTCATCCACAAATTCTTGATCTATCTTCCCCCATTCCAGTTTTGCTGCAATCCTGTAAAAAGGAACCCACTCTATTTGCATTTCTTTTTTGAATGCTGATGTATGAATGGCCTCTCTGGTAATTAAAGAAGCCAAAAAAGTTTTGCCACTTTGCTCGTCACCAAAAATGGCAACATTTTCTCCATTCTTGCATCGCTCAACCAGTTTAGATACTTCTACTCTAAATGTAAGATTCTCAATCTTTTTAAGACTTTCAGGTTTTGCTTGATAATTCTTTAATTCTCCTATACTTGCAGTCGTGAAACAATAACCCAAAACCGATGCTCGTGCAGACTCGTAAACATGTTTTGGAAGTACGAGTTTCCCAGTGTTCCCAAAATGTTTCCAGTCTAATGAACGATAAACACCATTAATTGGGATTTCTTCCCACCTGTACCGTGCAAGAGCCATCCTTTGACATAGACATATTACACTTTTGCCATCTGTAACTGTTAACTTCTTGCCGTTACATATCTTACATTCGTTGGCAGCTTTGTCATAGTAATCTTGTATTTTCACACTATTATTCCATGTCTAACGGACCACAGTCCTCATCTAGGTCTATTTCAACTCTATGATCGCTATTAGGTTTGTCAATTTTTGGTGAGTTTTTGACCTTCAAATTCTTAACAGGCTCATCGGAGTTGGCAATTATCGCTCTGCCATCTTTGGCCCAAGCCCTCATTGTTTCAATTTCAGCAGATCGAGATTTTGATAACGGAATAAACTCACCAAATGACCTAACAATATCTTCAGTAGTCAACTCCTTCTTGTTTTGTGAAAAACAGAAAATTACAGCATTATCTACGGCCTTTTCTATTTCAGCACCAGTATATCCTTCCGAACACTTAGCAATTAAATTCAAATCAAACTTCGAAGGATCTCTTCTTTTTCTTAAAATCAATTTAGAAACAATATCTGCTCTTTCAACCATGTGCGGCAGATCAAGAAAAAAGATTTCATCAAAACGACCAGCTCTTAACATTTCTGCCGGAATAGTTGCCGTACTATTAGCAGTTGCCACAATAAATACTTTACTCGTTTTTTCCTGCATCCATGTCAGCAACGTTCCAATTACTCTTGCCGTCGTCCCACCATCTGTATCATTACTGCCTTTTCCTCCAGAAACCCCTTTATCAATCTCATCAATGTACAAAATTGCAGGAGCTAATGCATCCGCAATTTTTAAGGCTTCTCTTATTCTTTTTTCAGAAGCCCCAACATGACTATCAAACATTGCACCCATATCCATTCTTAAAAGTGGAAATGAATAGAAATTTGCTAAAGCCTTGCAGATAAAAGATTTACCGCAACCTGGAGGACCACACAAAAAAATTCCTTTAGCTACCGGCACACCGAAGTCTAAAGCTTCCTGTGTAAATGAGCTTTTCCTTGATTCAAACCATTTCTTTAATACTGTAAAACCGCCAACATCATCCATTGTTATGTCTGGATTGCAGTATTCAAGTAAACGTGATTTTCTTATGATTTGTGCTTTTTCGTGAAGTAATGTAGTGGTAGTAAACTTTTTGTCTTTTACTACAGTTTTTGCTAAAGCATTTCTCGCTTCAGTCAAAGTAAGTCCGGTAGCAGCCCAGATTATTTCTTCTTCGTTTTCTACGGCAGCCTTCAATATATCTGGATAAGTTACTGCAACTTTTTCTTTTACTTTATTCAGTACAGCTCTGATCTCATCCTTGGATGGATATGGGAAGTCAACAACTGTCACCTCTTTATCCAACCCTGGAGTTGAAACGTATTCAGGTGACACAATGATTATCGTATCAGTTGCACTTGATCTTGAAAACTGTTTCAATTTTCTTTCAAGTACATATCCCTGCTCTGATTGAAGAAAATGGTCAAAGTCCAGCAATATGTATATTCTTCCATTGGAATAAGATTTGCACGATATGGAATCAAGAATGTAATTTAATACAATAGCCGGATCAGTGATATCTTCTGATATTGTTGGGCTAGATTCTTCTTCGTCCAGCTTCGAAGTTGATGGAGCCTTCATGGTCATAATATCATTTAAACCACGAGAGCAATCCCATATAAAACCGTTATAACTTTGAGACTGACAAAATCTACGTATAAAACGTACTACACGTTCCTCTTCGGAGGACACCAGATATAAAAGTTTATATCGGCTTTTAATAGAATCAATTATGTCTTGGGACACTTCTCTGGTGCCCATTAACAATAATTCATTCTGCATTTTTACCAATTCTTCACTAGTACAAGTTACTTTTTTTACACCCATTGATCACCTAAATCTCTTTTCTTCTTTTGATTTATACGTGCTATTTCTTCTTCTGTCTTAAACAATTTTCCATCAAAATCACAGTCAAACCACTTCTTCAGATCAAACTTTGTTATCGCCTCTCTTATAATAAAATTCACTTTAAACTTCTGTTCTATTTTGTAAGGATAAGATTTCAGAAGTTGTTTAAAAACTTGCAAAAACCGCTGTTGATCCAAAGAGTCTATTGTCTCTTTGAGAATAGTAAGTGTTTTCTTTACTTTGTTTTTCTTGATACTTCTTTCGTAGAAATTTACTATCCCATGCTCCAATAAGGCATCTTCGAATTTTCCACTCAATATAAGTTCTTCTAAGGTTTGTTTGTAATTTGAGGCAACATAATAATTAGACACATATTGTCTAACCGATTTCTTACTACACATCCAATCAACATTGGTCTTCTTATTGCTGGATACTACATTGATCCAATAGTCAATGTAGTCCTTTAATTCGTGATTCGAACATACATGAGTTTCATCTTCTAAGTGAAAACCTATTGATTTAGACAGATTATTTCTTAAATGATTAAGCAGCAAACTGTTACTTGGAGTACTTTCAATAAATACGTTTTTAGTTTTTGACAGAATGTATTTAATAAAATCTGCATTGTTCCACTTTGAAAGCTTTGAAATGTCTGGTGGAAACTTGTTTCTCTTGACCAGTTGATAATCAAGCTCATACGGTTTTTCGTTAAGAATTGATACAGTGAACAACCTTTTTTGTTGGGGCTGGTCGTTTGGAACGGGAGTCTGTGGAGTTTTCTTGTTTATTCGATCAAGATACCGAATAAGCTGTTCTTTATCGTCCATAGTAAGATAAAGATAAGATCTAAAAGACGTGTTCAGCAAATATTTTTACTACAACATGCTTTTGCAAGTACGTCTACTTGTTCATTATAATAATCACCGGCATGTCCCTTTACTTTTCTGAAAACGCCCTTTGTTAAGTCGTCCAGAATCCTTATTTGTTTCCACAAATCTACGTTTTTAAGACTTGGTTTACGTGTCCAGTTGTTCTTGCACCACTTTTTAGACCATCTGGTTGTTCCGTTTAATAAGTACATACTATCTGTGACTACGGTAAGAGTATCTTCTGGAGTTTTAATTTCGTTGTACTTTTCAAGTCCCTTTATTAACGCCATCATTTCCATGCGGTTGTTAGTAGATACTGGTTCGTATCCACTTCCAGTTGACTTGATAGACCTTGGCTCATCTACTTCTACTATTATAAACGCCCAACCACCTTCACCTGGATTTGGGTTGCAAGACCCATCTGTATATAGTTCGTAATTCATGTGTCAAATATAAGATAAATTGTTCAACGGGTCAAATTTACTGATTGCAGGTAATGCGAGTTGTAGAGAAAGTAACCCCTGGTAAAAAATAAGGCCCAAAAAAGAGACTTACTTTACCAGTGGTCATTCTCTAACGAAACTGCAGTATAAAGCTGAGCGTTTCGATGAGTTTTAGGTATTCAATCCTGCATTAAGCAGAACAGGGTGCTTATTCACCATATGGCTTTAACCTAATCTCAGACCCCTGCCACGACGTGTCTATTAATCCAGTCAGGGTTTCCATAACAACTGGTAGCACGCCTGTGAGCCACTACTAATACTTATTGAGTTTTAAGCACGTATCCGTAAGGAGGGCAATGGACTCATTCTTGTAAAAGCGACATGACACTTCAACCGCTAAAATAGTTATTCGAACTAAATCTCTAATGCAAATGCCAAAGCGATTGAATAGATGGCATTCGACGAAATAGTTCACCTTGTTTCGGTCATTCCCATCTCTGGGTGTAAAATTGCCGTCGCGGCTCCAACAAGGAAGTGGGAGAGCCTTGAATATGTGTTTAAATTATACTGTTGCCGCGATCAAATATTCTTTGCCCGCAGCGTTATTTTTGCTTCTGTATTTGTATTTGTAGTCCACAATTTCGGAAACTACATGGCCTCTAAACTTTTTAATCAGGGAAATAATATGCTCTAAACCCTGCCATGACTTATCGTTATATGAAAACACCCATATAGGAATGTTCTTGGCAGCATCTAACAGATCAAGAAAGTTCTTTTCGTAATCAGTTTTCTTCGAAAATCTATCCATAGATTTGAAATGGGGAAGATTTTCAATTTGTTCTTCGTAGATAAATTCTTCAAAAAACTGATACATTGACAGGTAATCACTTGAACTTCCACCATATGGAGGATCAAAATAACCACATTCAACGTCTACAAATCCGCTTTGTAACAGATCTATAACGTCACAATTAGTAGCAATACAACTGCACTTTCCTACAGAGCTTAATTCTGCAAAAGACATCTTTTGAACATCTTCTTGGGTAAATCTCATCACTCCATCTTGTTCTTTGCGAGTATCTACCCTTTTCAGTATTTGTCCGTTGTTCAATCTGCCGCCTTTAAATGCTTCGTGATACAAATAATTCTGTATACCGAAGAATGCCAAGGCATGTTGTATTTTTGCGTCATTAACAATCTGTGAGTTGTTTAAGACGGCTTTATTAATAGATCCTACGTACTTTGGAAACCACTTCTTGAAATCAAGATCTAGATTGTCATCGTAATAAATTCCTATACGTCTATCGTGATTACCTGAGTCTTTTCCATACTTTTCTATTTGTTTTCTGCGGTGGTTGTAAATATCAATGCTTCTATCAGCAAAACCGAATGGCATTCTCATGCACACTAAACTGTTTGCTGTTAATCCAATACTTTGAGCGGTAAACTGGCTTAAGTTTTTAATGTTGGATCTAATGTGATCTAACTGGATAGCTTCATTTTCAGTAAATCTTCTACGCAATTGAGTCGTGTTTGAGGTGCTCATCCAGTTCTTTTGAACAAAGTCGCTTTCTAGCGTATTTTTGTTCAAAATAGATCCAATCTGATCTGGAGACAAAGTTGTTCCAGAATTTTCTATTAGAGCAACAGCATTTAAGTATGAACAAGCCAGTAAATCATTGGCAATAACTCGCTTACCCATAGCTTTCATAAACAACCCGACAACTCCACTTCCTGTGAATGCATCAAGAAAGGTGTCAAATTTCAAGTTGTTGTTCTGCATGAAGTTATGAAGTGAACGCAACAGTTTCTTTTTATTACCAATGTATGGATTTGGTAAGTGGCGAATGAGTTGAATTACTTCGTGCAGTGGTCTTTGGAACGTTTCGTTCGGGGAAGTTTCGGTGTCCCATTTGAACTTCGTTTTAAATTGAATTGGCATAACAGGAACCTACAATAGCTTTTGAGTTTTGTGATTTGAAAATCCAAGATTTTCCCAAACTTCTGGTGGGTCATTTTTATTTGGGATGTGTTCTATATTGAACAACGGTTCTGTCCTGTAAATTTTTTCTCTTTCTTTTGCGTGGCCTAACAAATATTCAACATGAATACTAAAGTCTATCACGATAGCATCTTTCTTCCCATCAAATATCCTTAATACTCTGCCAACACGTTGAAGTGCTCTTGTTTTTGCTTTTCCGCCGCCAGCCATTAAAAGTGTATCTAGCGACCGTATATCTACGCCCTCATCAAATATTGATGTACTAACAATGCATTTTATTTTCCTGCTATGCAGCATTTTGAGTGCTGCTGTTCTCTCTTTTTTTGGACTATCACCACAAACAAAAAGAGCACCAGGAATCATCTTGGCGAGAGATTCGCCGTGATTAATTTGCTGTACAAGTATAAGGACAGATCGTCCTTGGTTAATATAGTTATTTGCTGTGGTTGCTACCAACGCATTGTACTTTTTATCCTCAACAATGCACTCTTTGTATATTTCTTGATAAGTGTTTCCTTTTACAAATTTTGGTTTATAGTGAACAATGTTGATTGTTGGTTGTACAAGATATCCTTTTTCAATAAGTTCAGATGCTTTTATATTGCACAAAAACTTACCAAAGCACGATTGAATAGCCATATCATCACCTTCATCTCTGAAGGCGGTGGCAGAAGCTCCAAAACGGTAATATGCATTTTCGAGAGTTTTGGTTACAGTTTGACACTGGTCTGCTCTCCAATGTTGACAGTTATGAACAAGCATTCCATTTGCAAAAAAACAATGAGTGTCTTCAACCGATATATCAAAAACTTCTTCTTCGCCACAAGGTTCTACCGAGTTAACACTTGCAAAGTTTATATTCCATACATTTTGGAACGTATTCCGCGATTTCTGTAATAACTCTATCGGTTGCTGTTTTTCCGAGACCGAGTGTTCTGTATTCTTTATGTTTATATTTGTAGATGGAAACTTTTCCGTATATACGTGATATCCAGCTTGCTGCGATCTCGACTTCCTGCAGCGAGTACCCTTCTGTATGAAGTCTGATTGATGATTTTGATCTGCTTCCATCATCGCAAACCCACCATGCCATTCCGATTGCTCCAATTCTGTCCAACCACTGTTCTGAGAGATGTTTTTTGCCATTAACGTGAGTAATGTTATAGATAAGTGATAATTCTGGATGGCATGAAGTTCTGAATGATGCAGTTCTGTCTCCATATCCGCCACTGTCATGTTCCCAGAACACAAAATCTGGTCGTTCTGTTTTAGCGAACCTGCCGGTTTCCAGCCTTTGCTTGTCCTGATTAAGTGGTCTGCTGTGCAACGAATGCTTTGGTTGTTGTTCAGCAGGACTTTGAATGTCTTTTTCTTCCCTTTGCGATAAAAATGAGTTATTTTTTTCCATACAACACTATTACCACTTAAACTCTGCACTTCCTGCCCTGTTTTTAATTTGTCCATTCGTTGTGGGCCATTTTTTGTCAGCACAATAGAATCACCAGTTATACATTCATCACATATGACCCCTTGACATGTTGTCATAAAGTGAACTAGTTCTTTGCGGTATTTTGCTATGACACCATTGTTCTCTTTTCTGTCGGAGCTTTCAGAGTCGTATTTTTTGTATTTCTTCCCTAAAGCTCTCATAGCTGTTTGTACTGTCATAACGGTAATATCTTGTAAATCAACAATGCCATTTCCGGCTCTGCCAATCTTTGCAGGTTTGCCGTTTTGCACCAAGAAATTTTCGAAAGCTTCTACTGTTTGTTCTAAGAGATCTATAGAAGTCACCAAAAACAAAAATGGCTTCACTTTAAGTTCGGCAATCAAGGCTGCACTGGTTGCAGTTTTTCCCCCGCCTGTCGCTAGTCCTATAAGACCTCTTCCTGTATTGCATGAGTGATTTTTTATCAGCTCCTGATAATCACGCAAAACTATATTTGAGCTTAATTCTATTTCCAGAGTTGGTTGTGGTTTTGTACGACCATCTTTTACGCAAAATGGAATATTTAGCTCTGTTAATCCTTCTTTTGCGAGAGAAAGAAGCCCGCTTGGAAAGGTGATTCCGCCTTTATTCTTCTTAATAAGTCTGGCCCATCCATCCCACATTTTCTTTCTGTAAAGGGGGTGAAAAAGAAAACCAGATGGACGAAAAGAAAGATATCTTCTGAGGTCATAATATTCCTCATCAGATATCTCGCCAACAATACGAGTATCTACATTGCCCAATACTAATGTGATCATTTACTTATTTTTGTTCTTTTAGGGTTTTGCTAAATGAGTCAACGTTGATTGAAGTGCTGCTTTGTTTACAGGACGGACAAAGAGAACTGCAACCACAATTGCCACAAGTTGGCATATATGGTTTTCCGCAATTGGAACATTTTCGAAGTTCTTTACTGACTTCAACTTGTTCCTGTTTTGGGCTGCTGTGTTTCACAAACATTTTCTGCCTCCATTGTTTTTAAATTTTCCAGCATTGTTAACAAGCCTTGAAGTGCAAAAAAGCATTGCACATCTTTACCAGAGTGAAGTAGGTTATAGGCATAACTCGCCTTATCTATGACCTGCTTCAAATAATCTTGGTTTACTGCCATATACGATTTTCTCCTAAAAGTCGTTCGTAAATACGCCCTGGTTCAATAGTTTTGCTTTCGTCGTATTCCCGGACCACTTTTAGTAAGTCTTCAATACAAAGGTCTTTTTTTCCAGTTTTTTGTTCGTAAATTTTGATCATCTCTTTTAGTTTGTCTTCAATTGGCTTCATGTTTTCTGTTGCATCTCGTCTTTGGTGTCGGTTTCCGCCCAATTGTTTTTCTGTCAGTCCCACCATTGTGCCCCACCACATCCATTGTTTTTCGACAGACTGATTCGTGTACTGTGCAACTTTATTGCTTAGAAACGGAATATTGTTGAAGACAAGCGTTGTTATTTGTACACATTGTTCTGCTTCATCATCATTAAGCTTAACATATCTTTTTATGCATTGTAAAAATTCTTCTACATAATTAAGCATTCCATCTATGGAACAAATGTTCAATATTGTCACAAATGCTTGTAAAATATCAAATTCGTTCAATAATAAATGCTTCAATATTCTTTGGGTTTTTTCTTCTCCAAAATTTAGCTCCAGTTGCTTTATGAATATAGTGGATTCACAAGCAGCAGGATTTTGAACAGAGTTATTACACAAAATAAGAGGATATTTTGAGTTAGGAATAGACCGAAGTTTTGTTTGAACTGCATTTTCGAGTGTTATGGTGCTTAATTCGGAAAATGAATTTATTATTCTACAGGGGTCTGTATAAGCACATTTCATATGTAACACTGGATAAAGTTTTATAATTTGGTCAGTTATGGGTTGGAATATTTTGTTTATGGGTAAAACGGTAGATAAAAACTCGTTTCCGCCTCTTAATATTGGTGGTTTTTCTGAGAAAGTGCCTTTATTAAGATATTCATTTATTTCTATCCACAGAAAGAGGGACAGATAATTCTTTTCTTGATCTGGCAAGTCTTTGCTTAGTAGAGCATAGCTCAAATTGAACAGAGTTTTGCTCAAAAGAGTTGGCTTGTGAATGGTTATTTGGTTTCCGGCAACCGTAATACCATCTTCTGGACCGTTTTGACTTATTTTCACTTCGTAGTCCGACAGGTAATTTAGTTTTCCGGTTTTTTCTAAAAGACCAGCCAAAAAGAAAGACTCAATCATCGCTTAATCCTAACTTGTTAAGAAATTCACTATGTGTTGTCATTTTTTCCAATTCCTTTTTAAAATCTTCCAAGTCTTTTTCGGTTATCTGTGGAAAGGAATCGTTAAGTTCTTTTGCTCTTTTTTGTGCAGCTTCAGCTCTATCATTTTTCTGAATTTCGCTTAAAAGAAGACACAACAGGTGTCTAAAAGACTTATAGTGTTCTTGTGGAAAAGTTGTAATGGAGCCCTTTTTACAATTACTGCACCAAGTTTCGACCGCCAAAGAAGCTTGGGTTGTTCCGTCTGGATTTTTTGTTTTACGAATTCCAACTTGTACGATATCACATTTATTAAACTTAAATCCGCAGCTAAAACACGTTCTTTTCGAGATTTTAGCAAGTACCCAACGTGGCAGGTATTTTCCAAGCTTAAAATCTGTTGACATGAATAAGCTCCTTACAAATATTGTTATACGGAAAATTTAAACATATTCTTTTGGCAAGGGGAGTGTAGGTAACTGTCTGAAATAAAATGATTTCCAAATGGATTCTACGTCTTCTTTTGCGTTAAAATCAACTTCATTGGTATTTACTAGTGGTTTTTGTACGTTCATTACTTTGTATCCTTGTGTCATAAATCTGCACCAAACTTCAAAATCTATAAGAGTGGTTGGTTGTTTATTGTAGCCGCCTATTTCTAAAAAATCTTTCACTTTGTAAGCTACGGTTTCCCTGTGTACAAATACCTCTTTTTTATAAAAAAACATATCATAACATTCGATGTAATATTGTGGGACGGTAAATTCTGTTGTACCAAATATTACAGAACTTCCAATAATGCTCAAATCTGTGCTTGTGAGTAATGTTATTTCTTTTTCTGCTCTGTCACTGTAATTTACTGATTCTGCAGTGGTTATCAGGATAATTTCTGTCTCTAAAGATTTGATGACAATGTTTTTAAACTGTGATTCATATAAATTATTGTTGTTTACAAACAAAGTCCCATCAATCTTGGTTTCTTTTATGCATGTTTCTATCTTCTTTATTTCTGCGTCATTATTCTCACAAATAATTGCCACAGGTATTTCTGTAGTTTGTCTCTTTATGGAGTTAAAAAGTGAACGTAGATTATTTTGTGAAGTGCCCTGTTTAATGTTCGTTAAAAAATAAGCGTTCATAATATGGCAGAATGTTGGACCAGTCTCTTCCCTTTATGAAATTTTGACCATCAAAACCTGCGGTTGGATTCTTGATTGCATAACTTAGTTTTTCGGCCATTTTGTCTAATACCCTTTCATCAAATATCACACATTTTTTATCATTTTTAGGTGTGCTCACAACAAAACCGCCAGAAGGAAGTAGTGGCACTTCTCCTACGTCAGCCGACACCCAAGGTATTTCAGCAGCCATTGCCTCTAGAATTACTAATGGTCCAACTTCTTTTTCGCTGGTAAAAAGAAATGCGTTTGAACACTTTAAAAATTCAACTGTTTCTTTTCTTCCTATCCCCTGTTTCAAAACTGATTTTATTCCTAATTTTGAATATTTTGCTTGTGCCACATCCCATAACACTTTATTTTGTTTGCAAATATTGAAACTGCTGTTAGCGGCTATTTGAATATATAACGAATTTTTGCATTCAGGGATTCTCTTGATTATCTCAAAACACAAATTCTGGTTCTTTCCAGGGAAGAAATTAGAGATATTTAAAATCCAAAAGTAATCTTTGTATTTGCTTAACAAATCAGACTTGCTTGGATTTACAGAAAATTCACTAAGGTCTATTCCGTTTGGAATAATTGTAGCTTTTAACCCTAAGTCATTTAACAAGTTATAGCACTGCTCTTTTTCTGAGTGTATAACAATGTGTTTTACACAGTCCATGTTTTCTAGCAAACGTTTCTGTTCATCTCTTTTTTCTACTCGATTGCCGCCACACATGCAGATTATGGTTTTGATTTTAAGTTGAAGAGTTTGTATAAAAAAATCAAAAACATCACTATAAATTAAAACATAATCAGGACTAAATTTAGTGATTGATTTCAAGAAAGAATTCGGAATTAAAGGGTTGTATTCAGATATTTCAACCCCATTAACGTTGCGATGTTCGCGGTCGTTTAATTGCCTAGTGAAAACTTTAACAGTGTTATTTCTGGCAAGATACTCACTTATTCTGCGTGAAACTTCTTCACCGCCACCAATGGCTGGACTGTAAAAATTTGTGCAGATTGCAATTTTCATGCTAAAATTCTGTCTATATCACAACAAATTGTGAGAGGTTCTGGAAAATATGGAAACCAACGCTCTTTAAAAATCTTATGTGTTTTAATAAATTGTTGACTGCGGCTAAAAGAAGTGACGGTGCTGTTACCAACGTGCTTTATTTTGTGCTTAGAATTCCAAAATGATTTATAGCCTTTTTTGTGAAGTTTGAAATACAGATCTGAATCTTCGTAATAAAACGGATTGAAAACCTCATCAAAAAAATTAAACTCATCTAAAATGCTTCTTTTAATTAAGTGTCCACCACCCCCAATATAGGTTGGAATATCATATTTTGACTGACAATGCTTTCTTGGTATATAAGCTCTAGGATGTGTTGGTTCGTTCATTTGCCAAGCATCAACTCCGCACGTATCAAATCCTTTGTGAATAAACGTAAATAACTCTTCTAACCAATCTTCTCCGACATACTGATCATTATCAAGACATATACAAAATTCTGACGTTCCAGACTTAAGTCCGTCATTTCTTCCGCCAGCAACACCGCGATTTGTTTTGTTTTCTATCAGGACAACATCTTGTTTTTTAAGATATTTTATCGTATCATCTGAAGAGGCGTTGTCCACAACTATTAGGGTATAGTTTTTTGTGTGCTTTTGAATGTTGTGGATACAGCACTTAGTAAACTCTAAACCGTTATGGGTTAGAACAACTATATCGGTATGTTCGTGTGGTTGAGAATAGATGCCCACATTTAATTATACGGAACAAAGTGAATTCGAGAAAAGAATTTTTTCAAACAGTCAGCAGCAGCGTTGTTGGTGCAAGTTTTGTTTGCATAAACTCTAAATAGGAGAATATATGAAATTATTAACAGCAGGTAAAATTGGGTGTATTATTCCAACAGAGGAAGATTTTGATGTGTGGAAAAAATCAGGCAATACTGATTGCAAAACAAGAAATGAGTTGTTAAATAGATATAAAACAATGCCTTCGGCAGCAATTATTGAAATTTCAATGGCAGAATTTAATAGCTATAAAATAAAGGCTAAACAAGTGATGAAAAATCAGGGAGTGCCCGATACTCCTCATGGCAATGGATTGAGAAGTGTAGTAGCAGCAATTTGTTTGACAGATTTAATGGAGAAACAAAAATAATGAAGAGTTGCAATAGGATTTTGTGCATAAATATCACATAACTATATGTGGGTGCAAAACATTCTAAAATAGCTAACGAGATATACACGCTTGATTTTTTTAATCATTACTATATAAATAAGGAATTGTCATTTCCAAAAATTTGTGCGTTAGTTAAAGAAAAATATAATTTTTCAATGGATGTGTCTCAAGTTCGCCGTCGAGCTATAGCTTGTGGGATAAAAACGAGATCCAAAATAGAAGAAAACATCTTAAGAGCTTCCTGTGATTATTCTGTTTCATTTTTAAATGAACATCTTTTAGAGTGGATAGATGGATTTTTGCTTGGTGATGGATACATTAAGCCAAGTTCTGTTGGGTGTGCGTATGGATGCACGGTTCAACATGAAGAGTTTTGTCGTTATTTAATGAAAGAATTTGAGTGTTATAATCCAACATTTATCAAAAAGAAAGTTTATGATCCACGACTAAAGAATGGTTTTAGTATTAGTAATGTTGGAACTACAAAATATCATCCAGATACACATACACAATTAATAAGATGGTATCCAAATGGAGTTAAAATAATTCCAAAAGATGTCAGAATTACACCATTATCAACATTATTATGGTTTTTAGGAGATGGAAGTTACAGAAAAAGAGATAATCGTTCGGAATTAATTTTTTGTACAAACGGATTTCTATACAATGAGATAGAAAATATTCTTATTAAAAAATTAGACAAATTAGATATCAAATCACATATCGTTGTGTATAAACGTAAATCATATTCAGAATATATGATTAGAATTGAATCCAAATCAATTGGTGATTTATTTAAGTTTATGCTTCCCAACCCAGTAAAGTGCTATCAATATAAGTTTACAGGTATGAAAAAATCAGAATTTATGTTATTAAAATAGACGCAGTTGTAAATTCTATACCAAATGACATGCCATCAAAAGGAATAAACTTAACACGCACAGATGATCCCTTGGTGAATGAAGAAAGGGGGACAGATCGCTTGGAAAGCAAATCAGAACGTTCTGTAAATGCTCCACCCGACAATGCCTCAAACCAGTGTATCTCGGTTTGATCGGTTTCAGAGCCCCTGTTTATATCTACGTCGCTTATTGTATAAGACACGTCTATATTTCCTGCTGCCTGCTTAATGCTGGCATCGTTGATTACAGGAACTGAATTTACTAAAGTGATTGTGTCAGTTCTGATAAGCTCTCCAGTTTTAGAGCTGGTTTTCGGTGTTATTTCTACGTAAATCTGATTTCCAATGATAAATGCCGCACTGTCATCTTGAGTTATGTCCTTGCCATCCGTATCTTTACCTATAACCGTTGGAACTGGGTAGAGTGTTTTTTTAGAAACCGGATCATTAAATGAAAAAGTTTGAGTCTTAAATATGTCTCCATTTACAAACCATACCAAAGTTGTATTCTTTTCTTTACTGCTCGTGCTGCCGGGCAATAAAAACTGATAACTAACAGTTAAAACACTCGAAGTGTCAAAAACGCTGTTAACAACTCCGTTGCGAGTTGGCACTATTTTGGCAGCTTCTAGTGTCGGTGGACTTTCGGCTATTTTAACAGGTGGAGCATTTTTTGCGGTTCCATAAGAAGTGCCGTCAGATGGAGTAACTATGGCAGAAATAGTATCACCACTTTTTAATTTGTTAACAGGCAACAAATCAGTGTTTGAAAATGATTGTTTGTTGTTTATCTCAAACAAGGGTATTCCATTCTTAAACCACTGAATGAGTGTTCCGCTTTCTGCGTTTCTGTTCAAATCAAAGTATTTATAACTTATTGCCATAACAGAATTTATGGTTGGCTCGTTTGGAGAAATTTTTATTTGTGACGCAGTGGGTGCCACTTGGCTTAGGGCTGGTTGTCTTTCTTTGTTTGTTGTATAAACGTATCCAGCTCCCTCAATTGTAATGGATTGTGTTGTGCTAGGATTTTTAATAAAGAAGCCGACTCTCATTCTTTCAGTGTCAGAAATAAAAATATTGAATGTCTTATTCAGGGCGTATCTTTTTTGAGTGACTACTTTTCCACTGTATGGAATAACTTTGTATTCATTTGTGCTTAAAGTCCTTGTTACTCCATCTACTGTTTCTGTTATTTCAATTTCGCTCATTCCGTTCCAGGGGCCGTAATCTGCACTAAAAACAAAACCATTTGTTGTAGTTAACTGCTCCTCTGCTACGACGGAATCACTGTTTTTACTTCTGTTTAGCATAAAAGTTTTTCGTGATTCTAACAACAAAGGCCGTTCTTTTGTGCTCATGTCTTTGGATGCAAAACTGTCACTTGCAGAAATGCCATAAAATGATGTTGCTGCTTCCGGCTTACTTATTGCTAAAGACGCTTCAACCTGTTCAACGGCTCCATCGGTTGTGATGGGATTTAAAAAAAGCCAATCTTCCCTAACAGCAGACTTTTCTATATATAAAGAGGTAAAACACGGAATTGTTCCATAAGAAACAATATTTATTGAGCCTTTTGATGCCCAATAATGTGGAGCGAAATAATGTGGAGCAAAATAGTGCCTTGAAAACATTATGAGCTACTTAAATCAATAAATTCCGTATTTAATACAACTTCTATTTCTATGAATCTGCACAAAATATTCTCTACTGTTATACTAGAAACGTTCTTGTATAACTTTGTCCAAGTGGAATAATTTTGCCCATCCGTACTTGTCCTGAAGCGGATGGAAATGGTTGCGTCGGTCGGAAGAAAGAAGCCTGGTGTTATTTTTGATATTGAAGAAAGCTCGCCTAGATCAATTACTCTCCTGTAAACACCGTGTCCAAGACCACCAGTGGCCCTTATGGACAAGTCGGCAATTTCATTTATATATTTAGAATCATTCAAAACCGTTGTCTGACCATTTGTCTTTTGTGACAAAGTTTCTGCCGTAATTGATTGGGACGAAGTTGCTTCCGAAACAATTGATGCTGGAAGTGCAGTATTGATAACATTGAAAATGATTGGGGTCTTATTAAGACCATCTACGGCATTTATGTTGTTAACTGCGTCATCAAGAGATGAGCTTGACAAGTTCTCTTCGGTGTCAGAAAAGATGTAAACATACTTGTTCAAGTCTTTTACTTCTTCTGAGGTTATCAGGTTTGCTATTTGTGTTATTCCGTCGAATATCTGACTGCTCCCAAAAGGAGAATCGTATTCTAAAGACTGCAATTCTGTTAAAACCTCATCTGCAGTAGAAGAATTTGTACCCAAAATTGTTCTCGTTTGTGGAATCCAGGGTACAGTATTAAAATAGGTCACAACAGGACAGGTGTTTTGCTGTTTTGGTTCAGGAGTAATTCCCAAAAGACATTTAGAATAAACATTTTGTCCACTACTATCAGAATTTGTGGCATCTACTGTTACAGTACCTACATCAGAAACGGAAGTACCTTGATTGCTGCTTGTTGACAACAAAGATTGTGTGGCGTTTATCTTTTTAATTGCTTGTTCTAGGGTTTGTATAAAAGCGTTTAAAGATGTCAACGTACTGGAACAAATTGTCTGCCCAAAAAGCTGATCACTTAAAACGGTAACTTCTATTTCTATATCATAAAGCTTTCTGCTCTGGTTGGCAGTAATTTCGATTGGCTTGTTTTTGTAAGCACTTAAAGCATTTGCTAAAGTGGAAATTTGACTGCTTAAAGTAGAGCCAGATGTTGTTAAGGATAAATCGTTTATCTTTGAAATTCCTAAAGACAAAACATCTTCTGCTACACTTTTTAGGTTCATGAACGGGTCTTCGCTTCTTGGCAGTAAATATGTTGTATGTGTACCTGAAGTTTTTATTTTTGATTCGCTAAACAAAACAGGAAAAGAAGACAGTGTTTGGTCCAGTTTTGCAACAGCATTAAGTTGAAATTGGTCACTGCTAGGATCTTTGATTGTATCAATTATCGCCTGTATCTGTGACGCATTATTATTTGAGTTTGCAACTATAGCATTTGCCGATTGTTTTGCGGCGTCTACACCAAGGGCGGGGGTTAAAAATGGGATATTAATTCGACCTCTGACAAGCAATTCTACTTCTTCGGTAACTAACTCTCCTCCATCATCGTATAAATTCACAGAAATCGAAGGAGACTCCTTACCTATGGTTTCTGCAAAAGTTGGATATACTTTTGCATCAATTGAGAGCCAGCCTTCTTGGTGTCCGCTTGTGAACCCACCAAAAAAGTAAATAGTATTATTGTATAAATGTGCAGAAAAATTACATCTTCCTCTTGGGAGATTTTTGAGTTTAGTGTACTCGTTGGTAGATAGATTTATTTTCTCATTTCTATTAGAGGTAGAAGACTTAACGTTTGATCCACCAATGGTAAAGAAATTGTTTCCGCTTTCAATCGAGCAACCACGACTTCTAAGTGCTGGAAGGTTTTTCCAAGGAACTTCATATTCAACAACGGTTTCAGTTTCAGGATCAAATATATAAGCAGAAGACAAATAAAAGTATGGTGAAGTAAAAGTGTTTTCTAAAATTTTCTGCTGTGTATCTCCGATAAGCAATTCCAGATCTCCGTCTGGAAGGTTCTTGTAATAAGAAGAGGACAGCAAACTTGTTTTGAATTCGTTTAACTGCTTACTCACACTGGCGTTAAGCTCTGAAGCTATTAATGCATCTGTTTTTGGTGTACTGCCGGAGTATACCAATAAAGTCCCATTTTGACTTACAGAGAAAGGAGAAATTCTACTATAAGTCGGTTCGTCTGTTGATATAGTGCTCCATGTGTCTGTTGTTGGATCGTATTTGTAAATATCAGTATTTAAGCTTTCTGGAGAACAACAATTGTTCACAATTGTGCGAACACCAGAAAGTACATATATAAATCCATTATGAACCATTGAAACACCAAAAGACACTCCAGCAGGCATAGTCGCCAGAGTTGGATTCCATCTTTGGGTAACAATGTTAAATGATTCTATTTTTCTGGAGACTTGCAAATTGCCAAAACTATCAACCTCTATTCCGCCTATACAATAAATGTTGTCTCCGATTTTTTGTGTCATTCCATGTACTCTTGGAGTAATCATGGAAAACGTATAAGTGGATTCTAGGGTTGCAATATCAAATATTTCACTGCTTGCAAGTATTTTGTTTCCATCCCATCCACCAAATAAATAAACAGATGTTTCATTTGGGACGCTTCCTGATGTATCAGGGACTTGACCAGTATCTGATGTCAAATTTGACACTAACCAAGAAAATTGACCAGATCTAAAATCCAGCAATCCGCTTTCTGAAGAATACTCATCATTGATTGTGCTGTAAATAATAACTTCGTTAGAAACTACTTTTCGTTTCGTAGAAGAACCAGTGCTAGAGCTTGTTGACCCGCAAGGAGGGGTTTCGCAATCAGATGGAGTATTTGCTGTGTTAGATAGCTTCACTGACGCAGACATCTTTCTGCTGACAGTACCCAATTTGTCATAGTTACATGTCGCCTTGATCGAAGCAGAGAAGGTTACATTAGGAAGCGGATTTATTTCAAAATAAGCCAAACTTCTGGCATCCACTTCTTCTAGTGGATCAAAAATTGGATCGTGTACTAAATGTGTATAAACTTTTGAAGAAGACAATACTATGGACGAAGTATCACCAGATACAGGCACTACTTCAAGATTGATTGGAGTCCCGCTTGGAACAGGCTTTCCAGCGAAAGTAGCTTCAACTACAAAAGTGTGTCTTGTAACCCCATCAACAATAATGTCTTGAACCTTATTGCCATTAATGCCGTTCACTCTTATATCAACAATGTTAATGGCTAGTGGTTCTTTAAATCCAACATATACAGGAGGTATTCCCTCTTCATAAGTTCCGCCTCCTGTTAATGTTACAGTTTTATTGTTTGCTACCAAAGTTGTTGTTACGTTAACAGGTTGTACATTTTTGTATTTCTTTTTCTTTTTTATCCCGCACGCATCTAGTTCGTGGCATTTCGGCACAAAATCACAAGGCCCTGAACCACCGTCTAGTTCGCTAAGTATTGTAGCAACACTTATATTTGTTTTGTTTTCTTTGCATTCTGCAGGATTGTTGTCTCCAACAAATTTGTTCCATCTTAAATAGATATCTGTAGTAGCTCCAGAAACCGGAACCAGAGCAATATATTGTGATATGTTGTCTACAAAATCAAAAGGAGATAAGCTCTCATAAGAAACAATTGTTTTTTCACCTGTATATGGATTTTCGTCAAACACAACGTCCCACAAAACTTCTATTCCAGCTTCTGTAGTACGTCCTTCAGAAATAGCTTGAGTGTCTAATTCTCCAGGATCAATTTGTAATAACTGATTACAAGGAAGTGTATATATTGGCATGCCTAAATTATTAAGACATGCAATAAAGCAATCTGCATAAAATTCGGATGAAGTTGTTGGATCACTAATTACTTTTAAATGTATTAAACTTTCCCCATCAGCATATGTTAAATAATGCGGGAATACAGATAGTGTATCAGAATCTCCAGTCATTAGAATTTTAGAAGACAAGTTTAGAGATTGAGCTTCTTGGCAGTCGTATCCAATCCACTGTCCAGCTTTGTATGTTTTGTCGTTATATACTATTTGGGCAACAACTTTGTATTCTTCACCAACACAGCAAGTGCCTCCATCGCCGCTTGCACAAGAAAAAGTGACTACATTGCTTTTGATGTTTGAGATTGGACCAAAAAAAACGTTTCTTGCTGTACCATTTTTGGTCAAAGAATAAACGCCACCCACTCTTTGAGCTAGTGGCTCTGTGCTATAGAATGGTCTATCCTTTGCAAAAGATCCTTGTTCTAATTTCCACTGCACTATGGTCCCGTCAACTACCGGAGTTCTTTTTTCAATATTTTCGGGATCATCGGGATCTACAAAATAGATATTTGCAAACTGTTCTACACTATCAATACCATCTGGCATTGGTTTGTTTGCGTGGACTTCCATTTTTAGCGTATTTAGCCAAGTAACAGTATGATTTTTAGTGACTTGTAATCCGTTCAGAGAAAAAGCTGCAATTATATCGACTGTTTCTTCTGTAATTGGGGATTGCATTTCTACATCGACGTAACTTCGTCTTTCAAAAATTCCTGTTGAAACACCATTTGAATCAAGACGTTCAATGTTTGATGAAACAGTTTGATATGAACCTTCTAGTATTTTTGTGTAAACAGGAGTAGTATTTTTACCAGTCAATTTAAGAGAAATGTTTACAATTGTTCCATCTGGTACTGGAAGATTTTTAGATGAAACATATACTCTTGCAATGTATGACTGGCTTTGGTTGGCATATCCACCGCTAATAAACGTGTTTGGAGTAGTATCTGTTACAGACTCACAAAATCTTTCTGGGCAAACTCTGCTTCCAGTAGTTGTTTCTGTGCCAGTAGTCAAGTTTTGAGCTGGTACTTTTAACTGTAATAGATTCTCAATATCTATGGAAAGTGGCTGACTAAAATTAACCAGTACAGAATTTAGAGAACACTTAAAAATGGCCAGATCTGAATTTCTGTCCAAAATTTCAAAATTATTTGCTACATCAGCTTTGATACTTGCTAGAGAATTTAAGGTTGCAGTGTTATTTGTGTGTCTTATTATTCCTTTAATAAGCCCATTGCCCAAATCAGTTATTTCAAAAGTGGCGAGATTACCAAAAGATGCATTTGTGCTAGTGTTAGAAGTGCTTATTTCAAAACTTGTAGTCAAGTTTGATTTTAGTTGTGGTAAAGTGGTTATCTCGTTCCCGTTCAGGCTTTTTATGTTGATTAAAAAAATAGCACTTTCACCAAACCACAAATCTAAGGAGTTGGTTTCAAGAATTGGGTTTTTCCACTGCAACTTAATCTCTGAAGAGGCGGTTTGTTCTATGTGTAAATCGCTTATTTCGTCAGAATCAAAAATGACATCTGCAAAGTCGCTCGAAGTAAGTGTTTTAACTTGATCTTGTGCAGAAATGTTTCCAAACTTATCATAGAAAATTACAGAATAATAATTGATATCGTTTGGTATGTTTCTGTGTACATATTTTGTGCTGCCATCAACACTATCAAAGATCAAGACAGATGTACTTGTTTGACCATCTATATTTGGATACTCTTTTGTGTTGTAATAAATTCTTGTTCCGACCACTCTTGAATCTGTTGGAGAATTCCATTTGATTAATACTCGTCTATCACCAGGGACTAGAGTGGTTACTGGCATTTCTAGTTCAGTGACCAGTAAATCTTTTTGAATTTGAAAAGGAATTAAGGTACTGGAAACTAAGGCGTTTGATACGTGACAAACTTCGTCATTTAAAAGAGTAAAAATCCTATAGTAGTAGTTAGCTCCATTTATAAAATCGTGGCAATCCAAAAAAGAAAACGACCCATTTGTTACTGTTGTATCAACAACAATATCTCCATCATCAACATAATTTGGTGTTCTGTTAATTTGTCTTGTTATTTTTATTTTGTCGAATTCATATTCGTCTGGGATTAACCAGTTTATTAAAACACTTCTTTCCCCATTATCTGCAGGTTCTATTGCTGTGTTTAATATTGGAGACACAAAATTATGGGATTCATTATCATATAAATTTTCTATATAAATAGTCGATCTTGCTGTGTTGTGGAACGATATTGATCCTACAGATCCATAGTAAAAAAGGTTTTCTAATGCTGATCCGCCAACATAGCAATATGTGTTTGACAATGTTGCTGGTACAGAAAAGGTTACAGTTGAATCATATAACCCATTTAAGAAAACATCGCAAGATACAGGACTGGTTTCTTGAAACACAAGAGTAACCATAGTCCAATCAATGCCAACAACAGCATTTGATACAAACGTACCACCACTTGTTTGTATAGCCACCTTGTTTGATACTAGTTTTACTCTGTACTGAAAGTTAGTGTTGTTCTCTACAGAAAACAGGATGCAAGTATTGCTATTTAAGTACCTTTTAGCCCAAAAATTTATCGTTTTTTCAGTTCCAGACAACAGTTGAAATTCAGAGTTGCTTTCGATGCTCTTAAGATAGCCACCGTTCAAAAGGAGCCCGCCAACACTTGTGCTTGGGTCTTCGTTCAGTGGAGAACCGGCCCAGAAAGTGTTATTTTCTTCATTTGTTAAAGAAAAATGGTGTTTATTTCCAGAAGAATCATACAAAATAGTTGATTCGTGTTCTGAGAAAATTAATGAACAAAAAAGGCTTTCGTCTCTAGTTGGCCCAAAAAGAGTTTTTACTTCCGCATCAAAACTTGCAACTCCCTTTATAAATGCAGGATCTACAGCCGTCACCTTTAGATTTATGCCATTCGAAAAATGCCCGTGTTCATTATATGTATAAATCGTGTAATAATAGGTTTCTCCGTTTACTAAATCAGTGTCAAATACAAGGTCAATGATACTGTCTGTTATAATTAGTCCATCTAGCGGCGTGGCAGGGTATCTATCTGTTCTTCGTACAACTCTAATTCCGCCAAGATTGTAAACACTATTTTGAAACACACTTTTTTGAACTGTTTCAAAAATATTGTTATCACTTATTGAAGAAAACGAATCAAAAGATGACAAAACCGTTTCAATTTCGATTTGTTCACCATTGACTGTTACTAGATTTATCTTTATCTTGTCTGGATAGATTTTTTTTATTTTTTCAATTATTGATTTTAGAAGTGTTAATTTGTCATTTTTTGAGTCGTTCCACGTCATAGACCCGCTTTGGTCTAACAGGATTGACAAAATCTTTTCGTCTGTGGAAAGACAAACAGCTCCATTAGAAGATATACTTGTGTTAATAAATTCAGCACTGGAATGATTAAAGTCTGTTATTTCTATTGTTTCTGTGGTGCTTGGAGGTATTGAAACAATGGTTGTGTCTGGCAGACCGGTGTCAGAATTTGTGTCATCAAATTTAAATAGTTTATAGGCAAAAGACTTCATTTACTGCTCATTAAAGGATACGCCCCAATCAGTTGAGTACATTGCCGTACCATTGTCGTTAGTGGTTGCATACAACCAGCGTGGATGATTACTGCTACCAGATATTACTGTAAAATCAATACTTAATCCTTCATCGAATTGTGTTTCTGGAATTGAATAGTTATACCATTCAGGAGTGTTAATTTTGTGAGATGGAAGCCAGAAATGACAGTTTTCAATTACGCCATTTGGCATTGACTGTATGGCAGAGTTTAATAAATTTCTTACTCTTACGAAAGTATTATATGAATCACCTGTAACGTTTTGAATGGAAGACAAACTGTCTATTTTTCTGTCACTTCCTATTGGATATATAAAAACCTCGTCTAATTTTATTGACTCCAAGTTTGCAGATCCAAGATAAAAAACCAAGTTTCTTGTTTGTGATTCTTCATTAGAAATTCTTCCAAGAAATTGCCATTTAATAGTTGATGTAAGTGTTATTTTGGACGGTAAAACATCTCCATCCCACGCATACCAAAAAGTCCCAGTTCCCCCACATCTACACCACACATCAAAGGTGCCATCTGACAGACTGGTTTTGTATGTAACACTTGGAGAAGACGTAAAAACGTCTTCTTGGGTTGAAAAAGAAACCGTTTGAGAGTTGGTTAGGTATCCTTGGTCAGCGGTATTTAACACATTATAACTAGATGAATTTTTGTAAATCGTCCAAGAAGATTCATTGCTTGTTTCATAAAAATTTAAACACGAAAATGCGGTGTAAGAATCATTTCCACTTATGATTCCGTCTGTTTTTTCGGATGAAAGAAAAAGAGAGACCTTTGCAACCTTGTCTTTTACACTCGGTATAACTTGTGAACAAATTACCCCTTTTCCATAATTAGAGTTGTGTGCCGACAACGGAAAGGTGCTAAAATTGTTTAATTCCGAAACCACATCTGGAACGTGGTCCGTGCTTGCAGTACCAGATAAAATTGCAGTTGAATCACTAACCAGTTCTTTTTCTGGTGTATCACCAGTTAACGGTATATAAGATACTAAGCCATCTGGAATTATTGATGGTTTCCACCTGTCTACTACAATCCTTTTTCTTTCTTCTGTTGTTAAAATCCGATTCCATATTCCTACTTCTGCTATTTTACCGAAAAAAGGGTTTGCGGTAATGCTTCTGTTGAATAGTGTAAGTGGTTTTCCTGTATCAGTTACAAAACTTCCAGATCCAGTATTGTTTGCAGAATAAGACACTTCAGTACCATCTCTGTACAGCCTTAGTTTGCCTGTTGCATCACTTGTGGCAATTAGATTAACCCACATCTGCTCAGTATATATAGAAGTAACAGAAGCTGCATTTGCTTGAGTAACAGATCTTGCTCTGGAAACTAAAAAGCTTTTATTCACACTATTTATTCTTATGATAATATTGTTTAGATTAATAGAATAGTTTTTAGAAAGAATGGTTTGAAAAACACTACCAAATGTACCCATTGGATACAACCACACCGAAATAGTAAAAGTAGTCAAATTGTCTGTTTTGGGCAGAGTTGAAAATGTTATTACATCACTATTGTGGTTAGAAATTCTTGCCAATTATGTACATGCTCCCAAATCAATTACTGTAACAGGATTTGTTGGTTCAGAATCGGAGTTCAGGCTGTTTATGTTAACTACGATCCCAGTATTATACCCCAAACAAGCTATATATCCATCGCTCATAACCTGTATTTTTTGCAACGTCCCCAGGTTTGTATCAAATCGGTTCCAGGCATCGTCCTTAAAAAATAGAAGGGTTCCATCACTTTGAGCTGCATAGAGTATTTCCCCGTCAGTACTTAAATCATTTATTGCAGATTGTGAAGTACTGAAAGAGTCAGATGTTTGTATAAGAGCAAACTGAATTCTGTCTGAAAAAACAGTACCTGAATCAGAATAAAGACCCTGATCTGTGGCAACCCAAAGTATTTTTTTGAAAAATATCATCTTTGATATATTGGTTACTGTACTTTGTGTTAAATCTCCGACTCCAAAAAAGCTTGCCCCATTATTTGATATGTAAATCTCTAATTCTGATTCAGCAAAAGAAAAATTATTACACTCCAAATTAATTATGTTCCCTATGAAAGCCAATTCGCTATCTATTTTGTTTTGGCCAGCAAGTCTGCTTGATGTGGTTAGGGCGGCTTTACTAAAACCGAATTGGTCACTTGGCGACCACCACAAACCTTCAGATGTTGCAGCTATTATTGTACCATTGGCAACTCCAATGTTGTTAATTTGTGAAGGAAGGTTTTTTGTATTAAGTTCGGTCCATGTTGTCCCAAAATCAAATGTTTCAAAAATGGTCGTGTTTGTACAAACAAGAATAGAATCGTTTTGTTGCAGAAGCTGATTTATGTACACATATTCTGAATTTATTGTGATAAGTCTAGAGTAATTAAGGCTGCCGCTAACAAATTCGTACTCCAAAATACCAACATCTGTTCCTATCCACAATCTGTTTCCAAGGTATTCGTCTGTAATCCATAGTGTACTCAATACTATTTCTGGTATTTCTACTTCTTTGTTGCTAGATACAAGTGCATAATCGACAGTAGAATTTAAAACGTCATAAGACCCCGAAGAGATGCTTTTATAATAACTTTTGATATAACTGGTAGTATTCTCTTCCAGTGTTCCAAATTGTCTATCTAAGAAGATTCCGTTTTTAATAAAGTTGCCCGTAACAACATCTGTTAGGCTACTATGCATTCCACTGTTTACAAACTCAAAACCGTCTTCGATTTGGTCGTGAGAATTTATTCCTATGTTGCTTATAGTACATCCGAATATAGATACTGTTAGTTTGTCTTCTTTTTTAAACGAGGTTTTGTTAGTTGATAAATAGGTAGTAAAATCAAACAATCCGTGATTTGCATCAATGATTATTCCTGTACTGTTTTTGGCACTAAAACCAAGCTCTGTTTCGATCTCTGCTTTTGTATCAATTGTGTAACTTGTTTTAGTATTTAATTTGTCAATTACAGTTTTAACTGCTAAATCATATTGTGTTCCGGCTCCGTTTGATTTTGCAGTAGATAATTTAGACTGCAGTTCTGACTCTAGGTATCCACCTTCAAATGCTCTAACAAATGAATCAAAGTCGATCAAAGAAGACAGCGTAGATGTATAACCCAAATCAGAAACACTTAATATACTAAATACATCAACTGTTTTTGGTTGCCTATTTGTGTTGTTGGCCCCGTTTAACGTTGTAACCGGCATGCTGTCGTTAGTTGATATTAAATAGCTATAGTCAGACAAAAACTGAGAAACAGTCTTGGTTGTTACTAGGGGAGTTAATATAACGTTCCCACTTTGTATGACACGCAATTCTGGTTCCGTACTTCCAGAAAGATTGTCTAATATATCTTGTACTTTCTGAGTAAAATCGGTTGTGTCAAAAGCAAAATCTATCCAAGTTGGAACTCCATTGAGATAAATTAATACATCTGCATTAATATCTCTTTGAGCCCATTGTGTTGATGATTGATATTTCTTTCTTGGTAGTTGTTCACCCTCTACTGTTGATAGCAGACCGGGAGCGATCTTTAGAGAAAGCACATTATTAAAACAGCTATATGTGTAATTTGTTTTTATTTCGTTTCCATCTACAAAAAATCTGGGACTGTCCTTAGACTGATAATTTGTGACTAAATTAACTGTATCATTAGAGACAAAAAGTTTGTTTTCTGTCGCAATAAATAGGTTGTTGTTTATATTTTTTATTTCAGTTGCAGGCTGAGGAATATTGTTTGTTTCAGTTTCTGGAAACACTCTATCAAATTCTGCCGTTAAAACCGTAGGATCAAACAAAACATCAAGTACGTTTGTATAAATACCATCATTTGTAGAAACAAATATAGAGTTGTTTTTAAGGTCAAATTTCCACAAAGATGTAACCGTATCAATACTTTCAGTAATATTTGACAATGAGACAAACTTACTTTCGTTTAACAGTTTTCTGTAAACCGATGTTTCGCTTATAGCAATTAAATCTGTGTCTTGAAGTGATACTTGCAAAATTGGTTCTGGATCATCACTTAAAAATCCAGAATCAGTCCATTTTTCTCCCTTATCTTGTGACTTAAAAATACCAAAATCAGTACTTACATACACATATGGATATGTATACCAAATTGCATAAGTAGAAGAAGACAAAGAAGTTACATATTTTGTTTTTGTCAATTCAAAAAACGCCGAATATGTTGCCGTTCTTAAAATGAAGACGCCCTTATCTGTAGAAACAAACATATCGCCATCAACGTCTTCAACGATGTCATAAACAAAGTGAACATTTTCAATGCCGGGGATTTCAAACCATTGTTCTGTATTTGACGAATAATAAACCTTTTTGGACGAAATTCCCCACAAAAATCCATTAATTGAGGCTTTATAAAATTTGTGTATTGGCGTTTCTGTATATCTTAAAACGCTCCAGCTTTGCCCAAAATTGTCTGATGTCATTAGCCCGTTGCTTGTTGACCCGGCTAAAATATCTGAACGTTGCTCGATTGAGTCTATAAAAAACACTATTTCTTCATCGGTGTTAACGGTTATGGCTAGATGTTCAAGTGTTGCATATCCAGTTGTAGTGCTTAAATTTCCATCTCCAGTAAAAGCATGTACGTTTTCCGTAAAATCAAATTGTACATCTCTCCAGAACCCGGGTCTTTCAGACAACAAGTACTGTCCTTTTGGGACCAAAAGGTCGCCATATTCTGTTACTTCCGTAACACCAACAAATTCTATATCCCCTATTTTTCCTTGGGAATTTGTAATTCCTCCGTCACTTCCTGGTGTCGTTTCTCCGTTTTCTGATTTTCTAACTCCAATGCCAAGATAAAAAGACCCACTCATCACCATGATTCTGAAACCAAGATGCTTGCTTAGATTTACTACAGGATTAAAACCGGAGGTGTTTAATTTGACCCAGCGTTGGGGCTGTGTATCCTTAAATTTTATTGTTACCTTATAAGATTTATCTCCATCAAATGCTTGTTCTACCGTAACTTCTGAAGATCCACTAACAATGTTGTCAATGGTGTAGCTGTCGTTTTCTGGATTGTTAAACAAAACAGTTGTGCCGACAGTTGAATTATCGAAACTTTGAAATTCCTCTACAATTGCCGATTTATCAGTAATAGCAAAAAAAGTAGTTGCATCACCAAATAATTTATCTGATGCATTTGATTGATAAGTGTGTGTGTCATACATCTTAAGAGTAGATCTAATTGGGTAAATAGGTTCTTTGGTGACCCCGTTATGATCTAGATCTGGCAATTGATCAAGAGTCAATCTCCCTAAAGCGATTTGTCTTGCATGTATATTGTCAAACTTGTCAACAGACAGTATATTGGAAACCTCATTAATCCCATATACTGTTAACTTCAACAAGCTCGTGGTTGATATTGGATCAGCAAACAAAATCTTGCTTTCATCTGAAAACACTTTATAAATTACGGTTGGAAATTCGCTGTTTACAGAAAGGTCGTATATTTCTCCTTCCGAAATATCTTCTGTAGTTTTCCACGTTTTTCCATCTGTTGTTGTCCAATCGGTAACTATCAAGCTTGAATTTAGATCAACTTTTTCTGGATCAAATGACTTGCTACCACCATGCCTATGAAGAAGAAGGGATGCATCAGTTTTTTCAATTATGGGATCATGAAGATTGGCCAAGTTTCTTTTTACATCGTTGTTGGTAGTGACAGAAGAATCACTTGTAATCGCAGTTGCTATTAAAAGAGTGTTCTCTTCAGTTAAATCTCCAGAAATAACAACTGAAGAATTGTTACTTATTTTTCTTATTACATAATAAAATTTCTGTCCATTTGTTGTGGCAATATTGGTATCTGTATAAGAATAGTCAGTGGTCAACTCTTCGGTGTTTACAGTTGCTATAGATATCCAGCTATTTCTGTTATCTATGGAGCGGAGTATTTCAAATGAATCAAAAGTTTCACCTGGCAAATTGGACCATTCAAGAACGATATCGTTACCTGCTAAAGATACGTGTCCAACAACTGGTTCTAGTCCCGAACTAATTGGGGCAGAAACAGATACTGTATTTATGTTGTAATATCCATTTGACGGATTTAAGGATTGTCTTCCATACAAATCTTCTGAAACTATAAAATATGTGTATGTTTGGTCGGGATCAACACCGTAATCAGAATAGTGAGTTATATTAGGAGACAGCTCATCTATTAGAGAAAACTCTGCAAAGTCCAACACTCCTTCTCCTTGTGCTCTATACACAAGAAATTTGGTGATTAAATTGTTTTCATCTGTAGGACGCTGCCATTTCAGATTTATAATGCCATCAAAACCAGAACCGACAAAATTGTTTGGTGCTAATATGTCCTGCAGTTCAGTTGCTGCGGGTATATCAATGGTCAAAGATGAACTTTCTCCAGTTGTGCCATATTTATCAATTGGTGTAAGTACAAATTTGTAAGTAAAATCTAGATCTGGTGTATCAACAATAAATACGTTGGTATTCTGCAATACAACCTCAGAAACAAACGCATAATCACTGTAAGGCTCATTGGCTTGCTTTTTGTATGTTGTTACTTTTACTTTGTAAGTGTCAGAGTTATTTCCCCACGTAACAGTAATTTTTTTCAAATCAAAAGACGCATTTGGATTCCTTACTTTTTGTGGGGTAGTGTACTTACCTATTTTAGTTCTTACAAGTATTCCTTTGCTTTCTTTCCCATCTAGCTGCAAAGTTGTTATTCTCGTAGTAACAACAGACTGCTCAGGAATAGACCTGTATCCAGTACTATAATTTATTAGTCTTAAATCAATAGATGTCTGCCCAATTGTTGTTTCTACAGGGCGTGATTCGGTTGTTCCATATTTGTCAATGGTTGTGTATATTCTGTATTTCAAGTTTGTGCTTGTGCTGTACTCGTCTCCTGGTGGAGTCCATGAAAGACTGAGCTTTACATTTGCTGCTGATTCTGTTGCAGAGCTAGACGCTAAAACGTTTTGGGGGTCATTTAGTCCATTTGTTGGAATCGAAATACTTGTAAGCCCCGTTGACTGTCTTGATTGAGTATCAACTGTATATAAAGTAATCAGGTATTTATGATTATTTTCAAGCAATGTTATTTTTTCACAGACAGCACTTGAATTAACCGATATTGATTTGGTGGAGATTACAGAGTTATCAGTGTCTAAAAGACTATATGTGATTAAATAGTTCGAGATTAGATCCGTAGAAAAGTTTGCTGGTTCTTCCCAACAGACACTTATAGATTCATTTGATGGATAGATAACTACGTTTTTTGGATTCGGTGGCAAAAATGTTGTTATCGGAGTGGTTACGCTGGCTGCAGAAAAAGAAGACTCGTTACCGCTAGTGTCTACCGAAGACACTTTGTAATAATATGTAGTATCTTCTTGTAACAAAGAGTCCGAAAAAGTGCTGCTTTCAGATTCGGAGACAAAATCAAAATCAGAATTGTTAGTACTTCTATATATGTTATAGTGAGAAAAGTCTGTTTCTGAATTACTATTCCAAGACAGGTCAATAATCATGGAATTTGAAGGAGCATTTGAGTTTAGATAGTTGTTCACAGCCGACAATCCAGAAGGAGAGGCTGGAGCAGTAAGATCGGTGTAAATGATTTGTAACAAGTCACTTACGCATCCATTTGCAACCGTAAGATCAGAAATTCTTTTTATTAATACGTATGATGTAGTATTAGATTCAAGCGTGAAATTAACAGAGTTCTGTGTAGATACGAAAAACCCATCTACCATTCCCGAACCGGGAGCAACAGTGATTACTGGAAAATTCTCTGAAGACACTTCCCAGCCAGAAATTACGCCATCTTGAATTATGTCACTAATTAGAGACAGTTGGTTATCACAGCAAATCATTCTGGCAGCGTCAAGGGTACTAGAATATACATCTCCTTGGAGAAAACTTGCCAAATGGTATTGTTCGGTAAAAAGGGGCATTATTGAGTTCTTTCAAACTGACGCAAATACGCTAATGCACGACCCTTGTTGTATCTTAAAAGTGTTTCAAATCGTGCTTTTTCTGAGGGATGAAGAAGAAATTTGTATAGTTTTCCATTTATATGAACGCTTAATTCTCCAATTTCGTCTCTACCATTCCACTGTTGATACGTTCCAGAAAAAACGACTGGTGTTTGAGATAACTTTAACCAGTTCATATGTTTAATTGCACCTGTTCTCCTGAATCCAGGGTAAAAACGACTGCCAAGTTCATTACTTTGGGTTGCTCAGAGCAATAAGGATCATACTCAGAATCTGTACAACTCGAACATACATATGAAGAGTTGTCATTCACAGTACCAAAATCAGAACCATCAAAAGCATCTATTACTAAATACCAAACCTGTGATCCCAGTGTGTTTCCGGGCACAAAGGAAACAGCAGTTGTACTGCCTGCCGAAATAGGCAGTCCAGTACTTGGAAAATTGGAATTCACTCCGTATGTCCATCCTGTCTGGTTGTTTCCAGAGAAGAATGAATACGTTAACTGTGTTCTGTTTACATCGTTATAAAACCTTACTCTAAAGTCATATGTTTTGTTACTGGATGTATCATTTTTAAAATTAAAACCTATGTTACAAACATGTGTTATGCTGTTATATGGGTCTTCTGAAACTGGCAATGGCAACGATGGAGAAATTATTTTTATTCCAATTCTTAGATTGTTTCCAAATTGTTTGGCATCCGTGGTAAACAATCTGTTTGGTTCAATTATTTGATAATCTGAAAAATCTACACTGTTCTTTGTATTTATGCCATATATGATATCTGCATTTACTGGTATTACGTGATTATCTGTTAAAAGTCCAGATTTAACTCTTGAAGAAAGAACAAAGTTTGTAGTAAAAAAGTGAGTAGCCCTTGAAGTCAAGTTCTTTATTGTAACAGAGGTCAAAGACGGACTTATATCTTTTACTCGTGATTTTAGAATTGCTCTAAATTGAATAAATTGTTTGCGGACATAATCTATTGCAACAAATCCGTCTATGTCTTTTACTAGATTGCTTGACCATTCTTGGTCCAAAATATCGTCAGTACTGTCACCATAACGTATTTGAAGGTTTAGTTCTGTGTTTTCTGGTTCTACAGATGTCCAAGTAATAGTTCTCCAAGAAACCAGGTCATTAGTCCCGTTAAAAACTTCTGATTCATATACTCCAACTTCAGTGTCAATTAGGTTTCCACCATAAAAAGTGTTATCTTCTGGAGAATCATACGAGTAAACAACATTGCCGTACTCATCAATGTCAAGAATTCTGGAACTTGGACTGAATTCTTTAATTGATTTTAGGTCAAGACTTACCACAGAACAATCAGAAATATCACTAACATTACCAGCCTCATCTTTTACTTTGAGGTAAATTTTCTTTTTAGGAACGAAAGTGGACCACTTCATTACTTTTCCGTCAGAGATAACAAATAGCCCACCAAATGTGTTTAGTTTGTTATCAATTACGTCGTTTATTGTTTCGGCATTTTTCAACACCAATTCCCAACCGTTATCGGTCTTCTTAAACAATAAATTTTTGTTACTAATTAGTGTTGTATTGCTCATTTTATGTCTCTAATACATCTGTAACAGAGGTTGTGTCAACAGAATAAAGTTTTAAAGTGTTTCCTGTAATACTTTGATAGTCTTTTTCGAATGAAAAATCCTTTAAGTCACTACTATAAACAATGCTGGAATCTGACCCAGAAATGAAAATTGTATCACTTATTAACAAATCTGATATATTAGTTTCTTTAGACTGATATATTATTGATACATCTCCGGTTTCCATGCTTATCAAATAAAGTCTTCCAGAATTGCCAGTAGCAGCAATTAGACTGTTTTCTATAACTCCCAAAGAATTTATTGTAGCCCCTATGCCTGTATAAGATTGAGACAAAGACCCATTTGTATAGGAATATATAGTACCGGCATCGTTACCAAAAAATATTGTATTGTCCTGACTTACGGTCAAACAGTTTGCATTGTTGCCAATAGTCCCAACAGTTATGAAGTTTTCTCCATCAGCACATTTATATATTTGTCCCCTATTAGATTGAGTACTGCTTCCTGTCATGATATACAGGGCGTTACTGACTGTTTCAACGGCGTTCACTTTAATATCGCTACTACCATTTGCGATTGCACATATTGGGGTCCAAACTTCTTCTGCTGTATTCATCCTGAAAACTATTACAGGACTACTAGTAATGGCATATATATAAGTTACTTGACCAAATGTTAGGGTAGCTAGAAATTTTCCTTTGCCGACGCTATATTCATTTGTGCCTATTGTTGCTGTAGATGGGATATCCAAGGAAGTAGAAAATTCGTTTAGTGTTTCGCCTATATCTTGCACGACAAACTGACTGTATGGCACATAATCTAGCGGGGTTTCTCCATCGGATGTAAAATTGTCATAGATTGAAACAATCATTTTATCTACATTGGTTGTTTCATCAGAAGCCAAAACTTTGAATCTAAACTTACTTTTGGAAAGTTGATCCACTAGTTGTAAGCAGGCTGCTGGTTTATCTCTGTCAATGGTCGTAATTGTAAAAGGAATGCTAGCTGTGCCTGCGTGAGCAAAAAGAGAAGAATTTTGTGAATTTGAAAGAGCTAAAAGCTGTCCTTGGCTAGTGATAGCAAGCTTTGAAATGACAGTTTTGTATTCTCCAGAAATTTCTTTCTCTATTTTGTTCTGGTCGAAATCCTTAAACACTTTCAGTTTATTAGATATTTGTATCTCTACAATGTCATCTGGCTTAATATCTGCATCAAAAACTATTGACTTATTCTTAGAATCAATGGTGTAGCCAAACTCAATCAAGTTTTTGTTGATGTACACCTTTGAAGATTCTGAATTAATTTCTAGCGTAGTACCATCTGAAACAAGAAGGTCTGTATCTAAAATAAAATATGTAGATTTGTCATATGATTCATTCAAAGATATTTCTGTATCATATTCTTCTATTTCATCCGGTATGCGGTCTGTTCCTGGATCTCTAAATGTCATTTCGTACAACTTATTTAGAGCAGAAAACCACAAACTTTTAGTTGTTGAATTATAGGCCAAACTAAGGATATTGTTGCTTCCTATATCGTGAGTTGACGTGTTTATCGCCTCAAACGCAAAACCGCTCATTTTATTTATGCCGTTTGCGGTTGCAATAAATCTGTTTGCCTTATTGACGATAACTATGTCGTTAACATGGTTCGAAGACAGCCCATTAGAAGAATTAAATGAAATGACAGAATTGTTTTCATCAATTCTTATTAATCCGTCATCTCCTCCTGCCCAAATGATATCATTTTCATCAACGGCAACAGTTCTTAGGTTTGTACGCAAAATACGAGGAGTAAGCGAAGAAACAGTATTTTGAGCAATATTAATAGAAATAGTGTAAATGCCACTAACTGTTACAACTACAGCATTTCCATTGCTATCCATTGCAATTTCTTGTACGTAGTCCAAAGCCTGACTTGACCAATTTTGACCACCATCAACTGAAAAGTATACCGCTGTATCAGTACCAACAAACCATATTCCGTTTTTAGAGTAATTGATTGCTGTAATAGTGAAATTGGTCTTGCCTGTTTCAAGGGGTATCAACTTTATAGACGAATCTTTGGTGTTAAAATAGGTTAAGCCAGAAAATGTCCCTGACAAAATTCCGCCAGTTACGTCAGCAAACACATCGAAAACTCTGTCATCTGGCCAAGTTGGTGCAGAAGATTCATTTATTGCAAGTACTGATAATGGCTTGTCACTATATCCAAAATACATTTTTAAGTTTTTGATTTGCATTTTGGTAGACAATGAATCAGATATATCGCCTATGGCAAATTCTTTTGTATTAAGGATAGAAACTGTGGATGTGCTATTTGTTTCAAAAGAAACAGAATTTAGTCCAGTGTCGTCTGTAACTGTTGCATCACCTATTAAATAAAATTCTGGATGTTCTTTGCTCTCAAGTGTTGTATCACCACTATTTTTAAAATAGTCATATGTAATAATGAAAGAGCTTGAAGCCGACTTTTTGACTGCTGCAGGATTAAAGGCTTTATTGTCGTTTCCGGTTAAAACTACATCATCATCAAATCCTGTAGCGGAGCCGAAAAATATCCCTGATACACCATTGTAAGAGCTGTGGAATATTTCTCCAAGCTCGTTGTAATCAATTTTTGTGCCTTCATCAGTCCCTATTATGTCTATAACTTCATTCGAAGAAACGATTTTGTTGTATGATTCAAAAAAGATAGAAACAGAATCATTCGGAATAATGGATGACACTACCGGATTTCTGCACGAAACAGAACGGTGAGTTACTTGTGTGGCAGGCGTTAATTCGGAGTCATCTGCAACAAATAAAGCTTTGCCCCATATTTGTGCAACTTTTTCTGTTCTGTCTTCCCACACTATCACAACTTGACTGGTTGTTGCTGTAGTAATATCTGGTTTAACACAATTTCTTTCTAGGTCACTTACTAGTATACTAGTTCCTGTACCAGATAATGTTCCATCGGTTTTGAATTGTGGAAATCCAGATGAAAACCAATCTTTTGCCAATATGTCAAACGTACTTACATAGATGGCTGATGAATCTCCAAAATCTGCTTCGAATGCAACATACACTTTTGGATAAGCAAAAACTAGCGATGGGTTTCTGAAATCAACAGACTTATTCTTTAGGTTTAAATCTTTAGTAGTGTAACTAACAATATTTGTATCATTCCCAAATTGAGCACTAGAATTCCAAGCTAACAACTGTTTGTTGCGGATTGCACAAAATAGTTCAGAGTGTCCATTTCGGTCATCTTCCCATACAACATAAATATTCCCAAAACTGTCTCCGGTAATTTTTGGCCCGTTCTTCTTGGAATTTATGCTTGTTAATCGTATTTTTGGATTCCATCCTACAGTGTCTTTTATGCTCACACTTATTTCAGGACGGTTATAAGACAAATCTTCGTAAACAACATAGATGTTATTGTCGGTGTTTATATATATATCTGGATTTTTGAGAGTAAATGCTGCAGATTCTACTACGACTTCGGTTTTTCCCCATTCACCTCCACTAAATTTAGAATAAAGAATTGAACCTTTTCCGCCAGAATCATCTCCCCATACAGCGTGATAATTGTTGTCACTGTCAACTGCCATTTTTGGTTTTCTGCTGTTTGCTGCCGGTGTAGCAGTTTCTGTAAAAAGTCCAGTCCCGTCTAACAGCAATTGTTCGTTTCCAGCAGAAACACTTGCAAGTCGTTGATATATTTTTATGTTATTCCCTTGACCAACAATTCTGTAAACTCTAGTTAGACTTGCATTCACATTCACAAAAATGTTTGCATTTTGTAACGTGATGGAATTTTGAGAAAAAGTTATAGTTTCTTGGTGGGCTCCATCATTTATATAGATTCCCACTCCATCCTTGGTGAGATCATCTTCTACGAATGGCTCCTGTTCTAATTTTAAAAGATTAAAAGTCAGCTCAACTTGCCATCCCTTAGCGTTATCTACGTTATCAAACCACTTATGTCCAGGTGCTCTTTGTGACAAATAGTGAATAGTGTGAGATACAGATGATGGATCGTATTCATTTATATTACTTGCGGTCGTATCAATATACAAAGAATCATTAGAAAAATACTGAACATCACTTAGATCAGATTCTTCTATGTTCGAAATTACATCGAAGTCCGATATGGTCAGAGTGCCCAAACTTGTGTCTAAAAAGTAGTCAGGTTCATGTTTGGAACCATACAGTGCTCTTATGCCGTTAGCACTTGCTATATATTTGTTGTTGTTTTTGTCTATAAAAATGGATGTTATAGGAGAAAAATTGCGATTAACAGTTGGGAGTACTACCTCTTTTGAATTTTCATTCAGAGTAAATATTACAGAGGAATCACTCGAAGAATCTGGATTCCAAGCGATAAAGCCGTTCTTGAAATCTTCGATTGAGCCATTTTGAATGTTTACTACTTCATAAAAATCAAAATCGTTATCATCACTAAGAGTGTCTACGTTGAATGCTCCAGAAGTAGAATATCTAAAAAAGCTCCAAACTCCAGAAGTTGCAATGGCAGGATTCATATCTCCAAATTCTAGTCTCTTTGCTTGTGATAAAGAATTTAGTTTGCCACTTAAATCGAGGGCTAAATTGTTATTAAAATACAATTGGCAATCGCTATTAAATCCTGTGATTCTTACGACCTGAAATTCGGTAAATGGATTTTCTGTTGGAATGTCATACTCATATTCATCTACGGAAAAGAACTTGATTTTGTTTTTGTACAGCGAAAGCAAACAGAACTTTGTTCCGTCATGAATAGAGACAGATTGAAAATTTGTATCGGCTGAATCTACTAACTTAAATTTAAACTCGACAGTCCAACCAACATTGTTTAGTACGTTCTCTTTCCAAGATGATCCACTTGTGACAATTTCTATTGTTTCATACAATAGATCGCTGCTAGTATCACCAACACCAACATGGACGAAATATGTTTGTCCACGATCAAGGTCTTCTATTTGATAAGAGTTCGTTGTGTATTCTATAGCTCCAGTATCAAATACGGGAGTTTGCAAAGATGGAGTTTTGGTTATAAGAAGCCTGAAATAAGCTGGCAACTCTTTTGATGTTTCTTGCGACTTAAATACTTTCCATGTCACTAAAGGAGCTAAATCTGTTAAACCTATTGGCTCTTTATAACCGTTCACTTTTAAATCAAAAATTTTCCACGAAGCATCAGATATTGTTACTTCGTCTGTTTCGGATTCTGAAATAATAGACCCTAAATACGATATTTTTAGTTTTGCTTTTACGACATCATCTTTTGCCAATGACAATCTAACAGTTTGTCCGGTCTCCGTTTGTTCTACGTCGTTAACGTACCACACAAAATCTACTATAACGCTATCTGGATTGAGATATGGATTTGAATTATCAAATTCATAATTGACTTTCAGTAGATCGTGAATGTTTGGGTCAGCGGGGAGTATTTCGAGAGTAGTAAATTCTGCTGGAGAAGACTCTATCTCTACAGCGTTTGTTTCTGAAGGGACTCCATATTCAAGACCGTCAAAAGGAATTATTTTTGCACTCCAAGTGTCTCCAATGGTTATGTTTTTACTTGGAAGCGTTTGAAGATCATTAAATGACTCTTGTAGTACACCAAATTTATACCATCTTATTTTTGTGCCAAATTCCTCATGACTATCGGCATCGATATATTTGTATGAAACCGATAAATCTTCGGAAGAAAATGGGTGACTTGGTGATATCTTTGCGTTGGTAACATATGGCAGTTGATTAACTTTGAAAGAAAAAGTCAACCAATTAGAAAGGTGTTTTCTGTTTTGACTGGTATCAACATCTAATACGAATTCTGAATCCCATGCCCTAACTTGTCCGTAATAAGTTGTGCCCCTTTTCAGATCGTAGTTTGTATATTCATAACTAGAAACAGTAGATTCAACAACAGATGATACTATATTCCCCTCAAAAAGCTCACTACCAACATATCTGTTATATGTACCTATTTTTATTTCAAAAGCGTGCTGTGCAATACTTGCAGCGTTAGACTCAAAATCCCAAGAGAAAAATGGATGCAATTTTGTGTATACATCAACGATCTCTGGATCTACATTGTTTATTCTTATATTATTGATTGTAGTAGACATTATATGCTTATTATCGCTCCATTTACGGTTACTCCATCAGAAGCAAAGGATATTGTACCTGTATCACTTTTATTTAAAAGGGTATTTTTCTTGTTTGAATCAAAGGTTAGTTCTGTGTCCCAATAGTTTTGTGCTCCTTTTAACAGGACACCATTACTTCGGGCGGCATATATGTTGCTTCCTTCTGCAATAATTCTGGTTGTAGTAATTGTACTTGGTTGTGTTAAAAGCATTGGAAAGCTAGCAAATTGCATTCGAGCCAACGTTTTGTCAACTACATAATCTATGCCATATGTATATAATCTGCTGGACTCATGTGTTTTGGCAATTTCCTTTTTTATATATAATTCAGAAATAGCTCTGCTTAATCCACTTGCTTGATGGTGTAAATAGTTTGGATTTATAGAATTTATTTTCAATGTTGATGTAGATACATTTAATTCTGCTGTATTCGTCCAAGTTCCTTCAATGCCATCAATGTCTATTCTTGTCCTGTTGTTAGAAGAATCATATGTTATAAGTACCAAGTGAGTTCCGGGAGTGTATGGAGAAGAATAAGCATATACAATATTGGTTCCTGTAGAACTTGTTCCTACAGCAATTTGATTTTCCGTAGAAGAATGCGATCTTTCTATTACAAAAAAAGAGCAATTTGTAACAGATTCACTTAAATCATTGGTCGTCTTATCAGATTTTGCTATAATAGGGACCGTTTTTGTTTCTAAATCTTTAGAGATTATGTTTCTTGTGAAACCAATAACTGTCTCAGACTTATACCAAAAAGCAATAGTAAAATCTTCATTTATCAAAGTATCAGTAGCTTCATAAGAAACATCTTCTAGTACAAGAGCTTTAGTGTTGACATTTTTACTTTTAAATATGTCATATTTGCTAATTGTGTCAAAAGAGCCAGCAACAGATATGCCCAGTGAAGAAGAGTTGTCATTGTTTAGAACAAAATCGTTGTTCAGTGCTTCGTCTGACATGCTGTTATTAAAACGCCAAAGCCCTAATAAGTTGGATATGTATATCATGTTATTGCTCCTGACTGAGGAGTAATAATGTCACTATTTACACCAACTACAGATGCCAATTCTGTAATTGTCCATGTTGTTAACCCTTCAACTGGATCAAAAAAGACAATCTGTAATTGCGTACTATTAACCGCAGTAATGCTTTGAGATACTTCAGCATCAATATAAAAATCTCCACCATTCGCATCAACTACTGTAACCGCATCTGAAAATGTCCACAAAGATTCAAATGCTCCAGTTATAGAAACGCTGACAACCGTAATTCCTTGTGGTACATAACCAGCCAAAATTGTTGAAGAAGTGTTGCCTTCTGCTTTTTTGTTCTCTGTTAAAGTTTTCTTTATCCAGATATAAAGAATCGAATCCTCTAAAAAGTTATCAAGTTCTAAAATCCCACCATCACCAGAAAAACCTGTAAACAACCCACTATTTGACGAAGGTTGTGTTATGCCGTTTATAATTCTTTGCGATGGAGCCGGATCAATTTTGTATGTATTGCCTACAGTCAGTCCTGTAATAGCCGAAGAAAAGTTGATTGTGCCATCACTGCTATTTGTGTCTATAACAACATATTGTCCTGCTGCTGTGCCGGTTAAAATCGTCAATATCGAACCAGACAGAAAATCGGATTCATATAATCCATTGAGTGATGTATCTTTGATGCTAGTACTAGATGTAATTGATGTAATGCTTCCTGTTATTTTTTGGTGTTTCGGTACTTCTATTCCTATATCAATTTGTGGGTTGTTACTATTTTCTTGTAACATGAACAATTTAAGACTACTTAATGCAATTGAGGTGTTTTTTAATACAACACACCTATATTGGACTAAAGAATTATTTTTTTCATCAAACAAATTATCTACACTCAAAATATAACCAGAACTACCATTGTCATGAGGAAATATTCCGGTCCCTATGCCGCGAGATAAATCGCTTAATTGCGTATTTTCGAATGAAGAAAATGACAAAACCTCTGTGTCAATATTGACATATCCACTGCTAGTGGGAGCAGTAGTCAGGGCAATATCTGCAGAATCAGTTTGTACATCTGCAGTTATAGCGTTTTCTGTGTATACAGTATTGGTACTAATGTGTCCGCCAATACTGTTTGATGGAGTACTCTGAGAACTTTTTTCAACAAGACTAGTGTAATAAAATTCTATCATAGCGTTAACTCATAAAAATTAGTTCCGTCAAAAGTATATAAATTATCGCTCGTATAAAATCCTATATATAAATACCTTTCATCTCCATTTAACACCTTTATCGAATTGTCAAAAGTGTGAATTGTCGAAAAAGAAGAATTGTCAAACTGCACAAGTTTTCCGTTGGACATGCCTATGTACAGCACATTGTTAAAAGTGGACATAGAAGTTATTTTGGATTGTTGATCTGTAAATGTCTCAATTAGGGTAGGAGTTTGTGTATATGTATATGAATATAAATTGCTTTCATCTAAATCATTGTTGTATGTCGCAACAAAAATAAGCTCGTTAAAAAGCACAATAGACGTAATTTCGTCATTAAAAGTATATGCCACTTTAGGAGATGGTGAAAGTCTTAATAAAGCTCCATCTGACCGTCCTACATAAGCAGATTCAACTTCAATGTTAGACAAGGATGTTTGCCCATTAGCGACTGTTAATTTTGATACGGTTTCTATTGTTACTACAACATCTGTCAAGGTTATGGTCCCGCGATATATCGGGATAAAAACCTCGTCTTCTTTTGTACACGATTTGTTGCCAGCATAATCAACTAACAAAGCTTCTAATTTTTTCTGCCCACTTTCATCTTTAAAAGTCCAAGGTACTTTTGGAGTAAACGAAACTGAAGGAATTGGACTAAAATCACAAGGATCAGTCGTTGTGTCAGTTTCTGTTGAGTCTGTAGTTGTTATGGGGCCGAGAGTTAGCAATGAACTTATTTTTGTTTCCTTGAGTTGTAACGATTTTATGTCTGTTGATGCGTCTTCTGCGTAGACATTGATTACATGGTCTAGTTTGTTGGTAGCAAAAGATGTAAAATCGCTTAATTCTATAACTGCTTGTGGTGGAGTTGTATCTATGATGAATAATCCAGGGTTGGACACTTTAATATTGTCAACGATAACTATGGCAGTTTGCAATTTCTGGTCATCGTGTACTGTAAGTCTTAACTGGTAATCGTCTCCAGCAGGAAGAGAATCAATGTTCCAGCGTACAACATTCACACCCGCAGAAAAATGAGAAAGGATTGAAGTCCACTCTATCCCATTTTTTTCAGAATAGTAGTCTAAATTGTACAAGGTTTTCTGATTGTATGTGTTTATGACTTGACTATTATCAATTATAATCGTTACATAATCTGAATAGCTTTTGCCTGAAATTGGTGCCATAATAGCAGGTGGAGATATTTTGTGAATATTTACAGTAAAATTTTCTACTGATTGGCTATACTCTGAAAATTGATTAAGTGTTTCAGACTTGGCCCTTATTCGTATTCTGGCATTTTCTGTCTTGATCATTCTTCCGACTGTCCAAGTAAACGAATCGCTTGTACCTGGAACTCTTTTTGTGATGGTGTGCCATACAGTGTTTTCTTCTTTGAATTCGTCAGCATATTCTATTTCGTAATGAATATCGGTTAACTCAATTGTTTCTACGGAAGTTGGTGGATCAATGACGTTCCAAGAAATGTTAACTTGACCAAAGTTAAAAGTTTCATTTCCTAATGGACTAACTAAATTGGGGGCGTATACAATGTTCATTGCGACAAACAATCCAATGGAAGGCTATTATTTACAAATTTATTGTAAGTTCTCCTTCTTTATATAGTAAGGATCACCAAAGGCAAAATATGGATCTTCCAGCAAATATCGACTGTCAGGCTGTATTCCTATCAAATTACTGGTTTGATTTCTGTATGCTTCTAAGTCATCCGTGGAGTTTGTTTGTGTAATATCAGAAAATACGTTAAAATTGTCTTTTTGAATTGCAGACTTTTTAACTTCGGTTGTATCAAAAAATCTTAAAACTATTTGAGCAACACCATCTTTGAAAAGCTTGCCATCTTCTTTGTATAAAGTAAAATATCCAACATAAACAAAAGAGTCTGAACTATCTACAAGTTCTGTCGTTATGTTAGCTAGATTAGCAAATCCTTGGTGAACAACATCAAAAACTGGTGGTTGTGTTAACTCATTTTGAGTAAAAATCTTTACTTTTACTTTTATACTATCACTTGTTAATGGAGAAACCACAAAACGACCATTATATTCAGGAAATAAAGAGTCATCTTCTTTAGTGATTTCAATACTGTATTCTTGCTTAACAAAGTCGGCTATGACGTTTATACTTATGGGGGTTGTCTTGCCTGCATAAGTAATTGTTTGTATACATACTGTTTTGCTTCCAGAATTAGGAGACAAAACCCATTTAAATTCTGTTGTGTAATTGTTTATTTCTGGACTAAAATTGATCCATTCACCATAAACAGTATCATTTTCGTTTTTTACCCTGTAAGCAACCAAATCTGGCGACCCAATTAGTGTTATGTTAATATTTCGTTTTGATACAACAGGCGTAAAAGATGAATCATTGTTTATGGTAAAGTAGTTAATATCTGCTCTTTTTATGCGTGCCAAGTTATAGATTTGGGAATCTTCCGTATTTTGTGTGTCAGAAAAAGGCACTGCACAAATTTTAGAATTTTGATTTGGAGCTGTTGCTTCTTGTATAAAATCACAAAGCTTATAAGAAACTGTTGTTACTGGCAGTTGACCAGCAGAAGTACCTGTTTTGCTGTAAGTGGTAATGGTACGCCCAAATAAATCGTTTGTAACATTTGGTTGTAGCCCACTAATGTTGTAGTTGTAATCAAACCAGTTTTGACTTCCGCTTGATTTTAAAATATCGTTTCTGTCGTCTATTAGTGCCCCTAATACTTGACTTTCGTTGCTGAATCTGAAGTCTTCCCACAGTATAAGAATTGTATCATTTTTTAGACTGGTGATTGTTGGTCTTACGCTGTTTCCTGCAGAATCTGTAATTCTTATATCCGAATATCCAGAGGCCGAACTTGTCCAGCGACTTTCTACTGGTATATTGCATGTAGTACACGAAAAACTAATTGGCTGTATTGACACTTCTTCAGTGCCGTCATGAAAAACAAATGAAATTTTTACAAAATATGTTTGATTTGGACTAAAATTGAAAGAAGAATTTCCAACAACAAACAGCACTTTCCGTGCATGACCGGGAGCCACAAAAACGCCTGTAGCAAAATCTACCACAAACGAATCATCTGTTAATTGAAAATTGTCTGGATTTAATGCTGTTGAAACAATTTCTGTCCTTGAGCCAAAAAACACTCTATTATCATAGAACTCTAGTTTAATTCCAATATTAGTATCATAGTTTCTGGTGTTTTTTACAATGAACTCCAATGTATTTATATAATGAGAATAACCGTTTCTTAGTGAAGCCAAATATCCTTCTTGTTGCAAAAGAGGAGTTGGTTGATTTTGAAGCTTTTTTGAAACCAAAATTTCATATTCACCAAATCTGTTATCATGGTATGTTATGTAAATACCAAGAGAATTTACAGCCAGTTTGGGATTCGTTGATCTTCCTTTTGATTTGGTAATTCGAACTGGATTGAAATAGTCTTTGCTGTTAGCATAATAAATTTCCCAATCCGCATCTTTACTTGATTGCCAACACATGTGAGTTATATTTGAGTCATCAACAAAAATATCTGGAACCTGGTTGATCCCCTCTCTTGTTACTGTATGTGAAAATTTAAAGTCAGACGACTGGAAAAATTTGGTTAAATAACTTCCGGTTGGTCCGTACAGACTGTCTCCACAAAAATCTCCAGTCCCTGTTATTTTTATTTGAGGGATTCCGCTAGCAGTGTCTTCGTATGCGACCATTAGCTCGTTATTTGCGTTTAAAAACGTTTTAGGACGAGTGCAATGTCCAGAACTTTTGGCAACTAAAACTGGATGAGTAACACTTGTGCCGCCAGAACCATACCCGTTGGGATCATCAAAAACCAGATCTCCGGCCTGTGCGAAGAACACCCATTTACTAAATTGCCCCAATCTTTGCACTGGATGTACTCCATAAATCATTGAGCTTATCAAATCAAATGGTGGTACAATATTGTCTCCATGAAGGTTTGGTAATTCGCTTGTAAATGCGAAAGTGTTTTTGTTATTTATCCAATAAGAAGATAAGTCTCCGCTGTAACTTATTAAAACTCTTGCTCTGTTCAAATATGTTGGATCGTTACCGCTAAAATCCCTTTCTAGTACAAGTCTGCCGTCTTCAATTTCCATTTCATAAATAACGCGAGTAATAATTTCGTCACCTAAGTTTATTGTGTAAAAAGCCACAGGAATATACACAATAGTTTGTGGTGATTCAGAAAGATAGTGAAAAGATGGACTACTTCCATCTGCAAAATCATATGGTGGTAAATATCTTGGATTTTCTTGATCGAGTTTTGATATTCGAATTTGACGTAAATAAATTTGCCACTTTCCAAGTACAAATGCTTGATAAACAACAAAAATATATTGTTCGTTGTTTATCATTAAAAGGTTATTCTTCGCAGTACAAACAGATGGGTATGCACATGGAGCAGTAACAGACTTGTTCCCGTATTGGTAAGTGTGTAAAGGCAAATTTAAAACATCTGACAGGTCTATGTCTGATGGCTCAAATAGTCCTGTGTCATTCTGATCAAAAACAAAGTACTTAACATTATATAAGCTATCAGAAGTTGGAAAAGACGGAAGATTGACCGATTCAGTAATCGAGTTGCCGCTTACTGTAATAGATATGCCACCACTTACAGTTATTCCGCTTGAAGTTGCAAAAACTTCAAATTGGTATATTCCAGGTTCTTTAAAAGAAACTATTATTGAATCACTAGATTTTTGCGTTTGGGTTAAAACATATTCTGGATTTCCGCTGCTTTCAACCCATTCCCATTTTTCTACCTCAGTAGCCGAAGGGGTGACAGACGCAGTTAGCGTAGTAACAGTAGTACTTTGAAGGTCAATCGACTCACTGCTTGCGGTTATGCTTACATCGGTAAGCAGATTGTCTACAACAGTAACAACGACATCACTGAATGCTGATTCTGGTGTACAAGCAGGACAAGATACTGTTGCTCTAAATTTGTAAGTTCCTGCATCGTTTAGAGTAACAGTAAGAGTTTCGTCCTCTGACGTAATGGGCACGATTGGCCCATAAAGTTGAGACCAAACAACGGTTGTACCACTAACAGGAGAAATAATTGCAGTACGTGTAAAAACTCCCGTAGCGACAGTTATGTTGTTACCAGCATTTACGATTAAATCAGATATTATGAATCTCCTAACGGGTTGTCAGAATTAAATGTTACTTCCCAATAAAAATCGTTTTCATCCCATACCTGTGTAGCAGAAAGAACTTCGTAAGTTTTTCCGGCCAATGGACCACTTAAAAATCCTATGCCGTGTCCAACCTCTACTTTTGCTTTTTCGTATATTCTAAATGTAATTATTCCACTTAAAGAACCTTGATTTACCAGCGTACCACCACTATGAGATCTCCAAGCTAACACTGAATTTTTTACGGTAGTTTTTATTTCAGATAAAGATATTTTATTGATAGCTCCGTCTACTCGTTCCTCGAATGCAATGATTGCATCGCCAGATGGCATTGTGTCAATAACGGGATGTTGTTGACTTTGTGCTTCTGATGCTGATGTTATTTCGTTTTCAGCATTACAATCAACTCCTATTCCGCTATCCCCAGATGGTATGTTGTGCCACAAAATGTCTGGACTGGTCTCTGTGGTGGTTGTGGCTGTTTCTTCTTCATCTATACAGGTCGATGTTGATGGCACGTTTCCAAAAACACTCTCTGAGAAAGCATTAGGAGCTATCCAGCAATCTCCACAATCAAATCCGTCTGTACATGTAGATTTAGTACCTCTAATTGAGAAAGTGTGATTATCAAAAGAGAAAATAGTTGCACATGAACTGTTTTGTTCACATAAATCCATACTAAAACAAAACTCTTCAGCTTGTCCTAGACATTCTCCACAGTCCTGTGAGAAGTCATATCCACTTATAAATACTGAACAAGCAGATGGAATTACTGTATAAATTCTGCCTAATGTTGTTTTGTGCTCTAAATAACATTCCTTGCAAGAAGGACAGTTATCATTATCATCTATGATTGTGTAGATATCGCCATAAATCTCTTGGCAGGTTTTAGAACATGAAACATTTTTACACGTTCTGTAAAGTTTTGTTGAGTCAACAAACTGAGTACCTGATCCAGATGTACAGTCAATGCAATCAATTTCGTATGGCCCTAAACAACAAGATTCATTTGGCATCGTTGGACTGTGGTGTAAAACGATAATTAAATTGCTTTTAAAACTGCTGTCCTCATCAACTGTACCTGAATTTATGACTAGAGACACAGAATAAATGCCAGGACAAGTATAGTAGTGAGTTGGATTGGTTTCGGTGCTTGTTTCTCCATCTCCAAAATTCCATAAAGATGCAGACACAGTTTTGTTAGTTGTAAAAGTAAAACTAACGCTTAAAGGAGCATATCCTGACTGTGTAGTGGTAGTTATGTTAGTCATGGACTAATTACTCCACTAGTAAAAATTTCTGGAGTTAATGTCATTTGCAAATTGATTGACTCACCCGGTTGCAAACAAATTTTGTCTGGCACAGAAGGATAAGTTGGATCACTAGAAACAACAGAGAATGCAAAAGGAAAATCAGATTTACGTACAGTTAACAAAGGTCCAATTGTAAGTGTGCGATCTTGATAAAATGAAACATATAAATCAGTGAAACACATTACTGAATCAGTATCATTAGTTATTGTAAAAGGCACATAATCTATTGTGTGTTGATAATTATTAATCATCGAGGCTATGTATTCATTTTGTTGGTATAGTGGTCTAATACGAGATCCTGGCTTGACTGCTGCCATAATTTCCCAGACACCAAACCTATCATCGTGCCATACAATGACTAGATTGCCGCTGTTATCCCCCGTAATTGAGGGACGTAAAGACTTGCTTTGTTGTTTTGTTATTCTTTCTGGAGTAAACTCGTCATCCGAATTTGCATAATAGATTTCCCAGTCGAGATCAACATTGGATTGCCAAACTATATGCACAACATTGTTTAGGTCAATCCACATATCAGGATATTGGTTTAGTCCACCCAAAGTAACTCTTCTTCGATAAGTGAAATCAGTTTTGTCATAAAAGAATTTGAATTCACTATCAAATCCCAAAAAGTCGCTTTTTCGCCTAAAATCAGTACCTATAGGCAACACATTTTCTGGAGTATTTGTACCTACTACAATGATGTCCTGATCATTTCCAGAAACTTCACAATAAGAAATAAAAAGCCTGTTAAGATAGTCTATTTTTATCTTGGGATGAATGCTGTTTTGGTTTGGTGACGATATTAAAATCGGATCAGAAACATACAAGCCCTTATATTGATTAAGAGTACCTATTATTTCATTTTTGAATGTACACCAGCCACCAGTTTGTGACTGAGAATATAAAAGTTGACATCTTAAAGAGTTGATCGTTACATTTTCGCTTGAAGTAACGCCAAAATTGAAATGGCTATTTGCCCAATTGCTTATTTCGTTTTGGTCTGTGTCTGAAATAAACTCTGGTACAGGCGTAGAAACTGTATCTTCTCTGTTCCATTTTTGAAGATTTTTAGAAGTTGGACATTTTTCTGTAGAAACTGTTGTCTGAGAAACCAAAATGGTTAATTTGTTTTTTTCAAATGATTGATTGCAGAAAAAGTTTTCACCACTTCTTAAGTCGCAATTGTATATGTCAATGCCTTCCGTCGTGGCTGCAGTCCATACCGAAGTAATGGTGGCAATTTTAGTTTCTGATTCGCAATCATAACTTATACATGTTGACTTACATGTCCAAACGATTTCGTTTGTATTTTCTGGTGTTACACTGGAAATGTTGTCAGAAGTTAGTAGTACATCTGCTGACTTTTTAAACTCTGACAATCGAAGTTGCCTTAAGTATATTCTCCATGTTTTATTTTCTAAGGCTTGATATGCAACATACACAAACTGTGAATTTTCTGAATTATTATCGTAGTTATCGCTGTTCGTAATCCTTGGATATGCAACTGGAACTTTCTTGCCATCAAAGTAATGGGGAGGCAATATAAGTATTGAATCCACATCTTCTTTTGTGGCGTCCAAATCTGCCTCGACCCCAGTCGGAAGTGGTCTGTCTCCAATAAGTCCTGTGTCATTCTGGTCGTAAGTTATCCATTGTACATCATATCTGTCATCTGTTTTAGATTCATAGCTACCACTAAACTCAAAACCATTTGTTGGATTGATACTGAATTCTAAATAGTCTCCAGTAGAGTCACTGCTTACAGTGGTCAAGATAAACGCTTGTTTGGCTAATGGTCCGTTGAAAAAGAAAATCCCATCTCCAACCTGAACATTGCTTATATTTTCATATAGGTAAAGTTTTACCCTATAAAGTCCAGATTGTGTAATAATCCATTTTGATGGATTTTGTAATCTTCCAAATCTTAATGTACGGTTTGCCTGCACCTTGTTTTCGATACTTGTTTTAAATTGCTTTATTTTTATGACAGAAGGATCTGAATCATCTTCAAAAGCAACCAATCCAATTCCGTTATTTAGAACAACAACATCAGGATGTCTAACAGAAAAACAGTCGTCATTCGGACTGATTGTTTCATCTGCAGTACACACTAAGTTAGGTGGAGGATTCGAACCAGAACCATCACAATTGGTCCCTATGCAATCATCATCTGGTCCGGGTCCATTTGGTATATCACAGTCTGGACCAATACAGGTGTTGCAATCTGGATCTCCAGGTGGACAATCTGGGCAATCTGGCCCATCACAATTATTGCAGTCTGGACCAGTACAGTTATTACAATCTGGATCTCCTTCGGGACAATCAGGACAATCTGGTCCTGTGCATGGACCGTTACAATCAGAATTTCCAGGTGGACACGGACAATCTGGACCGATACACGATCCGCAGTCAGGACCAGTACATTCTTCACATTCTAACCAAGCTGCTGTTACTTGTGCTTCAATATCAGCTTTGCAAATCTGTACAATATTAGAGTTCATTCTGACTTTTATGCATCCATTATCATCTTCGCTAATGGCATTTGACTTGCATTCTCCCCATACTGCTTCTATAGCAGCAGACAAACTTGGAAAAAGTTTTGTCCCATTACTACAAACTTCCGTGCAATTTGTGCCACAAGCACAGCTATTTGGTGGTGGTGTACAACATGGCTGTGAACATTCACAGCCGATATCTTCACAACAAACCATGTTTATATCTTCGGTGTCAATGACTATCGTTGTTCCGCATACATCAAAAGTGCGGGGGGAGCAATCTTTTTTATCAAAAGTGAAAACTTTTGGCTCTGAATCAATACAGTCGCAACTAGTAATTGGTTTTTGTCTAGTAATTAATGCCCATAATTCATCATACTGGTCCTCTGTTGGACCCGCAGCAATGCTTCCAATTACCTTGTCAGATGGCCAGAAACTGGAAGGGCGACAATTTTGATATCCCATAGTTCCAGAGCCACAATTTTCATTAGCTCCAACATTTTGCGGTAAAGAAGAGAAATACGAATCCGTCATATTCCGGTTAAATTCAATAGTGGATATTTTTGCATTATGTGTTTCTAGACATTTAAAGAAGTCAGAAGGATATCCAGGCCAGTTTATGTCTGTACAAGCATCTTGTGAAGAATCTGAAATAAATCCGTGTACAAGAATGACAATTTCTATTCTTTGTGGTGGTTCAACGGCTTGCAAATTGCCCATTATATAAGCTGCAGCTTCTGTTTCGTTTGCATATATAGCATCTGGACAGCACGGACCAGGATCACAAAAAGCTCTGCCTTTAGTTATGCCATCTTGTAGACCGTTATCTCCATAAATGTTTATCCCGTTATTCGTGCATATAGTTCTAAGTTCTGATAATTTTTGCTGAAAAAGAAGAATCTCTTCTGGTTTAACTAATGGATCTGGTCCAGAAACCGAATTGTTATAACTGCCCACGTTAAAAAATATTATCTGTACTGTTTCTTTTTTGTTGTCTGTGCAACAGTCAGAGCTTGGAGATACTATTAGCTTATATTCACATGGGCTATTCTGTATAGTGATTTCAGCATCGCATTTCCCGCAATAAGCACAATGCAATAAGCAGCCATCAACAACAGATAAATTCTTACATTCGCAAGAGCAACTGGTATTTCCTAAATCCCACCATGAAAGTGTAGAAAGTTTGCTGCACCCATTTGGATCATTAATTATTAAATCGCACGCTTCGAAACAACTGTCGCAACTCAACGGGAATGGCACGCTATTTGGGCCACCTGTAGCTGTTCCGTCAGAGTTGCAAGAAACAGTTACTCTGTCATAACAACGCGGTTTAATTATGTCAGCAACTACAAGCGAATCACAGCAACAACAGCCCGAACTGCATTCTTCTGCTACGCACGAACTGGCTGTGCTTGAAGATCCTGTTGTGCTGCTATCAAAAGGATTGTCTAGGCATGTTGGAATTTCCCAGTTGCATGTGCCACTGCAATAATCTGCAGGTGGAGGTGGTGTATTCGGTGGAGTTGGCGGCGGTCCAAATGGACCGGTTCCTGGCGGTGGAGTTTGTATCAAACTCAGGCACGATGACATGCACGACTGATTAACTAATGGAGAACATTTGGGCGGAAATGTTTGCGTGCATATTTGTCCAACTGTACATTGGTCTATGCAGCTCAAACTTTTTCCCCATGTAGTAGAATTTTTAGCAAGGTTTTTTCTCTGTGATTATTTTTGAGTGCTACTTTTTGATTTTCAAAATAATCTATGTAAACATCTAATAATTTAAGATTTTTAGGTGAAAAAACCTGCTTAGGAGATACTGTTTCTGGAACAGCAACTTCTAGGTTGGGAGCCAAACGCAACAATGAATCAAATATTGTGTTCATGCCATTTTTTGTATTATTAAGCAAAAATCTTATAGTATTAGAAGGGTATGGCATCCACAATATGACTGATAGATCTGGTATAGATAAGTTGTCTATATTATTTATAATTTTCAAATCTTCTTCTGACACTTCGCTTTTTTGGAAATAACTTATCTTAATAAGGATATTGGCAACCAAATCGTTGTCCCACTTATCTTTTGCTGCTGTAGTCCTTATAATGATTGGATCGTTTTTTATATCAGAGATGCCTGCACTGGTTGGGTCCAACAAAGAATAAGTGTTTAAGTTTAAAAACACCTGGTCTATTGTAATACCATTTTGAGTGTTTATGATATTTGGATTAAAATCTGGCATAAAAAGCCACACAAAGTTTATGCCTTCGTGATAAAAGAAATACATGCTGTCGTTTTTGACTGGAGAAAATAATGGAGAAAACTTGCTTTCAATTAATTGCGACGTTTCTTCATCCAGTCGTTGAGGAGAAATCAGATTCAAAGATACGGGTTGATACTTGTTTGGGAGACCCTTTAAAATGTTTTGTAGATATGGTCCATATGCATAAACTGGTGCTACGGATGCCAATCTGTCAAACAACGTTTTTTGAGTTTCATTTAAGACAATTGGGTCTTTTTTCGTTTGCATCCACAGTCTCCTGTATGTGTGTCGGGTTTATCAAGTTTTAAGGCTTGCTGAGGAGAAACCTGTCTCGACTTTGAATTGTAAGTGTTAAAAACGTGTTTAAAGAAACTATCTTCGCTCTTTATTATGGGCTTAGTATTATTTTTTGTTGGCTCTGGCATTAAATCGGTATTTTGTGTTTCTAAGATCTCATTTTTAAAAATGTTGCCATAAATAGTTTTTATGTTTTTAACAGGCGTTTTCAGGTTTGTGTAATCCTTGATAACCGGAACAAAATATCTGTCACTTAGAATAAATTCTGTTTCGTCTAAATCGTTGCCTAATGGTCCTTTTCTAGTTTGTGGGTTTAACACAAGATTTGTGCTGACTACCTTGGTTGTGCAATTTGGGATTTTTATCTTTTTTCTATTTACAGTGTTAAAAGGGGTAATCCCGCTTTCCTTAAGATAGTTAAAAGATATTTTTTCACTTTCATCAGTAATTATTTCATGAAAAATCATTTCTCTAGGAATTTTTATGTCAGTAGTACCATTCTTGGTTACTACATGAAAATCAAACTCTTTGTGAGCAGACTCTAGTTGTAAATGGAGTTTCATTTCTTTGTCTGTAGTAATAGTGATCAAAATGTCTTCGGTAAAATCAGTTTCTTCGGGGACTTTTAACGAAAATGGCAATATTTGTTGATCTACAGAAAAGCTTTCGTTATAAAACACTGTGTCGCTAGTAAAAGTTTCTTTAGTGGTTAGATCATCAACTGTACATTTTATAGCCATTTTTACATATGTGGACAGTTTTTGGTTCATTTTGTCATCGTTAAAAAGGTTTATATACCCAGACAAAATTGATGGAGTTTTATCACAAACAATTTCGTTATTTCTAATTACACAATTATTCGTGGCTAATATGTTAAGCTGTTGAATTTCGTTGAACAACTTAATTTTTGTCGGTTTATGTTTTAGAGAATTGTCGAAATTTATAGTGAATTCAACATCAAAATAGGAATTATCTAAACCGCTTGGCGGATTAAGAGATATGTGCATTAATTGTTTCCTCAACTACGTTAACAAATCTGTGCCCAATAATTTTGTAATTAAAGTGGTCATGTACAAATTGGTATCCATCTCTCGTGATTTTTTGTAGAGCTGATAAAGAATGATAGGCAAACAGCATTTTGTCTCTTACTTCTGACACTTTAATGTCGGGCCATATTTTGTTAGCAAACTGAGGAAAGCCATCCAAAACTGGTTTTTTGGTATATCCATACGGAATAAAGTAGGTGCTAAACTCTGGTTTGGCGTATTCTAAGGCTCCTCCATATTTTGTGACTATAATTGGAATATTGAGAGCCAAAGCATGCATACTTGGCAGACAAAAACCCTCTCCAGCCGAAGGTGAAACAAATACATCTGCCTTCTTCATAAAAGATGGAATGTCTTCAAAGTCCAGTATTTCATCATCCACATAAATTGGAGCAGTATCCTTACTTTTGTAATTATCTGCCTTAATAGAATTAACCAAATGCCCCATCTGTTTGCCTTTATCAGTCTTTATCAAAAGACACACGTTATCCTTGTTAGTGAACCCATCATAAAATGCGTTTATTAAAAGATCAAAATTCTTTCTCTTTCGAAACGTCCCCATAGATAGAAAAGTAAACTTGTTATATCTGCCATTGCACCTTACTTCGTCATTAAATAATGCAGGATTGAAACAGTGTGGCACAACTTCGCATTTTGTTTTTAGTCCCCCTGTTACAAACACATTTTTATTGAAATGAGATGGAGTAATAATCAAATCCATCTTATTCATTTCGTGTATCCATTCTTTGGGCGGATCAATGGTTTCGTAAACAGTGAAACCTATTTTTACCTTGCTTTTGTCATCTTTTGGATATGCCGTAGGAATACAGTGATAAATTGATGCATGTTCCTCTGACAATTCCTTTTGTGATAATTTTAAAAATAGATCATTTCTTTCTGGGGAAACTCCCAAAATCCTGTTGTTAATTATTTTTATTCTCAAATCCAAGCTGGGATTAGCTTGTAAAATCGCTATTAAATAGTCTTGGGATGAACAAGAATAGCCAGTGTTATTAAGATAAAGGTGATAGTTGCACTGCACATGCAATTATACCTAATCTCCGTCTATTTCCATCTCTGCGGCTATAGGTGATTGTGCCGGATCGTACTTGCTTACAGACTTATTTATAATGAGTTCGTTAGTTAGTTTCACATATTTATTTTTATGCGTTCTGTAATAATTCTCATCTACTAACTCTATCTTTTTCTCTTTAAACAACTTCAGAATTTCCCTGTTGGTCATATAGTTTGATGGCAAATCATTAACGTTCACAAAATCATATTTTCCATCAAATTCTAGCGGTCTTCCATCTTTTCTTTTTATGGATAAGACATTAATCTTGCCGCTAAGTCTGGTATGCAAATACTCTTTTTTGGAAGAATTCTCTGGCTTTGGTTTTGGTGCATTTACCTTTGGAGCGACTTTTGCAGGCTCCCATTTTTTCTGCAACATTAGTTTAAACTGATTAATAGTTAGTTTGTCGGCTGATATCACATATCCAAAAAACTTTGGTAATTTAGTAATCCAGTTTTCCGAAGACATTTCAATGTTAATAATGCCATATCTGTCACAAATAAAAAGCTTATTCATTTTTTGGTCGTAAAAAGCAAACAACGTATTTAAGTCAGGTACATAGTCAACATTTGTATTGGGACAAACCGAAGAACTAATAAAAGATATAAATTGTGAATCTTTTAAATACATAACCTTCTTAAACACAAGTACATGCGTATATTGATCTAGATTGTCTAACGTATTTTCATACGCCGCGTCATCATGATAAACAATGAATTTATCTTCGGAAACTATGTTTGCGAAAATCGTTTTTTCCATATATCCTCAAGTACATCTTTCATTTGTAATGCAGCATGTTTCCACTGGAATTTAGACAGTAGCAACTTCTGAAGGTTTTTGTTCTTGTTTTTTGCCTCTTCGTAGTTTGTGTATACGTGTCTCATTATGGTAGACAAATTCGATATACATTCTTTGCTTTTTAAGGATGGGAAAAGTTCATTGTCCCAATAATGCAACGAACTTGTTCCGGGTTGTACCATTTCTAGTTTATCAATAGGAAGTAAATAAGAGTTTTTGTTATTAAGCCACGTTTTTTGCCCGCAACAATCAGTCATGATAACTGGCAACCCACACAACGAAGCTTCACAAGGAGGCAAGCATGTCGATTCGCCACGAGACACAAGCACAAAAGCATGACAACTTTTGTAGATTTTAGCCAGATTTTTCTCTGAAAAAATATTAGAAGCAACCTGAAAATGCGGTAAATCATCACTGTTTTTTATGCCTTTGGCAATATTTTCAATATCTTCAAGTATCTTGTTTTTGGATGCAGGCTTTGTGCTTTGCATATATCTGCTTAACACTAAAAGACTTACGTCATCTTCGGCAGAAAACTCGTTAAAGTAACTCTTGAATAATAAATCGTATCCTTTTCGGTAGCTCCATCCAAATACTGACAAAAACACAAATTTCTTTAATGGGGGGTTGAATTGAATGGGACGTATACTTTCGTTGTAATAGTCTGGATCTACGCCTGTGGGTATTACAAAAATTTCACGATTAGGCAACTTCTTCTCTAACACAGATTTTGCAAATGGAGATGTAACAATAATTGTTTGGTAGCTATCGCAAATTTGGGCAAATTTATCAGGAATACTATGTGCTTCAATCGTTGTATAGATTATTCTGTGTTTGCCACTGGACATTTCAGTAAAGGAGGGAATAATACTGTCAATTTTGATGTGGTCTTTTGGAAGCTTTGTCTCTTCCATTTCTATCACTTCTGTTAACTCATCTTCGTTTAATTGGTTTTGTCCCTTAATTGGGTCAATTGACACAACAAACCCAAGTTCTTTTAAGCTTTTGGCTAAATAACGATTTACCTTGCCATATCCGCCAGCTTCGTAGAAAATGCCTTTAATGCAAACAGGAATGCCTTTTAGGGGCATATTTTCGACATGGATGGTATCCTTCTTTGTTTGTTTAGTGACGGGACGGATACTGTTTACTATTGCTTTCTCCAAGGTATTCTTTTTGTCCCATTTAACAACCTTCAGCAAACCATCTTTTATTGATTTTTGCAACCCCAAAGACTTTGCAAGAGTGATTTGGTCAATGCTTGTATTAGTCTCTGGAAAGATGCTTAGATCTATGTCTTCAAAATATATTGTGCTGTTGGTTGCACTTTGTACTATCATAATAGTTTTACCTGTATTTTGTCTGTTAGATTTAGGTCTTTAATTGTATCATCTACTTTTTCTAGATCCTGTCCTCTCAAACCGGCGATGGTTATTTCTGTGTCTGGTATGTTTTTACCCCAATTGGTATCTCTGCTTTTTTCATTGCAAATGACATCCAGAATAGAAATGATGGGATTGTGCCAAGATTTTCCTGTACAGTAGAAGTGATTGTCTTCTCCTATAACGTCATCCATTTCTCTTAAAACTTCGTTTGCTACAGGTTCTTGTGAAACCATAAACGTATGGTCATACTCAGAGGACAGTTTTTCAATTCCTTTTAAGTAGGCAGATGACACTCCTTCTGCTGCAAAAATTAATATGTCCACATCAGAAACATCGCTTTGGGTATTTTTAGGGCGATTAAATAAATATTCGATATTAGACGATTCAATCTTTGCAGGAAATTCTTTTATACACCATGAATTAGAACAAATTCTTTTTATAGCTGTTTTGGGGATTATTATTCCACAATAATTGTCGCTTCTAATAATATTGTCTGTGAATCTGTTGTTGTCACAAATAATCGCATACTCATCACACAAAAAATACGGTATTTCTGAAGTGTGATATAATACGGTAGTAGATGCTGTCTTTTTTAACCAACCCATTACTTAAAACTCAAAGGTATAATTGGTCATGCACGATATTATAACTAATGAAAAACTCAAAGAAATACTCCTTTTTTCAAAGGATGCCCTAGTAATACTAGACGATTGCTTGGACAAAATTTTTGGTATTTCAATTCCACAACCCGTTTCTGCCAAACCGTTCTTTGATCATACTTTTGTTGTCTACGCAGATACTAGTGGTTTTCTTCGTTGTATAGACAGGTTTACTAACAAAATTGTTTACGAATATCATTTGAACGGCTTTGTAACTGACCAAATTATACATTACAAAAATAATGTGCTTATATTCCCGTTGGTAGTACCTGTACAAATTAATAAGTCTGGATTGTCTCATTACTGTATTTGTGAATTTTCTTTAGACGATTTTACCATAACAAAACACCCTTTACAACGGGCAACACTTCCAAAAATAGCAATTATTGATTACAAAATTATAGTGATTGATAGCGAGAAGAATTACGTATTTAACACAGAGGCTGCCCATGTCTGAAATGTCTTTGGTAGATTACGATAAATCAATACTATATGACAGTGATAATTTAAAAGTTAAACACGTTAATGGTTTTATATACGTTAACGATCTCAAGATTCCCACATCCCACTTGGTAAATAAGCATGAAACTTACGGGGACGAAAGTAATCTTGTAATACTATTAAACGACAACCATATCTTGTGCATGAAGAATTTGCAAATAATAGAAACAGTCGGGAAAATTGCAACACCAATTTTTGTGTTTGAAGATAAAATAATTATAGCAGTTAAATTTCATAATTCTTATTCTGTATGTGTATACAACTTCTCTGGCCAACGTCTGTCTCAAACATGTACATTTCCAGATAAATCATTTGAATTTGTTTGCACAAACAACAGAATTTTTGTTTCTCACAGTGAATCAACATTGAACGGTTTTGATTTTGATTGTAATAACACTTCGAAAAGATTCGAGACCGAGTATATAAAACAAGGAATGGTCACAAAAAATAACACACTGATATACGCCACAAATGGGCAAATTAAACTTTTCAATGAAACACTAGAAAACATAAGTCTTATAGAGTGGAACATTTCTGGCCTTTGCGGAATACACAAAGATTTATTGTATTTTTCATCTGACAATTCAATTGTTTGTTATGATCTTTTTTCAAAAAACGTAAAATACGAAATTAAAGGCACTAATCCAGTACAAAAAGTATTTTTCCATAAAAACTATGGCTTATTTTTGGTTGATTCCAATTTGGGTGTTTTTGACACTTCATTGGGAAAGATGTTGTTTTATACTAAAATACCAGGAGCAAAAACCATTAGCGTTATAAATGGTCCAGTTGTTAAAACACATTCTGGAGTATACAAGAAATTAAATATTATCAACTAAATAACGCACTTTGGGAAAAACAGCTTGGAAAAGAAATAACGCATTGTGATATTGTCTTTTATAATTCTTCATTTTATGTGTTAGCTGACAATTTTCTTTATGAGATAAACCAAGAAACAAAAGAACTTGGAGATGCCGACTGTTTATTTGTAGTAAATAACACAATAGCGTATACAACTAATAATGTGTTATATGTGGGATTCCAGAAAACATCCATAAAATGTAATTATGCTGCAAAATTTAGAAACGACATCCTTATAAAAAACACAATAAATAACCAAGACTTTTTATCTTTATATGGGACAGACTTAAAACACATAACTACGTCCAAGACGTTTAACCATATTAAAAACGTCTCATGTGATGATAATTATATAATCATCCTTTCGGGTGATACCCGTTTTTGTCTTGGTTCGGACTTAACAGAAGCAGTATTCGTGCCTGAAATTGATAGAGGCTTGTATTATTTTGATGGCAAGCAAAAAATGGAAATAGTATGTGACAAAGATACGCTTTCTATTTTGGATTGTAAATCTGACCTTGTAGTTTTTTCAAGACAGTTTGATTGTGACATTTGCAATGTTTGTCCATCTTCTTTCGGTCTATTGACAGTGTTTAATAACGGAAATGTTATATTGTTAGGAAAGTAACATGGTTGAAAAAATTAAGTATTTATATTACTACCTAATTGCATTTGCAGTGTTTAAATGTGACAAAGAAGAATGTTGCAGGAGGAAGTCGTGATAGAGTTATGGATTATAAAATCTTTATGTGTTTTTTCTGTTACTCTTATATTAACCAAATCTGTTATTATGGCGTGCAAAAGAGATTTTGTAGAGAAGAGATTTGAGGCGGCCAAAATAAACGGATATCCAAATCTTCTTCATCAAATATGGCATGCTATCTGGCATTGCCCTATGTGTTCTGGTTTTTGGGTTTCTTTGTGTTTTGCAGCAAATAATACGTGTTTTGGGCTGATTTACGATGTGTTAAGCATGTTTGGAGCAAATTGGTTACTCCATTGCTTAGAAGAATATTTGTTTAATAAACGTGAAAAATAATTACAGTGGATTTTTGGGCTTTTCTGCCTCTTCGTACCGTCTTGAAACGTGATCTAGTTTTGATTGGATTTCTTTCAGGGTTTGCTTGTTTTCGTTCGTTGCTTGAATGACAGCGGTTTGTCGTTCTTGAATAACTAGTTGTGTCTGGCTTAACGCTAGAAGATTTTCGCTTATTTTTACTACAGAAGATCTGATATTGTCTCTGTCTTCCTTGGATGTTTTATTGAACTCATCTTGTCTTGCATCTCTTGCACTTAACAGTGCGTATTCTTTGGCAGTTGTAAATCCCAAAGAGCACAAAAGAGTAATAAACATTATAAATAATGGATGCTGAAAAAGTACTTTCTTTTCCGTTGCGATAGCTTTCGTCATTGCCTTATAGCCTCTACTAAAAATTTTAGGAGTAACTTCATCTTCCTTACATGTTTCATATACTTCCATTCTGTGATAATCCCTTTCTTAGTCTTCTCTATTTAAATAGTTGTAATTAGCTACTTCTCTGGCTATTTTAGCCGCCTCAATATTGCTTAAACGCAAGGATTCGCCGTCAGAATCTGGCTTTAATTGAGCCAAAGAAACTCCTAAATCCGTTTCTTTCATAAGTTTGGTTAAGTTGGTAACTTCTAGGTTTATTTCTGATCTAATTAATCTGTCACAAAGATCTAGAACTTTTTTTATACTTTCTACGTCTAAAACATGGAAAACTACTGATTGCAGAAGAACTCGGTCAAACACATCAAGATAGTATTTAACCTTGGTGGGATTAGATTTGGATATTTTATCGATCAGTTCTTCTTTCAAGGTTAAACCTTTTATACTGTTTTTTTATACTTGGCTTCAACCAACATTGTGAAGCCATTTTTTATTCGGATAGTCCAGCCATCTTCACCGTTACTTTTGTCTCTAAAAATAATGTAATTTAAGTCCTTAAATGGATAAAATTGTGGCACATCTAGCTTGTTAACATCCAGCCACTCACTAACAATAATCTTTTTGTCGGGTATTTTGTCATCAAAAAGATGCTCATAACGCGACATAAGACCTTTTATTATCTCACGAGAAAAATCATCTAAACGCCGAACTTGTTTTGGAGTGACAGTATCTGTGTCAATGATGGTTGGGGGATGAGGAGTGTTATTAACATTGTTATTGTTATTCATAACGTATTATACATCTACTCTACACAAAAAATAATTCCTTCCTTGTATAATTAAGTATTCTTGAAGGGATAAAAAAATGTTTTATGAGTACCTGTGCGAAAAATGTAAAAAGCTATACGAGATACAACACTCCATGTCTTGCGATGATCAATTTAATTGCGAAAAATGCAAAAAACCATTAGTGAAACAAATTTCAATGCCATATTTTGCTTCCAAAGGCTTTAAGCCAACCCGAGAAGAAAATAAAGAAAATGATCACAAAAAAAAGGTAAAAGATCCAGAAAGAGCACGAAGAAATAGAATTAAAGCTTTCGGTTCATCCGATGTTGGAGTGCCCAAAGACAAGCCAGATCCTCGACACATAATAAAACAAGGAAGAACGTTGGGCGGCAGACAAATGGAAGTAGACAAGACTGAAATAATTAAAGCATTGGCAAACGACCCATTGTCTGTTAAGCTTGCCCAAGATTCACTTAAAAAGAAAAAATGAAAATCTTCATACTATACGAAGAAAACAAGGAAGATATCTTAGAAAAAACAATTTCTTCAATTAAAGAGTTTTGTGATATACCGATACGTGTAGTTAAAAGTAAGGAAGAACTTCCAGAAGAATCTATTGTTTGGCCATACAACTTCTTTCTTACCGAAACACCAAACATAGCAAAACTGCAAAATCTATACAGTTTCTTTCAAGAAAATAAAGAAATAAAATCAGTCACTCTAAAATGCCCACTTATTCCAGCCCGTACAACCAAAGACACTTTTAAAAACTACAACTATAAATTTGGAGAAAACATAGCCTTTTACAGAGAATCAGGCACCGAACATTTGGGAGTGACTAGAGCTAATGAACCATTCAAAGTTATTGAAGCCTACAAAGATAATAACTGGACCTTATTAGCAACTAGAGCAGGTTTTCACGATGACTCTTTTAAATTAAGATGTAAAAAATATCTGCCAATTCACGAGAATCATAATGCAATAGATAAGCACATATTCATTATTGGCTCTGGCAGGTGCGGCACTACATGGTTAATGAAATGGTTAACTGCTCACCCTTTATGTTTTTCTGGTCCAGAAACACATTTAATGATGAAACTGTTTCCATTCTTAAGGGAAAGACCCAATGCTCAACCTTTGGCATGGGTAAATTTCAGAGAAGATGTAATACTTTCACTACTTAATGATTTGGCATACAATCTCTTTTCAGAAAGACAATTTGGTTGCCGATCTGTACTGGTCGATCATACCCCGCTTCATTTTGCAAACAGAAAAACTACACTGCAAATATTGCCAAACTCCAAATTTGTACACATATACAGAGATGGAAAGTCGGTAATAGAATCTTGCATTAGAAGGTGGAGTAACGAACCTTGGGCAGAAGGGGGATTAAAACGTTGGTGTACAAGATGGATTGAGATTATAAACGAAATGATAAATACAGAAAGTGATTCAACGTATAACACAATTCATATTAAATACGAAGACATAATAAACAATCCAGAAATATCTAAGAAAATAACAGAATTCTGTGGACTAGAACACCACCAAGATATCGAACCTTGGAAAACACCAATTAATACAGACAACAAAAGTCATTGCCCCGATCTGTGGAAAAATCTATCCATTGATCAGAAAAAAGAAATGATGATTATGAATGACACTTTAACCAGAATTGGTTACAGCCCAGTTGTTCTTTAGACGGCTAAAATAGATACTTGATACAAATACTTGTCAAGAGATTCATTCTTATTTATAAAAAAGTCAACACATTCAAACTTCTTCCCATCTGTAATTAAATGCCAGTCAACTGTTTCAGGACTGCATATATAAAACACCTTAAATGTTTCATGATACTTTATGGGTTCTTGTGCTGCTTCTATACCCTTTTCAGGGCATTTGCAACCCCAAAAGTGCACCATTTTCTCTTCGCCTGCAGGTACGAACTTTACAGGATTGGATTCGCCAATGGGAAGATTGTAGTTGCCTACAAAGCCGTGTTTAGCTCTGTATACTGAAAACATTTGCGTATTTAAAAGGCTGCTTTCTGTAATAGACTGAACTTTTCTGTATCTAGCTTTGTCTTCGGCTGTCTGTTCCTTGTGATACACTATGTGTTTCGGCAGAATAAGCAATCTCAAATCCATCATTTGAGCCCTTAGCCTAAAATCATCATCTTCTGCCCCCCAACCGTATAGAAATTCTTGATGTCCGTTTAGTCTTCTCCAGTTGGATTTGGTGATAGTATGAAGTCCCCAATGGAATTGGAGTATGTTGTCATCTTTTACCAGATTCATGCAAATATTCAAATAGTAATCCCAAGGAGATGAATCACCACAAACAGTACAAACTATATCACATTCTGTTTTCTTTATGGCGTAATTGTAAGCATGTGATATATTGAAAAATTCATAACCATCCATTCTGTAAACAACAACATCTGCTTCAGGATGATCTGTGTTATAACTAAGTTTCTTTTTCAGGGTTTCACAAATCTTTTTAACAGACTCAAACACGGGTACAGAGCTGTTGTAATCAATAATTACAATCTTTTTATTCTGATAGATTTGGTTAATCCAATGTGGCAGATTTTCTGCGATGTCATCATTTCTGTTCATGCAGGGGATAAAAACACCGCATAATGCTCCGAAATAACTCTTGTCTTTTACTTCCAGCAAAGAAACGGAGCGTTTAAGTATATCTGGCTGCTTTTCGCCTTCGCTAATATCGTCTTCTGGCTTAATTAAAATTGGATTTGCTTGTCCATAGGAATCATAATAGTTATTTTTTGTGGCAACCTTATCCATGTATTTCATATAACGAGCCATATTAATATTGGCACCCTCTTGTGGGGTTTTGGTGCCAAAAGCTCTGTTTACGATACGAGGATTTTTTTGCAAGAACGGAAAAGAATCACTCTCAAAATTCTGCAAGTTATGAGCCATAAACCCGTCAAGGTCTACGAGTTTAAACCCTATATTCACTAACTGGTTTGATATTACATCATCTTCTCCACCCCAATATTCAAACATTTCTGGAAAGCCATTGATTTCGTCAAAAGCCTTTTTAGAAAAAGACAGCCTTCCATTCATGCATCTCGTAAAAGATTTCTCCTCAAGAGCCATCATTACTGTGTCAATGTAAAACGGGGATGGCATAGTGTCTGTGCCAGCAACGCTTATTACTTCACAGCTTGCTCTAGCAACGCCGTAATTAATTGCATGTGACATATTGAAATATTGCTTGCCCCGGACTTCTAGCAACAAACAATCAGCAGTTGAATAGTCCTTTTGATAGTCTAATGTTTTTCTGTATCTCTCCGTATATCTTTTTACTTCGGAGAAAATACTTCTTTTGGATGAATAGTCAACAATTACTATTTGACACGGCTTGTATATCTGCTCAAACCACCTAGACAGTGTGGACTGCAACATTTCTGTCCTGTCCATACACGGTATGATAACCGAAATTTGTTTTCCGTAGAATGGTCTATTGTGGTTCATATGGTTTCATATCCCATTTTTTCTAAAAAAGGATTCATGATTTTCATTGTTTTTAAAACGTGAGAATCAAGAGTTTTCCACCGTTCTTTATTATACACGCTATGTTTTGTATTAATTGGGTTTACCCAAGGGTCTAAAGGTGGTAATTCTATACCCAAAAATGAGCAAATAGAATTTTTGATTCTGTCTGGATTCTCAAGTATATCTTCGTAGCGAATTATCAGTGTTTCTCCAAGTCCATCCATAATTGTTTTTACACTTTTAACCCAAATATCAATTATTTGTTCAGTTGTCAGTATCGATCCGGCCCAAGGAAGGTTTAGATATGAATATACAAAATCCTTGCCATCTTTATAAATAACCATGCTAAGTGCTTCGGGATATATACACTTAATAACATCGGTTATCTTTATATTTCTTGAATCCCAAGCTATCTTTAAATTGCCCGGACTCTTGTCTAAGATGATGGTTTTATCACCAGCAAGATCGTTGTAAACAGAATCTGTAAGTGCTCTAGCGTTTTTGTATGTTATTTTGGTTTGAGATCTATCTTCTTTGGGGTAAAACTGTGGATTTACTAATCTGTGCATCTTCGGAATTAGATAACTCTCGGGAATTAATGCTACCTGTGAATTTTTGAGCATCCAGTTAGAAATAAATGTTGTTCCACAGCGTGAAAGTCCTGGCAAAAATATATACTTTTCAATCATTTTGTCCCCCTGTAATTAAGCCACGAATCAGGTTTCCATCCCTGTCTTATAAGATTTAAAATCATTTCAGACCTTTCTTGAGCAAACACAGGTTTGGAATTTACTCCGCTATTGTGTGTTTCTAGATATTCTAAAATTCCGTCATCTGGACTATTGTGTTTTGGAACTATAAGAGTACCCATGTTGAGCATGGAATGTGCAACAGATAAAACTATGTCCACACAATTAAAAAGTACAGGAGTAGACAAACAGAATATTTTTTCAAGCATCTTTCTGTGGCAAACAAAACATCCAGAATTGATAATATCTACCTGAATGTTATCTTTGTTGTGTATTCTGTACCCTAATATTTCTATCCTGTTCTGCACTGATTCTTGTGATATTGGATGTGGAATTATAGAGCCACTTGCGGAAACTATTATTTTGTAATCTTTTTCTATTTCGGATATGGCATTTTCTAGGAATTTAGTACCCACAAGCAAATCATCATCTCTATACATCACATATTCATGATTTGAGACTAAAGCGGGCAAAAATCTTTGCATTAGTCCGCATTGGTTATTTCCTTTAAAAAGCAGAATGTCATTATCTAGATGAAGATTTTTGGTACAATTGCTCCATATGCACAAGTCTGCATATATAGACTGTTGACGCATATTAGATATAATCAATGGGAGGGTAGTGAGTCTGCTGTCATACGTCATGGATATGCATAGTACTTTACTCACATTTTAATAATATAATAGAAATTACTATCTGCCAAAAACCAACAACTATTAAAATAGAGCAAAAGCCTATTAAAAGTAAACATATCGAGCCGTAGATAGAATCCTTGTTCATTTTTGTTCTGGATCACGTCTAAGAACTGAATTAGTTTGAATTCTTATTTCTTCTGTCCATAAGTTTAGGCAGGCTATATCTTTATTTTCGGATGGAAAAATTTCCAACCACTCACCATTACCACAATAAACATCGGAATCTGTTGGGTATTTCTTTAATATATCAATCAGTTTCTCTATTGTCATTTCTTTCCTCTAAAAATCCAGTAGATATAAAAGACATATTGTCTAGACCGATAAACTTCCATTCTTTAATGTGTTCACTGGATACAATAATTTCTTTATCACCATCCATCCACTGGATGTGTTCTATTGGGACAGAATTTATCTCATCCATTCTTTTTTGGATATTTTTAACTTCATTAATATCAATTTTCATGTTGTTTTTGCTTTTTTCTTGCTACTTCTGGTCTTACTGGGCCGATACGACATGTGTCTGGAATGGTCTTCATGCAAATAGAAGAAAAACTTTCAGATGTAGTAAAGATAGCTGCATCTTTTTCAATTGAAATAAAAGTCACATATCCATCTTGTATTCCTTTGCAAAGCATTGGACGTTCAACGGCATCTATCCATGCACACCCACGATAATGCCCTGTTTCACTTGGAGTTAAATAAATTTTGCCACACACAATATTATTAGAGCCACAATAAAGTGGATATGCTCCATGCCAATAATAATCTTTTAAAGAGTTGTTAACCATTTTCCAGGGTTTGGTAGACAAAAATTGTACGAATAATACATCTCCATGTCCTAAGTGTTTTGGAATTGTAGTGTCTAAAGGATATGTCGGATTAAAAACTGGAATGCTAGTTTTGTCGATGTTAGCAGCAAAAAGAGATTTGGTGCCTAAAACTGCCAATCCAAATCCAGCCTTAATAAGTTCTCTACGATTCATCAATCAAACCCCTTATGATCATTACATACGTTTCCAGAATCAACTTCTTTGCCACATTCGTGACAACACGGGACGTTAAATACAGTATCACACAATGGACAGGTTGAGAATTTTTCTATATAACCTGCTGACATGTGTGTTTTTACAGTTTTTGGTGCATCGTGTTTGCAAGCAGCTTGTAATTCTTGTAGTTCACGTTGCAAAACATCGTATTGGTGTCTAGCGTTTATAAGATCTACTTTTATTTCTTGAATAGTTCTGAATTTCATATTCAATTATGCCCCGTCACCGATCTCATCAGAATACCAAAGTATCCAACTATAAAAAGACCCATTCCGCAATATACAATCCATGCAGCAGGATGCAACCACGGACAAGTCAAGACAAAGCTTGCTAACAAACTTACAACAAACACTTTCATGTTGTCTCCCTATTTCATTGCTTTATCCAGTGCTTTTCTTGAATCTTTGTCGAATTTAGTCATTACTTCCACCAGTTCTTTAATTTCAGAAAGTCGAAAATGAAAGAAGGATGTCAACTCTACAGTAGGCTCGTCTTCACCCTCGATATACCATAGGTCTGCTGGTATTCCGTTAATCAAAATTTCCTGAGAAGGACACAATTCTTCATCTATTTTTATGATTTTTGTAGTAATCTTTTTCTTTTGTTTTGCCATTTTGTCCTTATCCATTTGGGTAGCTTGGATACGTATCTGGAAACTCTCTCCGTATATGACGGATCATTAACAAATGCTGTAACCTATGTATTGCATGCCTAAATTCGTGAATGTCATCTGGATGTTGAGACTCAAGGCGGATGTATCCATGCCAAGCATCTACAATTGAATTCATAACATTTTGTTCATCAGTCGTGAGTGACATCAGATTCCGTGCATCGCAGCCACGTTCTTTATCTTCTTGAATTGTCTTTCTAACATCCTCAATTATTGTGGTTTTCTGAGGATTTGGAAAGAAATCATCTGCTCTCATGTATTTCTTTTTCATTTCGTCCTCTCATACTAAATCATTTCTATGCACAAACCGCATACTCCACAGTATCTCAAATCGTGAATGAATCCTCTTTCATCATAAAACACTTTATGTTCGCAGGTTTTTTCTGCTGCCTCGATCTTGTCCTTGATAGACTTTTGCTTAACTCGTAAAGAATCTAGTTTTTGTTTGAGATTTAATTCTTTTCTGCTGAGTTCTGTAGGTTGGTAAATATTGTGCTCTAATTCTCTAAACAGATTCATATTTCATCACTCCCCCTTGATTGGTTGTGCTTTGTCCTTCCATTCAAATCCACAAACTTCACAAGGCCAATTTTCATCGGATTTAAATATTTTGTGACCATTGCTGCAAACATATTCTATTGTAGTCTTTCTGTTGTCATGCCAATGTTGTTTGCCATCTTCGTCATAGTAACAATCTAAATCGTATGCCGACGACGAACGAGTTTCAACATATCGAACCTGACTACGTTTTCCTTCTTGCACACATTGATTGCATATCATATAAATAATATACAATGAAATAGAGGTTTAAGCAATGGTTGTGGCTAAAATAATAGTGAATGAACATGAAACCGACACGGTTATCCTAAACCAGAGACATATTTGTTCATTTAAGAAGGTAGAATTGCACGGGAAGGAATGTACGGAAGTTAAGATGTCAAATGGAGATAAATGGATAGTAATTGAACCAGATTTTCAGTCGTGGTCCATAGATGCATTTATTGATAAGGAAAATGTGTATTAATTACTTGCCCAACATTATGATCATAGCAACTAGAAAGCCACTCAGAAATGAAATAAATATGATCAAATAAAGCTCCCACATTTTTATCGTTATTAATTTTCTCATTTGTTGATATCAAGTATTTCGTGAGTAAGAAGAATTGACTGATTTCCACATTCTAAAAATGCTGGTCTAAAGTCTACGTCTACAATGTCACCAACCTCAAAGTCGCCACTTATACGTTCGCTGTACATTTTTGCAAAACCAGTATCGACTGCAATAAAGTGATCAGAGACAGCAACAACTGTTGCTGGAGAATACTGTGCTGGACCATAATAAATAGATTTATTGCAACACGAAAATGTTAATGTAATTAATGTTACCAGTATTTTATAAGTCTTATTCATTTGGCGGTTTAGTGTTATCCTCCGTAATTTGTTGCTGAGGTTCAACTTGAGGCTCTGACTGCACATTTGGCTGTACCGGAGCCGGTTCTGATGATTGGTCTATTAAGTCAGCAAAATCAGAAATAAATCGTTCCTGTTGGCTTGTTTCGGCTCTTACATGGGCAGCAAGCGGATTATTCTTGGTATTATCGTCTGGCTTAACCAGTCCAGAATAAAGAAGATAACAAGAAATCACCAATCCAGTTCTGCCAATTCCAGCAGAACAGTGGACTAATGTCTTCTTGCCAGACTTTACAAGTTTATCAATGGTTCTACAAGTTCTTGTAGCATCATCCACACTTGGCGTGCCAAAATCCTTAATTGGGAAATTATGAAAATTGATTCCATTCTTCATGTAAAGCTGAGGAAGAACATTGTCTCCATAATAACGACTCATATCTTCGCTGCTTAACAAACAGACTACATCCGTAATGCCTTGCTTCTTCATCTGTTCAATGTCTGCCATCGCTTTTTCTTTGGGGACATTATTTGAGGGATATCCAGGTCTGGAAGATCGGTAAAGATTTCCCTCAACATTAGTAATTTTTATTGTTGACTCAAACTGTTTGGATTTCCCTTTCCCTTTTGCTTTTGCTTTTTGACCACCTACTGGCAAAGAATCAAAAAATGCCTCATAATCAGTTTGTCCAGAATCATCGTTGCCTACATCATAACTTTTGTTGACAGTCTTCCAAACTCCGGGAGCAACTTCAATCATATCCCATTCGCTGCTGTCATAACCATCGTCAGTAGGGACCATTGAGTGGTTGAATGACGGCAAAACTGGTTTCTTCTGTTTCTGTTTTTCTGTAAAAAGTTGATCTTCTTTTTCTAAGTATGCTAAACCTTCTTCGCTCGCCAAATCAACAGCACCAAGCTTCTTCTTTATTCCAGCAAACCTGCAAATTAAATCAAATTGGCTGTTAGTATCATACTTTATCAGCTTTTGCATGCTGTTTAGATTTGCAAAATCTTCTGGACTATTTGCTCTTTCATATTGAATTATTTGGTCAATGTTGAGTCTGTCTGTATAAACCAAATAACAGCTTGTAATTAATCCAGTTCTGCCAATTCCAGCAGAGCAATGGACAATTACTTTAGAATTGTTTTCTTTTGCCTTCTTACTTGTTTCGTCTAAATCTTTGCAGCAAACAGCAACAGTTTTTAGATTAGGGATTCCGTAATCAGGAATTGGATAATGGTGGGGAGTTATACCATTTCTTTGATAAATGGTAAAAAGGACTTCCTTGCCACTCCCTTTTTTTATTGCCTTTGTACCGGAAGCATAGTATCCATAATACTCGTCCATATCGGCATCAGGAAGTAGGACGAATGCATCTGTTACGCCAAAATTTTTAGCTAAAACAGAATATTCTTTGATTTTGTTGGGATCAACATACCCGCGTGGACTTGTTAATTTGCCAGGTCTATGAACTTTAAAAATGTTGTCAACTAGTGGAGTAACAAAAAACTTAGACTTTTCTGCGTTTTGCTTCTTCCATTGTTCTAGCTTATTGGGATCTCTGTACAAATCCCTTACATCTGGGTTGTTTGGAGCATTTGCAGATACTTTGTAAGTCCACATTGTTTTGTTTTTCTTCTTTTTAAACCAGTTTCCTTTGACAAAAGGCTGTTCAAATACTACTGGGAGGACAATGAACAACAATGCCTGTTGATCATTGTTATGACCAACAGGCAGTTGCGGAGGAGGAAAGAAGCGTATTTTTACTCCCCAGCAAGGGGAGACTGATTAGCTATCAAAATATAAAACAAAACTGATAAAAGGTCAAATGGAATAGTTACCTAAAACGAAAAAACTTGAATGAACAATGTTTTCTTTTTTGTTCCAAGGAGCCAACATGTCGAAGATTCAGCGAGTTATTGAAGCATTTACAATAGCAGTAACTGTTTGCGTAGTTTTGAAAATGAATTCAGATTTCATGATCAATAGACTGTTTATTATCTTTCTGTTGTTGAGCGATTTATGGCTGTATGTAGAAGTTTCCAGTCTTAGAAAGCAGCTAAAGAAAAGAACTAGCATGAAAAGAGAGGCAACAACCGTAGAGTCTAAAGAACTCGACCCTATTGAAAAGATTTAAGTTTCTCTCGAACCTCCTCGTAATTCTCTTGCACGATAACAATCCTGCCAGCAATACTTATTGCTGTTCCCAACTCATCCACCCAAAACGCAGAAATACTCTCTGCGTTGATGGTTATTTTGTGTTGTTTTATTGGTGTCATAAATTCTACAAACATTTGTACTCCCTTTTTTAAAGTAAATTTTTATTGCGTTCTTAACGAACAATTATACATGAACTATGCTGATTTTTTAGATAAATAAAGCGGTTTTTTAATAAAAAACACCAATCCACAAAGAAATCCTTATTTAAAGGAGTAGATCAATGGTATGTGTAAAACTAAAGTACTTTTTATATCTAAAAAGAGAATCAACAGCTATGGAAATTCCATAGGACTATTCAACTCTGCAGTGTTTGTTGCAAAAGAATTGAAAGAACACGGCATTGAAGCCAAAGTGGTAAGTGTAGTTGATAATAACTGTATAGATAAAGAAGTATTCGATTTCAAGCCAACCCACGTAGTTATAGAAGCATTGTGGGTTATTCCAGAAAAATTTAGAATCTTAACTAAGTTACATCCGAAGGTTAAATGGATTGTAAGAATTCATAGTAAAACCCCCTTTATTTCGACAGAAGGAATTGCAATAGATTGGATTAGAAAATATCAAGAGCTAGATTCAAGAATAATATTGGCAGCTAATTCAATACCTTTTGTTAATGATCTCCAAAAAACATTGAATATTAAAACGGCATACTTGCCCAATATATACAATGTTTGTTATGATGGTAAAAAAACAAAGAAAAATCCCAACAGAAAATATGTTGATGTTGGCTGTTTCGGTGCAATTCGCCCCCTCAAGAATCAATTAATTCAAGCATTTGCAGCTATTCAATTTGCTAATAAAATTGGCAAAAAACTGCGTTATCATATAAATGCTACGAGAATAGAACGTGGAGAAGAAGTATTTAAAAATATATTGGCTACATTTCCAATAAATGGACACGAGCTTATACAGCATCAATGGCAAGACCATAAATATTTCATAGAACTAGTAAGACAAATGGATTTAGGACTGCAAGTAAGTTATTCAGAAAGCTTTAATATAGTAGCTGCAGATTTTGTTGTAAATGACATTCCAATAATTGGTTCACCAGATATAACATGGATGAGCAATTTTTATATAGCAGATCCAAACTCTTCAGAAGATATTGCTGATGCTCTTAAATTCGCCTGGAAATGGAAGAAATATAATATTCAATGGTTAAACAAACACGGACTAAACAAACACAACGACCAATCAACTACTCAATGGCTGAGGTTTGTTTCCAAACATTAACTCCAAACAGTTACAGGAATAGACCAGCATTGCTGGCAAAAATTCTTAATGTTGTCAACGCCACCATCAGATATAATAAAAGCATCAGATTTCTTTAGTACATATCTGTTAGTTTCTTTGTTGAAAGTTATTACATAATCATTGTAAGCTAATTTGGTAAAATTTTCTGATGTCTTGGGAGCTTTAAATTCTTGCTGATAAATAGATTGTATCTTTTTTGCCATTTCATTTTCCTTAAATTTGTATAGAGTTGTTTGTTTTCATTACCGGATTATGAGAAAAATCTAATTGCCTTTGTAATTCATATATACGTATTCTCATTTCCAACATACGAGCATTCATAGCTCGCAATAAGTCAATTAAGTCCACCTCTACCGTTGATGGTTGAGTGGTCAGCGGAACAGTTGGAATTTCATAACATGGTTGGCTGTCTGGTATGAAAGTCCCAAGTTGTAAAAAAATAATAAATACTAACTTCACAATAGATTATACAATACTACGTTTTTTCTAGGCGTCCTTTAATTGCATACAGGCATTTTGTCATTTTGGACAACCACCCAATAATACAAATACCGGATACTAAAATGCATATGCAAATATTAAATCCCCAAACCCTGATTATTTGATGAATATCAGCCGTAGTTTTTACGTCTTCAAATAAATCATTTTCTACAACATTATAAAAATTATAACCTATAACTGCTGCCGTCGTAAGCATTAATACGATGGTAGATACAAATAAAAACATGGAACGAAAACTAGGTTTCCTCACCAACTTCTCCTTTAATTAAAGCTTTGTAATTTAATTCCACTATCAGTTTGAATAACGTCATATACTAATATGCCATTTCTTCTTAACTCGTTTATACTCCAAACGTCATAACCGTTGGCTATAGTTACCCCTTGCACCCTTTTGTAATGATCATATCTTAGAGTGCGATAGAAATAAAAGCAATATTTATCTATCTGAGAAACTACGCTATGAGTGCTCTGTTTTAATTTTAATTCAATTGCATAAAAAATATCGGATTCTGCAGTCAAATCGCAGGAATAACCCCCTTCAACCTTGACTTCTTTTCTGACTTTGGTTATTTTTTTGTCTATATCAAACAAAACCTCTGGATTATTATAAATGTAATCTCTCAGCTCTGCCTCTTTTTTAAACAGCAATTCTTTGGATGAAGTAGGCAGTTTAATTTCAACGAAATTTTGTTCGACTAGCGACTGCCCAGAGTAAATTTCGCACCCTATCTGTTTAATCCTCTTTATTTTGTCAGCGGACAACACGCTGAAAAGTAAAGCTTTTTTATGTTTGCTAATACAACAAAGCATATTAAATATACTCTTTGCAGTTTTAAACTTGTTATCGTACATGGAATCTTCAAGAGACCAATAAAGAGGTTCTATTTCTGAAAAGGTAATGTCAGAAACAGATTCAATGTTTTCTGGCGTAAAAAGGTCGATAATTTCCACATGACATTATACAGTCCCAGTTGTTAAAAAAAAGGATTGGACAGCATGGTCAAGCTAAGCAAACAAGTTAAAAAAGATTTAAAAATTAAATTTGTTCAATTATGCCAAAGAAACTCAAAGGATAATTATCAGAAATTAGCCGACGCAGTATCAAAACTGTCAGGATTACAACATAATAGCGTATACTGGTTCGATAAACTGTCAAAGAATCCTACAGCCGAAGACATAAAGAGACAATTAAAAGAACTCAAAAAAGATCCAAAAATTCAAAATATAGAACTGACAGCATCGTATATCACCGTAACAACCGCCCCTATAAAAATAAAACATAAGGATACTACATACTTTTTGGGAAATTTTCTTATCAAAATAACAAAAAATGGTTATGTTATGTTTGAAAACAAAACTATGCCAGTATTCCACAAATTATTCGAGCAGAATGTAAAATTTGATCACCCAAACATACTGTTTAATACAGTGGTGGTCGGGAATATCGTCAAAGCCCTTCCAGAAATAATTGGGTCCAAAAATTTCCTTCTGGCGATAAAGTTGTGTATACAACACATTTCTTCGTACAAAGAAGAATCCGCATTTGCTCCAATTGACCTGTGGCCAGTGTTTAAACCAATAGAGAAATAAGGATAAAAAATGACAGAAGATACAGAACTGCACCTTTTTACATCTCTATGCACATGCGAACCGGGTAACACCAAATCTATAAAGAACCATAAAGATAATGCAGAAAAGGTTTTAACCCAGATATCTGACACAATAAACCAAATTAGACGAATAATGGGTTTTGAACAAACCAGTACCGATGATGCTATATTAGAAGCTGAATTTTCTAAACTTATAAAAAGCCCAATGATAACCGATGTTTCTATCGACAACAACACAATCAGTGTCACGACCAGCATGATTTCAATTGGAAATTGCCCCATAGGAGAATTTTTGATCGAAATAAAAACAACAGGGGCAATTAATGTTATAAACAAAACACAAACAATTAGATACGACGGATACGTAATGCATCATCCACACGTATTCAATTCTGGAACGGTTTGCTTCGGAAATATGGGAGAGGCTATATTGATCTCAATGAGAGGTAAAAAGATATCAACAACTATAAATTTGATCATCCAATTTTTAAGATCGTGCAACGACATGGAACCATATGCAAGCTATCTCGGAGAATTTAAGAAGGCTGCAGCCGCGAAAAAACAAAAACTAGTCGTATAAGTCTGTTATTTCAAGACTTGGCTCTTTTAATACTACGAAATCATCCCAGAACAACGGAATTGCCAAGTTCTCATTGGTATGAACAACAAGAGTTTTGTTGTATATTTTGCCATAAAACGGATTGCCACACCCAATAGACAATTCCTTTGGATTGGCTCCCCGTTTTACTAACTCTACAAATAACGAGTTCATGGAAGCTCTATCTTGTTCTTGATAGAATGTTACTTTCTTGAATTCAAAAGTGCGATCTTCAACTATAGTGCTTTTGTCATATTTAGTGCCAACTACCACAAGACCACACTTATGGACCCATGTATCTTCTCTGGTTAAACGATGTCTCTTTCCACATAAGTTGCATATGAATGTTTTCATACACATATTATACGATTAAACCGCAACAATTCCACCCAAAGAGGTTAAGATGAACAGAAGAGAATTTATAGCGACCAGCGTAGCGTTAGCTGTACCACAAATACCAAAAGCTGCAGCTAATACAGTTAAAGGAATGAGTCATAAGGAAATGGCTCACTTCCTTATTTCTCTTAGGGAAACAGATGTAACGTTGTTTCATGGCGATGAAAAACTATGTTTTAATCTGCCAGAGAAATGTCCTTCTCACTCAGAATATGAAGAAAAAGCAGGGTATTTTCATTCCTACGAAAATGTTACTAGAAACAAAAATCCTTTCGATTTTAGCATAACAGTAAAATACGATAATGGTAAACTGACATATTTTGATATGCTTCCGCAACAAGGAAGCATATGCTGCATTACTGTACCCATGTCATCTTGTACGTTGATTAAAGTTGTACAAGAGGACATAATCTCTTATTACTCATATAATAATGGCTGGAATTTAGTGGCAAAAGAAAATGAGTAATTATTTCATTAACCAACTCGTAGGAAAAACTTCAGAAATATCTATTGTCCCATCTTGATTGAAAATCTTTGTATAAAATAACCACATAAAATACAAAATACCACACAAAGCTGCTAATATCCCAAAATCAATTAAACATAATAAATATATGCCAAAAGCCACAATGAACCTCCTTGCCCAAATATAAGATATATAGACTAACTATACATATCCCATTGATTTTTGATGCAAGTTAACTGCTTTATCTACAACCATATTACGGACCTGATCCCAGTTTTTTTCATCATAAGCAAATGCAACTTCTCCTAATTTCTTTTTGAACTTCTTAACACGCTCTTTAAAACCACTAAGTTTTAATATCGTTTCTTCCAAACCCTGTCCTACTATTCTTATGTTTATAGTGCTTAAAATAGATGGAAATAAGAAATTATTAAAATCACCCTTAAAATGAACGTCTCTTATGTCTGCTCTTAATTTTGGCAAAGACATATGCATAATCACAGTGAGTGTAAGACCATTCTCTGTTATTTCATATTTATTATCTTTTAAAAGATCACGACATTCTTCTATAATTGGGTCTAACTCCATATTATTCCTTTTTTTCTGTCTGTATAAGAACTTCTACATTGTTATATCCAGCGTCAAATTCGATCTTAGATTCTGTTCCATATTTTTTTATAAGTCGATTTACGATTCTTCTAAACTCTCCTAAAGTTCCACGAAAATCGCTTAACTCATCAATATTTATCTTTTTCATCTTCGAAATATAAAATAGATGAAAAATAAAATCAAAAGATGTTCAAAAATTTTTAAAGGATTTTACTTGCCCCAGGACGAAAAATAGGGTAGTATACAAGCATGAAACGTCAGCAGTCCATTATGTGTAGCTCATTTACAGGGTATAGTTGCGGTAATAACGCCGCCACTAACGCACCGGAGCTACGCCTAATGTAGATTGGCTGAAATCACAAAGGCACAGCAAGCTCCGGTAAACAAAAAAGTTTATCGGGGCTTTTTTTGTGTACTGACGCAGTAGCCAAGTGGCAAGGCAACAGTCTGCAAAACTGTGATCGTGAGTTCGACTCTCACCTGTGTCTGTAGATCTTTAAAAAGTGAATATATTTTGCACAGTTGGCAGAGCGGCAATTGCGTCTGACTGTATCTCAGATGCCCTTCGGGGCTGCGGTGGTTCGAGTCCATCACTGTGCATTTTCTGGATGGATTGGGCATTGGCAGGCCCACCGCTTTTGAAAAGCGACAATCTCTGAAAGGGGGTTTGGGGGTTCGACTCCTCCTCCATCCGTTTGGGCATGTGGGTGAGCGGGTGAAACCAGCAGTTTGAATATTTATACAGGATATTTAAACGATTCTCCTAATAATATGTTTTAGGAGAATCTAATGAAGTGTAATTATGGTTGTGGATTAGACGCGATTCACCAATTTAAAAATGGAAATTATTGTTGCTCTGAAAATGTAAATAAATGCCCTGCAAAAAGGAAAAAAGATAGTGAGAGTAAAAAAGGGCATATTCCTCTATTCCTTAAAAACAAAACTGAGCCTCATAGACCACGTTTAGGAAAAGAGCCACCAAACAAAGGTAAGAGTTATGAAGAATCTTATGGATCAGAAAGAGCAAAAGAAATTAGAGAAAAAATGTCTGCCGCTTTACGCGGTCGATGCTCTGGTCTAGGACAGACTGCTGAAAAAGAAAAAGAAAGGTGTCAAAAAATTAGCGAGTCAATAAACAAGCGATATGCTGCAGGATGGTTGCCTAAAGCTGGAAGGTGCAAAAAAATAGAATACAATAGCCAGATTGCAGGAAAAATAATGGTAGATGGAACATGGGAATTAAAAACTGCACAAAGTTTAGATGAATGGGCGTTTTATTGGCAACGCAACAAAAATAGATTTATTTACTATTTTGATGGGAAATACAGATTTTACACTCCAGATTTTTTTATAAAAGATTTAGAATGCTATATAGAAGTTAAAGGATATGCAACAGAAAAGGACAGAGCAAAATGGTTGTATTTTCCGCACAAATTAATAGTATTACGTAAAAACGAAATTTACGGCATGAAAAATGGAACATTTGGAAAAAAAGAACTAATCAATATGGCGTGACTGTCCTCATTGCTGCGGGGAAGTCGATTGCTATTCGACGGATCACAAAAGTGATTTGAAGGTTGGAATCCTTCTCACGCCGTTTTTTTTTTGCAAAAGGTTCGAATCCTTTCGTGCCCGGTATTGTGAGTGTAGCCTAATTGGTCAGGCATTTGCTAGCCAAGCAAAATCATATGGGTTCGACTCCCATCACTCACTTGGTGCGTAGCTCAGTTGGTAGAGCAATTTGCTGATAACAAATAGGTCGGTGGTCCAATTCCACCCGCACCAATTTTGGGGCCATAATTTAACTGATAAAATATCGCTCTTGCACAGCGAAATTCAGGGTTTGACTCCCTGTGGCTCCATTTAACGCTAATGTGGCAGAGTGGTTATGCACCTGTCTCGTAAACAGGACTACGTGGGTTCGATTCCCACCGTTAGCTTTTACGGGAATCTAGCTTAGACGGTAGAGCATCGGTTTGAAGCACCGATTAGACCAGTTCGATTCTGGTGATTCCCAATGCGGGACCGCAGATGTTGGTAGTCTGCAAACGGCTGTTAACCGTTCGGAGCTTGTCTCCCACGTTGGTTCGATTCCAACTCCCGCAGTTATAGTGGCGTAGTTCAGTTGGAAGAACATTGGAATCATAATCCAAAAGTCACTGGTTCGATTCCAGTCGCCACTATTATAGTATAATTAAACATGGAATATAAAGAATTTTTACAAAATAAATTAAAAGAATTAACAGATTCTACCCCAAAAACACCATACGAATCATTAGAAAATAGAATCGCTAAAAATAAATTTATAACTCCAATCCAAAGAGATAAACAATTATGTGATCTCTATAAATTAACGCAAAAAGAAGTTGTAGTCATAAATACAGATCTAGACACAGTAGATTTGTTTATGTATCTGTGTACAAAAGTAAATCCAAATATAGTTATTAAACAATTTTTGGGATTCTGGACAAATATAGCCAAAAAACAAAACTGCAAAATTAGTGGACTTAAACTGTCTGTAGATCATTTTATACAAATAGCATCTATGGTTGATGAATCTAAAATTTCTCCACAAAATGCCGCTATAATCGCTGAAAAATGTTTAGCTTCAAAAGAAATGCCAATGCAAATAGCAGAAAAATACAATCTTTTTATAGAAAATAGAAGTGATTTACCTAATATAATAACTCAAGTTATTTCAGAAAATCCAGAAGCTATTGCAGACTTTAAAGGAAAAAAAGGAGATAAAATTAAACCATTTCTTTTAGGGAAAATTATGAAAATCACTAAAGGAAAGGTAGATAGCAACTTAGTCAAAATTATGCTTGATAAAGCACTTGAAGTTTTATAATGTCTCTGCTCCGATTTGAACTGAGAATACCGTGGCTTAAAGCAACTGAATCATAATCAGCAGATCGCAAGTTCAAATCTTGCTCCCGGTATTAGAATGTATAATTACACATGGAAAATATAGATTTTAAAATAGCACATTTTTTGGACGAATTAATTGAACCAGAAAACAGATGGAAATATTTTAAAGATGCTCTTGAAAAACTCGCAAATAGAACACTCTCTTGGATATGTTTGATTAGTGAGACAGAAATTGGAATCGATTTAGGATGGGTTGAATATATTGAACACATTGTATTTACACGTGACCAAATTTCCAGTTTACTTGCCTATTTAAACACTTCCGATTATTATGAATGCTTTTACGATGAAAATAAACATTGTATCAAAGTTGCATTTAGTACCATTTATACTGGCAAGTCACCAATAATTAGTTCTGAATCCGGCTTGACAAACTCTATAACAAAATGGAAACGTCCAACTTTTAAAGAACTAAAGGTGACTGGTCGGATTTGAACCGACAACCCCCGCCGTCACAAGGCAGTGCTCTATCCAATTAAGCTACAGTCACAATCAGAGCGGCAGGACTCGAACCTGCGTGGTCTTGACCCCAAATCAAGTGCCTGAACCAACTAGGCTACGCTCTGGTATTTAGTCTCGACAGGACTTGAACCTGTAACATTCTGCATGTAAAGCAGACACTCTGCCAATTGAGTTACGAGACTGTAACTGGCCTACAAGGATTCGAACCTTGACTAAAAGATTCAAAATCTCCCGTGCTACCGTTACACCATAAGCCAATGAATACTCCCAGTGAGATTTGAACTCACGCCCCCGGCTTGAAAGGCCAGGCATCCTAGACCGCTAGACGATGGGAGCATATTATTCACTTTTCAAACGAGACCGACGAGACTTGAACTCGCAACCTTCCGCGTGACAAGCGGATGCTCTAACCAATTGAGCTACGGCCCCACAAATTTCATTTTTATTCTTCAGAAAGAATACGTCTTGCATTCTTTAAAATATTATCCACATAATCTTCCTGATATTTTAATAGATACACTTTCTGACCAATTGACAAAGCCTCATGAATGGCTTTATAAATTGAGCCATCCTCATCTTTCAGAATAAGGGCTTGAGGTCTTTCTTTGTTAATCATCCACATGCTCCCTGATCTACTGTTACATAAACTCCATCTTGATTAAAACCGTAGCTATGCAACATTGTCCAATCTGCATTTTTGCGTTTTACTCCTAGAATTTTTTCTATTTTAGCAAACATCGCTAATGCATCTTTTAGTTGTTGTTTTTCTTCTTTGGTGCAATCTAAAAGATAAACTCTACGAGAATGAATTGCTCCATAATTTTCTGAAATTTGTTTTATTTTTTTCATGATATTATCCCTGAACAAAAAAAACCCTGATAACCTTTTATTCAGGATTATCAGGGCTTAAGGCGTACATGCTCTTAAAAAGCCTAGATAATCCATCTCCTATCGGGATGTTCCCGTTCTAAGTCAACCGGAGATGGATTAGTTACGTTCATGATACTCTCTTTTAAGGGAGACATTCCCTTGGAACTTTACTATTCGGAATAAAAAGAAAAATTCCTTCCTGGGACCGCAAATTAATATATTTTTTTTATTTAGTATGCAAATCGTGGGTCATTAAAGTTAAATTTGCTATGGATTGCAGATTTGATTTGATTGGGTTTTAATGGAATAAAAACATTTCCTTCATCTTTTGTATTTAATATAAAAACCCCATCGTATTGTCCACTTCTAACAGCATCTCTAAATGGTTTCCCAGGTGCTTCAAATTGAAGTGTCCCCGATGGAGCACCATTGGCATCAAATATTTTTGGGTTTTCTATTCTTAGAAATACTGGAAATACAGCTCCTTTAGTAAATGTAAATGCAAAACTTGCAGCTATTTTTGGATCATCCGTAAAAAATCCTGCTACATTAACTGGTTCTTGATCTTTTTTATCAAATGTTGGAAATGGTGATGGTCGTTTTATAGTATCTAATTCAGGTCCACGTTGACTGAAATCTAATTCATATTGATTAGATTTTAATGGTTTTTCTTTAGTATAGTCATAAGGATACATTCCTTTATAGACTATTAATGGTTTGCCTAATTTATCTACTACTTTACTATTTCCAAACCACGACTTGAAATTTGGATCATTAACAATATGTTCCTTTAAAGACATTAATGCTTGGCATTTTTTAAACCACATCTGTATATAATTATACTAGATTTTCCAAAAAAATCTTATATTCTAAAGATTTATATTTTCAATGTTTCATTTTTACTCCTTTTGTTGTATGATATTACATTTGGTATATCAAGTTTTATAATTGTATCAATTACTTTATCACAGAAATCACCCCATCCAATTCCAGCATCAGATTCAGATGGAGCATGAAACAACGTTGCATCACCAACTAGTATTTTTGTTCCATCTTTAAATAACAATAAATACCCAGATTGTATTCTGTTTTCTTTAAAAGCTTCTTTTAACGTGTAATTTAATGGGCAAGTATATATATCCATCTTCTTTTAGTCCTTTCTTTAATAAAACTTAAATCCTATTTTTTATTTTTTTATATCAGAATCCACCACGTTTTAATATATCATAGCGTGCTGGTACTAACTCTTTTGTTATTTTATTCAGCATTGAGATCATTACGTTAACCGGAATAGTCATATTGGCATATAAATATATACAGTATCTGCCAATATAGTTAAATGTCCAATCGCTTTTGCGGCCACCTCTGAACTGTATAGATTGAATGAAATCCTTATATTGAAGCTCAACTATAGACAGTCTGCATTCATTTCCACCTTTTAATGGCTGCTCCCAACAATCATCATATTCTGTTGTAATAACTATTTTTTCATTATTGGAATATTTTTCTAATATTTCTGTCATTTTAGTATAGCTGGAAACATTCGGAACAAAATGATCATCATCATTTATATCAACAACACGATAACCATCCTCGAACTCTTTGATCGTAATCTCCGGGAACCTATGTTGCACATCTTTGTATATTCTTCCTGAATGATCTCGATAAGTTCCGCACGGAACACTTAACTTAATGCTTTCATAAGAACGTATTTCTTTGGTTGCAGCAGATTTGATGAACTCACGTCTGTTCATAACTCAAGTCTTTCTTTTTGAACGGCACTTAACCCAAACTGTAGTATATCTTCCATACTAGAACAAACAATCAAACAATTACCCGCTCTACAATCCCAACCAGTATAGTCACACCCACCTGTTGCAACCAGATATCTTCCATCTTTTAAATGAAATAATCCCAACCATTCATTGCCATCATTTTCCCCGTTAACTGCTGCAATAATCTCTTGTACATCTTCTCTGGTCATCTCAGCATCAGATACACCAACACCAGGAGGTGCTACTTGTACAGTTTTGCTAACATTACCATCGTTTTCATCAGCAAAAACCTGTGCCCAATCATAATCGACCTTCAATTGTTCCAGCGTAATCTCTATGTTGGCCATTATAAACTCCTAATCCTTTAGAATTAATACATATCTTGCTATCCAAGATAGGTATATAATCATAAGTATAGGCCAAACCCATACGTCCCACTCTACCTCTGTGTCTCTGATTTTGTTCTTTAACCGCTTAAACATTTTACTGCCCTACTTCTTTTGCTGTTTTTGCTAAACCCAATATCTTTATATCGTCTTTAGAGAGTTTATCAAGAGCTTTCTTTATTTTTTCATTAGTTTTTAATTTTTTCTCATCTTCCTTTTTTTTAACGAGCATCTTCTTTTTCTCTTCTTCTTCCTCGTCTTCTTTAATAGATTTTAAAATGTCTTCATTAGACATGAACAAAAAGTCATATGGGACACTTTCTGCGTAATATCCAAGTACACCTTTTGGATAACCGCCCTTGAACGAACTACAGAAGTCTATCCAATAACTTTTTTTTAGGCAATGTTTATCCAATTCTCCAACACTTCCTTCTGGAGCATCATGAAAATACCAACACTCTAGCTTCTTTCCAAAAATAAACCTTAATACTTCATCTATTCTTTTAATAATAACGTTTTCAATGGTTTTACACACAGAGATAGAATCAGTAGTTAAATACTCGTCAACCATTGCCTGTGTTAGTTTTGTCATTATCTTTCTCCGTTAATGTATGTATGGGTGATCCAATATACCCCAGCCGTGCAAACATTTCGTCCGCCTGTTGCAAAAGCAACAAAACGTCTTGTTCTTGCTCATTTTCATGCTCAATCGATAAAGTAAATTCACGAGTTGCCCTAAAATCTGGGTCATCATTTTTAATGATGATGTCACAAAGTGGAGCTTCTACTTTGCATTTAAAACCCATTCTTTCGAATTTAGATTGGATAGTTTTGATGGCTATGCTTTGTCCGAAAGGATCAGGATTGCCAGTAATATCTTTAAAAACATTCCCACCAAGAGTGTAGTTTGGTTCTCCTATTTTGGCATAGTTGTAAATTCTACGTTTTGTCATTATCTTTCTCCGTTAATTGCTTGCAAAATTTCACCCGCTTAGGGCGTCAAATCGGCTTCACACACATAACGACCTTGTTCAATATCTCTAGATATAATCTTACATGACCACATAAACATGCCCTGATCAGTTTTATTAACTAGATCACTACAGCAGTCTACAAACCGTTCAAGGTCAATTGGGCTAAGAATGATGCGTTTAACAATGGCATCAGCCCCTTCAATATACTGACAGGCTGAGTTAATATTGTTAACTATATCGTCCCAAAAGAGTTTTCCATGTACACGAGCAGTTGATTTGTCGAGTTCCAACAGCAGCCCGTATTTATACACTTTTTGAACAAACTGATTTCTTGAACTATGGAACGGGATCGTGGTAGGAGCAAGGGGAAACGGCCAAACATCTGAACCGTGCAAAGCCTCGAAATCGCTAATAGAACCGTCGAAGTTATATACCTGTTGTTTCATCTTTTCTTATACAAAATTTACACTGACACGGATTTTCAACTCTAAACGATATTCTGTCATGTACTTCACCATGCCATCCACAGTGACACCTCGATCTATTTGTGTCTTTATCCCCATAACAACACACAAGCGTTGTCCCATGAGATACACATCCACACTTTGGGCAAAACCTGTGCTCTTGTTGATATGCTTCTGAATTGCAATATGAATCTTTATATGATGTCATTATGTCTCACAATAACAAAACTGTAAACCATCAATAGGATATAATTCTTCAGCATTCTCCATCCCGAAATATGCTTCAGCCGCAGGATGAAGAACTGATAACTTGTTACGGAATTTTAAACTGGCATAAAGCCAACGCACAAACAACCAAATATTGTCACACGCTTTAATGTATATGGTTCCATCTTCATCAGTATTGATAGAACCTTCCACAGGAATTGGTTGCCCATCCCTTGTAGCACGAACCATTATCAGTCCAATGCTCTTGGGAGCAGGAGGATCTTGGGATAAAGGAAACCACTCCGACATCTTGGGACCACTATAAACGTCAGAAAATTTCATCTTCATTCCTTCAGTGTTAGTTTGTAACCAACATCTGCATTCTTGACTTTGCCATTTTCAATAACGAGAGCAGAAGTATCATCTCCACCCTCCCAAACGAACACGACTTCTAAATAGCCCTTAATAAGAGGAGCAACTTGTTTTTCCAGAACATCAAAACTTTTTCCACTCCACGTCCCACACCACTCAAAACTATCCACTGGGATCTCTTCATCCTTATTCGTTTCTTCTGTATATTTTTTTGCTAACTTTTTAAGAAAACAACTTTCAGGCGTTGTTATTACCGCCAGAAGCATGCGAATATCTGCTACCCGCATTCTGGCATTCTTGTTGCTGACAACCTGTGCACTATCAATATTATAACTCATTTTAAAAGCCAACCTTCCTTGTCTATTTCTGCAGCTTCCCTTAGATATTTTGCAGAATGCGAGCCACACATGCAATACCCTTCAGGCCGCTTTTGCATCTGATCAACTACATTGTTTGAACAAGAAGACGAATCATTGAAGAAAAATTCAATGTCATCCACAGACCAATCATCAGGCACCTGATGAACAACTTCAAAAGTATGTTGCACAACGACAGTTTTCATTTGCCATCCTCATTGAACCATGAAAGCTTGTTTAATTCTCTCTGAAAATCAATTATCATACCGTATATTTTTTGTGCTAATGGAGAAAATGCTGCAGATATATGAGGATGAGATGGTTTTGAATAATACTCAATTTTTTCACGTAAATCATAAAAACAGTTATGTATCTCGTTGAACATGTTTTCTGCAAAAATTTTATCAGCTTCTTCATCAGTCTTAGGAAGAATACACATAAGTCGCTCTTTCTCTTTTTGCATATTAATCAAGCTTTCCGAGAAATCGTCCCAGTCTATAGTATCATTCATTAACGTATTCCCAATAATAAACTATAACCGAATCAGATTCTGATCCACCGTAATTAGCATACACTTGCTGGTGCTCACATATGTTAATAAGACTGTCAGGCTCAATAGTGTTTACAAAGTCAATAGCAGCCTTCCTTAACTCATCCAAGGAAAGACTAACTTCATAAGATATCGTTTTTTTCTTAATAAAAAGAATTCCTACGTCCCTCAATGCCTGTTTTGTTTTAGTGAGGTTCTTTGAACTGAATTCTTTATATGTTGCTTTCCTTTTCATTCTTTGTACCCCATTTTAATGCGGGTGGCCGGATTCGAACCGACGTGCTTCAACATAAGCCGAGAGGCGTTCCATGCCAACATGTGCTCCGTGTACTTTGTTACACATGTTGCACCCGCATTTATCACATCCATTGAGATATTTCTTCTATCTTCTGCCTGTACCCATCAACAAGATGAACGGTACAATCAGGATCATTGTCCTTGGCAATAATTTCTTGTGCAATCTTTTTCAGTTCAAGAACCTTCTTATTAAAGAAGTTACGGCGTGCTCTGTGCTTCCAATAATCTATTTCTTTGCCGAGAAATCTAGATGCGAAATATCCCATGAAAATATTGTAACATGTTATTTCTGAAATACAAATATTGGTTCACTGTGGTACGTGCAAGCCCCGTCAACCTTTTTTCTGTTGTATTCACTGTTCATGAGTCTCATTTTGTAAGTTTTGATCAACTTTAGTCCATATAGCTGTGCAAAATAAATGCTGTCATCTCCAATGTTCATTTTTTTGTAGTTCTTTACGTTCCAAATTAAATGACAACCAGGTTTCAATATCCTTGCACTTTCCTGTATAACCACAGCCAAAAATCCATTCTTCCACTTCTCATAATTAGGAAATTTAATATAAGATTGATTGGGATTGTTTTCTTCGTATTTCTCAGTGTCAAAATAAGGTGGACTTGTAAACACTAAATCATAACTGTTATCGTTTAATTCGGTCATTACTTCTTCTGCACAACCCAGGTCAAATCGGAACTTGAATTTCCATTTCATCCCATATAGAGTGTGTTGTTTAGAAAAGAAGCTTGCCATCTTCATGTTTCCACTTGCAGTATCTCCACAAGGATCAATGCCGTGATACAAAAGGTTCTTATTGGTAGAGATTAGTCCAGATAACCGGCCTCCAAAACCAGCACAAGGGTCAAGGACTATTCCGTTAGCAGGTGCATATGTATCGTAGATATAGCGGGCTATTACAGGCTTAAAGTTAACTACGGAGCGTACCCCATTTCTTGTACGCAAAATACGTCTTAAACCAGTGTGTGAAGGTTTTTTGCCTAGTTCCATCCACCTGTTGATAGCGTCTTTAAATAGTACATCATCGTTATATAAATCCCAAGGAGATAGTTGTTTTTTCATACAATGCACTTTGACCATGTGACGATGAAAATTATTTGGCAGTGATAAGCCCACAGTTGTAGTTTGAAGGTGATCATCCTCTAGTAATGGAGAAGGACTATTACTAATTTTGGTCATTTCTTTTATTAGCTTTTGTTGAGATAGCTTGTTATGGGGATATCCTTGTCTGCGAAAATATTCAAACAACAAATCAACCACCGCAGATTTGATATTTGCATCACCATTTTGCCACCTGGAAAGCATATCTTCTGCGTTTATGCCGCGTCCATTCCAATAAGTAAATGCTCCATCCCTCATTAGCTTGGACTTGTCTAGTCCTAAAATAGTTGACTTGATAGCAAGAAGACTGTTGTCACGTTCAGAAAGACGTATTAATGTAGTTTTGTTCTTTTCCATTTTTGTTCCTGTTAATATAATCTGTGTATTCTAAACAAAGATTTATTTTTCGTGATATACCAAAATGAGCTTTGGTTAAAAAGCTTGGAATATTCATTGTCCAGTTCCATTGGGCTTTTTCGTGTGAAAGTTTGCCATTTCTTAACAGTGTTTTTTCTTGACAAAAGTTAAGTTTATTACATTTGATACCAATATCAGAAAATACTTCATATAAGGTTGGAGTTAAAATGTTTGTGTTTTTGAATCCAATTTCGTATTTTGTGTAAATGCCATTTTTTCTTTTGCTAATCCATCCGTCAGAATCCATAAGTCCGGTGATAAAACTGTCTCTTTCTTCGGTTGAAGAAAATTCGGGAAGCTTATTCTTTTTTTCTATTTTACTGAGCTTTTTATAATTGCAATATTTACCACTGGACATACAATCAAGCAAAGCATCGCACAACGATTTTGAACAGACAACTAATTTGTTACAACCACCAGAAAAACTTATTGTGCCAGGACTGTTGAACAGCTTGTTGGTAATACGAGAACAATTTGTGCAAAGATCTAAATCTTCTGAAACAACCGTGAATTGATATGAACAGTCTGCATAGTATATGTGACCATCCCCAAAATATACGCCCGCCAAATAGTACCATTCATCTTTGAACATCAATCACCTGTATATACATTTTACGATACAATTTATTTTCTCAAAAAACGTGTTCATAAGCGTGTTTACAAATGTGTTCAATGATTCATTGTTTGTGTATATACATTTTTTATAATCAGAATCCTTTTAGCTATTTTATTGTGTATATACAGAATTGTAAAACTGTATATACTTTATCAAATAAGTGATGACGTATAAAAATGCCTAGATGTATATACAAAAGAAAAGGGCAACCCTTTCGGATTGCCCTTTTAAGCATCAATAAATGCGTTTTCATTACTAAAAACGCACTTTTAGTTAGTGATTACGTACCTGCAGTTACTTCAATTTTTGAAGCAGAATAGTCGTTCATTATCACAATGCCTACTTCCTCATAAATTACCCATCCGAGGCGTAATTTCTTAGGATCATCTGCTGGAAGCACAGTAATATCTTGACGAACCGGGAATGCACCAACTGTGTCAGGTGAAGCTACGACAAGCACGGTATCGGGGTCCATACGAGAAGAAACGTGAATGTCTGCAGTCCA